AGAGCCCTTCATCGTTAGCAATCCACAAGCAAACATTCCACGTTTCATAGTTTTCATATCCGTTGTAACTCATGATAGCCTCTCAAGTAAAATCATTGAAACAGTAACCACTAAGAAAAGTATAACACACATTCCATCAGCGTCAAATCTTTTTTTCATCTTTAACTCCTTACTGTTATATCGACATTATATACAGTATAACTTTAGTTGTCAATAGATAAATTTAAAATATTTTGCGGCCGCACTCCCTGTGCCTAAGTCCTTTACCGATAATGGTTTACGTCAACAATACATATCGTTTCTTATTACCTCCCATTGTTTCCAGTTTTGAAATTTTATGTCGAAAAAATAAGGCTGCTTTCCCTTGTATATATCTACTGCTTAGATGTTGATTCATTTCCTCGAATGATATTTTATCTTTACCCTCTACCATCTGATTCCATATAACATCTTTCTGCTCTGATGTAACATACTTAGGATTCATAGGAGTAGCAGTCATACTCTTCATTTTTTGTTCAATTTGTTTCTCTAGAAACTCTGGCGATAGGTCACTCATAATATCAGAGTACTGTTCTTTTATATCCTTTACTCTCTGCTCATATCGTTGGTACTGCTCTATTATCAGTCGATTCTGAATTAGTACTTCTGCCATATCTCTGCACATATCATCTAATGCTGTCAATCTTGTTTCAAAATCCATAATCATTCTCCTTTGGATGTTTTATTGCCCCATGCTTTAATAGCAGATACTGAACATGCGTGAAGGTTATTGTCAAATTTAAATATACCTCCTACCGTTTCAATACTCTCTGTTGCCCAACCCTTACCATCATTCATGTCTTCTCTGTAATAACACATCTCCGTTCCTTTATAAGTATACATATCTACAACTTTCCTACGCCATCCATGACCCTTTTTTCTTTCCCATACACTTCCGGTTTCTACTGTAATTATTTTTCTGTTACTCATTGTAAAAGTTCCTGCAATGTAAAATGTTGTCTGCTACTCTCATTCCGTCCTTATCGTCAGTCTCCCAACAAGACACGTAGTACATTTGTACCAAACGAGTTGATAACTTGTCAAGGATATCATATAGGTTCTTTTCAATTAGTTCGTTCATTGTAAGCATACTCTCCTGTGTCATAGTTTCTAATCTCTTGTAGTCTATCAGCAATTTCAAAATGGTCAAGCCATCCAAATACTTCTACCGCCCCATGTCGCTTGTGTATAGGATGACTCTCTAATACTTTGTACGACATATTAGGATCGGTGCCGTGTTTATGTTCTATAATCCAGACTTCAAAGTAGCCGCTATTCCCGCCATAACTTTTGTCATGATTACACACAATAGCACCAAGCCCATTAGAGAAAAAATAACGCTTAACATATCGACCCTTCTCTTTCATATACTGGGAATCAAAATATGTTTCATTTAGTTTCAGTGGGTTCACTTTAGTTGTGATCATTTTTTACTCCTCAATATGTGATAGTGTGAATGGGATTATAACATGATCGGCTACCTTTTGTCTAGCCTCAGTTTCTGTCATGGCCCCAACTTCGCCAATCTTATTTCCTTGTAGGTCAATTACAGCCCAAACATTTTTTCTAGGATACACTACGCAATTATTGTTACTCATTTTAATTTCTCCTTATTTATAAAGTTTATCAGCCAGCCCCGTGGAAGTCAAGGCTAGATTCAAAATGTACAGCTTCCGAACAATCAAAGTCTGTACGATCTTCGATAACCTCACAATGTTCGTAGCATGTGGGACAGATGTCTGCGTCGGAGTGAACCGAAGCACCACAGCAGTCTGAAGAGTAAACGATTTCAAAGTTGTTATTTAACATTTTCTTTTCTTTCTAATCTTTGTTACTTGTTATATCTGAAGTATATATACTATATCGGAATTTGTCAAGCAATAATTTAGAAATATTTTTATTTTTTTTCTGTGTGCAAATATCATGCCATAATTTTTTTTCTTTTGGCACATGATTTGCTATATGTTAAGATAGGTAACCCGGCCGGGCGAAATGCTCGTAAGTCATGATGTGGCAACGACTTACGAACATCCACCCCAATGGGTGATTATGCAGCCTGATAGTGGCGTATACGATTACTTCTTCTTACTCTTTTTAGTTTTTCTCGTACGGCTTCTTTCATAAGTTCAGCAACTACACTATATTTTTTTGTAGTGTAAGTCTGTTCATTATCTCTTAGATCTTGTCCAAGTGTACGGATCCAAGCATCTAGTTCAACTGTTTTCATTTGCTGGAAAGTACTCATAGGTTTATTCTCCAAATGGTGATTGTTCTAAGGTGGTTGCATAATGTAAACGTAACGCTGCTATTCTTTCATCACTTCCCGGTTTACCTACTGGTATAATCATATCGTCTTTACTACTAAGATACCTATCGTCTACCTTCGCTTGCTCACTCTTTACAATTTTTCTCATAGCCTTTCTATTAAACTTATGAACCGTACCATCCTGTTCAACACCTTTCCATATCATACTACATTCATCCCATGCAGCGGATAAAATAGGATATTTTCTCATTAGTTTTTCTGTACTCATTTTTTATCATCCTCAAATATAGGGTCGCCACACTCATCAACTGGTATACCGTCTTCACTCATAAATATATCACCATTCCGCAGTCCGTCAATAGTAATTTCTAATTTTTCTTGCTCTGTAAACATTTAGAATCTTTCCTGTCTACTGTGCTGCATTTAAGTAAATTTCATCGAATAAGTCTACCCCAGTGACTTCACACCAATCAAGCGGGTGTGAATTGTTGTCATCGCAAGGTTCTACCACACCTTCATTTTCTAGGGCGGCAATTAACAGTTGAGTATTTATATCTAACATCTCAATTTCTCCGTGGTAAGTGTATCAAAAGTGTACCAAAATTTTTCTGTCTACGTCAATAGCAAAAATTAACCTAATCCCCAAACGCGGTTTAGGTCATAACTATTCTGTAATGTTCTCATTACAATAGAATCATCTTGACAAAATTTGCCATTCTTAGCATATCCGATTACCTTGTTGGTATCGGTTGTTACTACTACTTGACGATTGTGAACGTCTACGATTTTAAGATTGTTAGCTATTCGATTTTTTTGTGAAATAATCATTTTTTATCCTTTGTTTAATGTCCTATTTACTATATCGGAATTTTAGCATAGTAAACTTTAATGTCAAGAAAAAACTTTTTTTCTTTTCTAATATATATATAGTGCAAGTATCATGCCATTCGGATAAAATTTTTTTGGCTATACTTGTATACTTTTTATATTGTCATTATGGCATAATTCACATTATTGCGACACGTTTTGTCACGTTGTTGTGAATAGTGTATAAAACCCGTTAAATACGTGTCATATTATTGTGACACATTTTAAGATGATTCACACGTATGATACACTTAGCATGGGGGTTTTTTTGTTTTACGTATGTACGCTGTCGCCGTGCTAAAAAATGCCGGGTGGTCCAAAAATAGTAAGGACGGTCTATATTAAATGTAATACCTAAACTATCCTGTTTGCCCCAACAGCTTCTTAGATCCTACTAGCTGCCTTAATTCTTGAATAGCTCCATCATCAAATTCCATCTCTACCCCATACTCCCTTTTACATATCTCCAATAATTCCTCATCTGAATACCTATCGCCAAAATATTCAACTAACTTTTCCGCCTCTATTCCCCACCTAGATAGAGCATCTCTTCTGTATAAATCCCCTGACTTTTCTTGAATCATCTTTGGTTTATATAGACTTAAATGAAATCTCATTGCTCTAATCGTTCCTAACTTATATGAAGTTCCTAACTTTTGATTAACTAGTATCGCTAGGTCCTCATCTGAATATTCTTCATAATTATCTCTAATAACACTCATGGCCCCTGTTTTGTCGCAATTTTTGATTCTTTTTCTATTTTTATTGATTGATTTGCCTTTAATTTTTCTTTTCATATTGCTTACTTGACGAGGTGTTAACTTTAAATCAAATTTCTTATTCAAAGCTTCTGCTATTTTAATATTCTTTTTCCCATACCTCTCCTCACACTCCTGTACAAATTCCTGTATATCTTTTCTTTTCCATAAACCTGGTCTCATAGCTCTTTTGTTATTATATATATCAGGATACTTTTTCCTTAACCCTAATTTCTTTTCCCAGCTATATACTGCTGTAGACACACTCTTATATTTCCTTTGGCAATTTCTTTTCCATCCATATAATTCAGTCAACTTATCTGCATCTCCCTCTAACCTTACCCAATCGTTTTCGAATCTTCTTGGAAAATCCCCTCTTTTATCAATACTATTTTCACTATGAGTACCAGCTTTTAAATGATCTGGATTATAACAGCATTTATTATTACATAAATGACGTACCAATTCTGGGTATTCTCCATATTTTTCCCAATAAGCTACTCTATGCTTAGTTAAATGTTTTACTTCACCATTTATCCGTATTTGCACCTTACCATATCCTGATCGCTGAATAGCATTACTTTCTTTACAAGGTGTTGCATTATAAAAGTTTTTATTGCTATAACTAAAATTATTCTTATATGCCTTACTCTTGATAGCTTTTTCTAACCATGGTTTAATTTTGTCCACACTAATTGCCACCCACTTATTTAATAAATTATCTTTCGCCCACTTATGCTGATACTCTCTTTCTTTTGACAAAATTTCATCTTCGCTAAAACGCTCTAGTATAACAAAATTCATTTGATATTTAGGATCGTTATAACACTCTAGTAATTTACTTGAAGTTTTATAGCTAGTATTCTTTATATCTCTTAGATGCTGTTGACATCTATATATAATATCCATACTACTACCAACATAAATTTTAACACTTTTAACATTCTTCTTATTAAAAACAATACCATACACTCCACAGACCTTTTCCCTTGATCCTAAATGTACTTTTTCAAACTTTTCTACTTGGTCTTGAGTTAGTCTTTTTTGTTTTTGGCTCATACCCAGTATCTCCTTTACTCCTGTATAAATACTATCCTTATAGTAACTAGTTTTATTATTTTTTTAATATCTTGGTGTATAATCTTAATATTGTAAGATCAGCATTCTAATAAGGTATATAATAATGGCTAATAATATAAGATTTAATTTTGGATCTAAAATGTGGGGCAAATTTCGCAAGGGAAATAATGACTCAATAATGGATTATAAAGATACTACCTTAAACAAAAAAACACTTGACTATAAAAGTACAGATTATTTATTAGAAAGCAAAGATGCTAAAGTTATAGGCAATATGGATATTGATAGTAGTAAAAATTTTGCTATAGGAGGTAGAGTAGGGCAGGGTGATCGTGAACGTAGACTTGCTATAAAAAATGAGGAACTTAGTTATGATTTACAAGATAATTTAGACCCTTATACTTATCTTGGTAATAATAAAGTAGATAATGATGTTTTATTAATACTTAACTCACCGCATGATCCCGATCCTGCTGGTAAAACAATATTCAGTGGCGATCACTATACCACTTATCCAAATGATTATCCGCCACAAAGCACGCCTTGTAATTGGTGCAGAATTCCAGATCCTGATAATCCAGGTAAGTGTATATCTTATGAAAAGATGTATCCTTGTGCGAGATGCGATCCAAAAATGAAGCAATTCACGATCGAAGTAACGTATGATGCTAATAGTATTAATAAGACATTGGCAGGAAAAACATTTACGCGTAGGGTTACGGTTGCTACCGGAGAAGAAATTAAACCTTCTCGTGCTTGCGAAAAATTTCAGCAAGATTGCAAAAATTGTGTTACCTTTAATACTGGCAATGGAGTTGTTGAATGTGTCGGACAACCGCGAGCCAAAAACACACCATGCGATGAATGTATTGATGGGACATACGAAGGTTGCGAAAGGCATGGTGCCTATACATGCGTAAACGGTGAATGTAAGCCTGATGATTGTGGTGGTGAGGTTTGTGATGAAACACAGTGCATGTCATGTGAGAGTAAGAATCCGAAAAATCCAAAGCTGGGTAAACATTGTGTATTTCAATGTAAAGGATCAACTCCTGATTGCTTAGAAGTATTTACAGGCATGGGTCAGCCTAGACAATATGGTTGCGGTTGCGCAGTTGCGATGAATGGATGTCAAGATCCTGCTAAGCCTGACTTAGATACGGACTCTTGTAGCTGCCGTTGCGATGCAGAGGTAACTTTGATTGTCCCGTTGGGAAAAACACAAGCCCAGATATGCAATGAAGATACTAATAAACATTGGGATGGTGCGACATGTAGTTGCGTAACTCAGTGTGATCCACCATGTGAAGCTCCTGAAGTATGCGCTCAAGTTGAACCGGGCGTGTATTCGTGTATGTGTCCCGGAGAACCTGCTGGAGCTAGTAGTTTAAGCTCTAGTGTATGTTCTAATTATAGTCTCACTGAACTACCTTACTCGTTATTGCCTTAGTATTAATAAGTAGGAAGCTTCATGTCATATATTATCTATGGTTCTAGAATAGTTTCTCAGGTGTCTGTTAACAAGATACCTGAGGAGCCTATTATTAGCAACGACCCTAATGTTAAAGGGGTTAAGGGAAACGAACTATCTTCAGGCCACTCTAAAGAGACAGGTTCTATTGTGGGTCTGACAGCTGCTGCTGGAGCTTTACTAGGTTTTGCTAATATATCTAGTATAGGAGGTCCGGGCACTTACACACCAGAATGTGAAGGCTTTGATGAACACCCTGATAATATGTGTGTAATTTGTTATAATGGTAGATGGACTCATTATGATGAATTATATCCTTGCAGTCTGCATGCAGAAGGTACAAGGCCTTTTAATCTCATACCAGCTTGCTATGAGATAGATAATGCTGGTTGCCAAATTTGTGGTCCTTGTTTTCAGTGTAATTCTGATGGTGAGGGTAATTACAGTTGTGATGAGAGAGCAGTCTTCGATTCACTTACTGAGGAATGTTTAGAATGTCATAATAGTACTGAGTATTGTGGAAGTGCTCTTAGTCCTTATAGGTTTTTGTGTGAGGGTCAGGGTGAGATACCATTTTGTTGCAGTGGTACATGTATAGATGCTGCAAAAGAATGTTATTATTATCATGGAACATTTCCAAATGTTACTTGTGGCGTAGGATGTAAACCTTTTACTTGTGAAGTATGTGTAAATGGTTTCTGCACGTTTACTTGTGGAGAGTGTCAAAAATGTGATACAGGAGTTTGTGTACATGATAGTGACGCATATGATAATCAAGGAGAGCCATGTGGGAATTATGCTCAAAGTTTAATAAATGGTAAAATTATTCCATAAATCCTTGACATACTTGTTTTGACCGTTATTATATTATAACGCGTTTGTTATTAATTCCCTATAGGATAAAGGAAATATTACATGAAATTAAATGAAAAAATTAGTATTCAGCCTCCTCCATATTCTGATAATGTAGGTAATGTTACTACCCCAGAAGCTATTGTGACAGATACTCTAGCCCTTATTTTTGAAGACGATCCTCAGCGTAAGACGGTAAGTTGTAGGGTTCTAGATATTCCTGTTCCTGTTACTTTATACACCGGTGAAGCTTACGATAAAGCAGGTGATTGGACTAAAGCCCAGCTAGAAGATCGATTAAAATCTTTAATGGGGGATAATCCAGCTAAGTTTTTACGAACATTTTTTCCTAAAACTATGGAAGAGGATCCTCATGGACCGGGTACTCAATTAGCTAAGATGATTAAAACTCTAGGTATGCATATGAGTGATAGTTGTTCTTGCAGACGTCATGCCATCAAAATGAATGCTGAAGGAAACGATTGGTGTGAGCAGAACATTGACACTGTTGTTGGATGGATTGAGCAAGAAGCCAAAAATAGAGGATTACCATTCGTTAAAATGGTTGGTAAAGTAATGATTAATAGGGCTATTAAAAAGTCTAGAAAATTACTAGCTAATCAGCCAGTTCCAGAAAATGATGAAGATCTAGATAACGAAGATTAATCTATTTTACATAAATAGAGAGATATTTTTTGAAGCACCTGAGAAATCGGGTGCTTTTTGTGTATATAATTATATAGCATTTGATATGTAAACGATAAAAATACAAGGGTATCACGATGGCATGTTTTGAAGATGAAGCTCCAGAAGAAGAAGCACCTAAAATACCTGAATATGAAGGTAGCTTTGAGAAAAAGGAACGTATAAAAAAAGCACTTACAGGAGATATATGTTTTGCTTATGATGATGAAGCACTAGTTCAAGATGCTACAGACCCCTGTTCTTCAGAACTTATATTTACGAAGGTAACTAATCCTGGTGAATATTCAATGAATGATGTATCGTTTTATGACAAAGCTGCTGGCGTAAAAGTTACTTCAAGATGGCAGACAGCATCGACAAGAAAATTCGCTGTGTCATATCCTTGTAAAGCTTGTGCCAAAGGAACCGATTATGATAATCGAGCAATTGATAGATGGAAAAAAGGACTACCTAATTCAGCATATCATCAATGCCATCGTGGCGAAGGCGAATCGGCTTATTGGGATATTTGTTGTATACAAAATCAAATACTTACAGAAGATATGAGAGGTGAAGGAATATGTGGTTATAATTCTACAGACCCTATAACATTTGATTGGGCTTGGACAAATTATAAGGGAGGTACGCCTCCACATTGCCCTGGTAGAGGAGGGGTTACTTTTATTGCTAAAACAAGGCCGAGAGTTCTATGTAAAGTAACTGCTAAGGCTTGTGTAGGCACCAAAAATGGAATTGTATGTGCGGACGGCATAGGTAGATCTTCTAAGGCTTTCGGTGATGGAGCAGAAGCATATGGTCCGTTAGAGGGTGTAATTGAGACTGCCCCGGCAAGTGGTCCACACACATATAATCCACAGTGTCTAGAGCTTTCAAAGCAAGATGCAGATCGACCATGTACAGGACTCGGCTTTAATAGTCGAGGAGGCTGCTATCCGTGTCCTTGGTACAAATCTACTAAATCATGTGGATTTGGTTTTTATGAATGCAGTGCTTGGGCCCGTGTGGGCAGCGCTATGCCTGACATTCGCTGTAAGCATAATGGATTAAGTACTTCTCCTAATTCCAGCCTTTCGTTAAAAACACTCGGAGACTTTGCTGATAAAAGTATGTTTAATGCTTTCGACATATCTTGGTGTCAAAAAGCGCAACCAAGGAACAGTGCATTACCTTGCGCACCTGATCCTACTGTAGGTGCGATGGGGGCTTATTGTCTTACTTTAGCTGGAGCGATGAAATCAGCTGATTGGGGAGCCATAATAGACAGCGCTTATAGTCTTGCCAAGGCTGACGCTGAGAGCAAAATTTCGGGGGGATGTGACGGAAGTCCTGTCGCTACCTCTCTTGTTAGCGTAGAACTGACTTTCAAATAAACGGTACAGACGTAACATTATAAGAATAATATTGAAGAGAGAATAAATGATATATAATAAATTTAAAGAATCAAAAAAGAAAAAAATTACTCTTCCTATTAGAGATATATATTCTCATCAAGTTAGTAATTTAACTTACAAAGGTCTTGGAGATGGTACTACGATACAATTATCTTCTAATATTACAAATATACCTGCTACATCTTCTTTGAAGTTTGATCAAACCGGAGGCGAAGAACCTGCTGTTGATGGAGTATTTTCAATAAACAGTAATACGTCTCAAATCTTAGATTTTTCTGATGGTAATTTAGATATAAGCAGTACCAATGTTTATCATATTATCAATTTAGCTCCTAATGTTTTTGACTCTATTGATGGTGCTTACATTCCTGGCGTTGTTAGATATACAGTTACCGCTGGTAAATTAACATCTCCTACTATATTACTAAATGGTTCTATGGAGTCTGAAGGAACATTTACTGATGACCGAGATATATATAATTATAAACAAAACCATAACAATAAAACTTACCAAGAATATGTAAATGCTAATATTTCAGTTGATTATTTTGTTGAAAGTCTTGTAGGAACCAATGTTACAGATGCTACTATTATTATAAGTGGAGAGGGATATAAATTAGGTAGTACTTTCTATATTGATCAGTTTTATAATCTATCAGATCATATATTAAATCTGCAAACTAATAAATGTGAATTAGACAATTGTAAACTGTGCTTATCTCTCAATACAGTTTCTATTAGTGGTGGCACAGGATATGTTGTAGGTGATACATTTACAGTTCCTCCTTCACCCGGAGATGATGGTGAGATAACCGTAGCATCTGTAGATAGCAGTGGGGGTATTACTTCTACTACTGTAAGTAATGTTGGTTCTGGATTTACTTCTACTCCTTCAGTATCATATAATGGTTCTACTGGTAGTTCTGCTACTATTACCATTACTGATGATTATGGCATATGTTATAATAATACATATTTTGAAGATGATGAAACTTATATTTCTGAGCTGACTCCGGGCGGAGACATATTATATATTAGTCAGACTATAGACTCTCCTTATAGTATTATTACAGCCAGCGGAGAAGCTTATCTAAACGGTACTTATGAGATTAAAGCTAAAGATTCTCTTGGCGCTAATTATAGCATAGATACGCCAGCAACTGTTAATATTATAACTGAAGACATACCTAATGAAGATGTTATTATCTTTAATGCTGATGATTTTGATCTTGTTGATTTAGCATTAAAAAGTTCTGGTAATAATTTATCAACATCAAATGTAAAACTAAAATTAATTATCCATACCCCTAATAGCTTTAATATATCTGACGTTTCTTTAGATTTTATCGGGGATTTCGAAGATATAGACAAACCTGATAATTCTGATTTTACTATTACCGATCAATTTACAAGAGCATAACCGGAGAAAATTATGGTAAAATGTTGCAATGATAGTTGCTGTCCACCGATTAGTGACTATCTCTATTATCCTCCTAATGAGAAGAACGGTTGGCCAGAATGGGAAGTCGAGATACAGGCAATAGGAGACTATTTGCCGGGAAATCACAATGGGACATGCTGTCCTTGTCAATGGGATATAGATGGCAATGAATGCCCTGCTGCTACCCCTCATAGGTCTCCAGATGAAATAGTAGAGCTAACTAGACCTGGTAGTGGTGCGGTATACGAGTTCACCAGAAAGATCTGCGAATGCACTTGCGATCAAGAAAAAATTATGTCAAAAGTTAATTATGACATGAGCGGTCCTTGCAATACAAAAGTTCCTTATGGTAAAGATGCGGATGGTAATGATATCTATCAATATAGATGTCCTGATTCTACACCTACTTTTAATAGTGCTAATTGTAGTTGTGAATGCACAGTTGAATCATGTCCTGCATCAGCTCCTACTTTCGTGAGTGAACTATGCTTGTGTCGTTGTGGCATTAGTCATCAGGCTTGCGTAGCAGAGACTACAGAAAGTGAAATATGTGCAGCTGACCCAGCAACTCCTGATTTTAATGGAGCTACATGTAGTTGTGTTTGCAATAAAAGTCAAGCTGATTGTGCCGCAGATGAAACATTTGATGATAGTATATGTGATTGTGTGTGCTCTAAAGTGTGTGATGATCCAGCACTTCCTGATTTAACTGATGACTGCGAATGTGTGTGTAATGTTACAGCAGATGATTGTATGGGTAGTGATGAGTATGATAGTGCTACATGTAGTTGTATCCCTTGTAATCTTCATTGTCCTGGATGTCAGACATATGCTGATGATGCATGCGAATGCGTAGGATGCGAAAAGTGTAATGAAACTCAGTATTGTTTTGGAGATCCTGAAACATGCATTTGTTGCGGTCCTGGTACAGTAGAGTGCAATGGAGGTTGCGTTAATAATGACTGTGGGGGAGGTAAAACATTTAATTCGAGCTCTTGTCAGTGCGAATGTGATGGTGATAAAGTATTGTGCAATGAGACATGTTACGATCCTTGTCCAGAAGGAGAAGGCTTTGACCCTGATTGCGAATGTAGCTCTGCTTATGCTGAGTCTCTATTGCATTCTTCCCTCTTACCATAATTTTATATTCTATGGGGTGGGATGATTTTTCTTCCTACCTCTGTTTTTTACTATTTTTAATTTTCGTCTTTGTGCTCGCACCATATCTGTGGATATTTGATATCCTGTAATTTTGGAAAGTGTCATAGCTACAGTATTATCTGGCATATTAGGTCCATTATTTTTAATAAATTCAATATCTTCTTCTCTCCACTTTTTATATTTCTTAGACATATTAAATCCTATACTTTACTTGGTGTAATTATATCGTATAATAGTATATTAATCCTTTTGAGAAAATGGTCAATCATGAAAAATAAAAAATACCGTAATGTAGCTCATTCTACCATTAAAGTCATTGCTTCTGAGAATATCGATATATCTCATGATCTTAATAATAATGAGCATAAAAGTATAGCACAATTATATGAGGAAGAAAATTCCAAAGAAGAAAATCCTACAGAAGAAAACATCAAAAAAAACGAATCAGAAGAATGAAGTAGTATCAGAAGAAGAGTTTTTAGCTGTTTTAGAAAACATAAGTAAAAGACTATGCTATAAATTTAAATTTGCATATCATGATATTAATGATATGAAGCAACAAGCTGCTATTTTTGCTATAGAAGGCTTAGAAAAATATGATTACTCTAGACCATTAGAGAACTTTTTATGGACACATGTTAGGAATAGATTATTTAATTATAAGCGAGATAACTATCAAAGGCCGGATAAGCCATGTTTAACATGTCCTTTATATAACATTAATTCATCAGATGGTAATGACTGTAATGAATTTAATGATAAGTTTAATTGCCACGCTTATAGATCTTGGTTTCAACGTAATAATAATAAAAAAGGTATTATTCAACCATCTTACATAGATAAGATAGATCCAGCTAGTAACCAAGATTTTGTTGACAATATATCTGATCAGCAATTAATAGATTTTATAGAAGAAAATTTACCAGTTAAATATAGAAGCACCTACCTTAAGTTAAAATATGGTCAAAAGGTAGTTAAAAATGAAAAAGTGAAATTGCAGAATTTTATTAAAAAGAAACTCATACCTAAGTATAAAAATGAATAAAAAAAGAGGACAGCTTTCTTTAAAGGAAGAAAAGTATATAAGAGATAATGCTACTACTTCTAGTATTGAAGAGATAGCAGAATACTTAAATAGAAATACTACTCCAGTTAAGAAATATATAGAAAAAAACCAGTTATTACAAACCCCTGCTGAACATGCAGATACTGAGATATTAAGTATGAAATTAAGATCCAAAACCTTTTGGAGTGAGGTATGTAAACAGTTTGATAGAGAAACTGGAGAATTAGACTATTTCGAAAGTACATGGGTTAATCTTATTAAGCAGTTTAGAGAAGATGTTTTACCAGCAGAAGAATTACAGATCAAACAGTTTATCACTATAGATATTCTTATTAATAGAAGTATGAAAGAAAGAAAAAGGCATATAGCAGAAACTGAAAAACTACAAAAGCAAGTTGATTTTGAATATTCTATGCCAGACGTAGATAGGGACACAGCGAAGCTTGCTAATTTAGAAACTCAGCTTAGTTTCGCTAGAAACAGTATTGCTAGTTATACCAATGAATATACTAAGCTTTTAAGTGAACAGCAAAAAATTAGCAAAGATCTTAAAGCTACTAGAGAACAAAGAATTAAAAGAATTGAAGATGGTAAAAGTAGTTGGACAGGATTAATTAGAATGTTGGAAGATGAAGAGATTAGAGAGAAAGAAGGTAGACAGCTTGAAATATTAAAGATGGCTACTGATAAATCTAAAAATGACTTACAATCTCCACATCAATACCAAGATAATGAATTTGATACACCTATACTAAATGCAGAATCAGTATTAAAGAATCAAGATGAATAAAAGACTATACGATAAACAATATAAGGACTGGATTAAAAAAGTTTTTGCAAGAGACAAGTTTAAGTGTCAGTGGCCAGAATGTAAAAAACACAGAGGGCGATTAAATGCTCATCATATTAAAAAGTGGGCAGATTATCCAGGTTTAAGATTACATCCTGATAATGGAATTACTTTATGTAAATATCATCATGATCTTATAAAAAGCAATGAAGAAAATTATGAAATGATGTTTTTTAAGATTGTAGCAGGTAAAAAATGATAGTATTACATGATTATAAGATATGTTTTTTACGAAAACCTAAATGTGGCAGTACTTCTCTAGAAAAAGCTATCAGAAAATCGAATGTTAATTTACATTCTAAAATTTTCTATAGTACTAAAACTTTAGTAGATTGTGGATGGAATCATCATCATTTTAATTGGGTTCATTCAAATTTAGATAGTGCGATTGTCTTTTTACAACAAAAACATAAACAAAATATAGATGATTGGACTTTCATAGTTACTACTAGAGAACCAATTGATATGTTTAAAAGCTTATATTTTTTTGATATTCGTAGACAAAATCTTCTTCTACATGGAAGAAATATTTGGCATCAATTTAGTTGCGCCCAGAGCATGATGAAAACAGTTCATTACAAAATGCTAACAGATAAAGTATTTTTTAATAATCATCAAGAAGTTAATTTAAAATTATTTAAACTAGAAGATATCTCTTCTTTAGAAAAGTATCTACACTCTAAATTTAATATAGATATTGATTTTCCTCAAGATAATGTTAATCAAGCTAGACTAATAAATAAAGATATAGATATTTCTCACTTAGAATCACAAATTTATAAAGATTTTTACCTATATACCAAATTTTACAATATAGATGTCCAATAACTTATACTTATATAATTTAATTTTTAACTCTGAATTTTGTAATTACACTCCAGAATGTTCTTGTATTTTAGGTATGGAGCCATCTTTAGCATTATATCTCTTTAACTATTCTAAGAATTTATTTTTTAGTTATCCAAGAAGCTTTACTAAGAATTCTTTAGTAATTAATAATTATAAATTCTTTAATACCTGTATTTACTTAAGCAAAACACATCCTCAAGTATCTAAATTTTCTTTTAATTATAAAAATATTAATTTTAAATACTTAGAAGACTATAATGTGAACATTCGCTATATTGATTATGTTAATAAGTATGACAAAGTTTATCTAAATAATCCTCCAGAGTTTTTAGAATATAATGGTATAGGTTATTATTTACCTAAAGTAGAAGATGTCATAGGCTATTGTTTGTATCTGTATAGTAAATCCTTTAATCTTAATTATTTAACAGATGCTTGTGTTATAGGCTCTATTTATATAAATAGAATAGTAAAGAATAATATATTGACTAATTTATTGATAGCAGGGTGTAATATAAAAAAGGTTTTCTCTAAAGCTTTAAGAGATTTTAATAAACTTAAATTTTTAGATATGGATTTCGAAATATCGCAAAATATTATAGAACAAAGAATGTTACCCGTATTGAATTTTTGCCATGACTCATAAACCAGATAAGAAATATAGTTTTAACATTATTATAGATACCAGAGAACAAAAACCTTGGGCTTTTGCTGGTTGTGATACTATTAATAGAAAGCTAGATACAGGAGATTATAGTATTGAGGGGTTAGAAGAGCTTTTATGCATAGAGAGAAAAAATAGCGTAAGCGAAATAGCTAATAATATTTCTGAGGCTAGATTTAAAGCTGAGATACTTAGAATGAATGATTACTTATATAAGTTTATATTACTAGAGTTTAGTTTACAGGATGTTTTAAAATACCCTATTGGTTCTAATGTTCCTAGACATATGTGGTCTAAAATTAAAATTAGACCTGCTTACATATTAAAGTACTTAACAGAACTACAAATTAAACATAATATAAATGTAGTATTTTGTGATAACCCAGAAGCTGCTAACCAAATGGCTTTTTCTATTTTTAAGAGAGTGAACGAATTACATGGTAAGTAACAGCTATTTAGATAACGCATGGTTAAATATAGGCGATATAGATAAGATCAACATAGATAAAAATGTTATGATCAATCGCTCTGAAACAGATATAGAGAATCCAGATAGACATTTAGTTAATATAATTAAAGACCCAGCTAATTTTTCCATGACTGCAAAACTTTTAATGGATATAGAATTGCATCCCATTCAAGCAGCTATTTTAGAGGAATTTTGGGATAGGCCATTCCCAATGTTTATTGCTAGTCGTGGATTTGGTAAATCTTTCTTACTTGCTCTTTATTGTACTTTAAAATGCATTTTTGTTCCAGGTAGTAAGATCGTTGTAGTTGGTGCTGCTTTTAGACAGAGTAAAGTTATTTTTGAATACATGGAAACCATATGGAGAAAGTCAGCTATAATACGTAGTATTTTTAATGGTAATGATGATGGTCCTAGAAGAGATGTAGATAGATGTACTATGCGTTATGGAGATAGTTGGACTATAGCTATCCCTCTTGGTGATGGTAGTAAGATTAGAGGTTTAAGAGCTCATATTATTATTGCTGATGAATTTGCGTCTATTTCACCGGAAGTATATGAAACCGTGGTATCTGGTTTTGCTGCTGTATCTGCTGATCCTATGGGCAATGTTAAAGCAGAAGCTAAAAAAGAACTAATGAAAGAACTTGGCATTTGGAACGAAGAGCTAGAGTCTTTACAATATCGGAAAAGTAATCAAGCTATCATTGCAGGTACTGCTGATTATAGCTTCAAACACTTCGCTCGGTATTGGGAGAGATATAGATCTATTATACATAGTAAAGGAGATAAGGAAAAGTTAGGTAAAATATTCCAAGGAGAAGTCCCTAATAATTTTAATTGGCAAGATTATAGCGTTGTTAGAGTTCCATATGAATTAATACCTAAAGGCTTTATGGATGATAGACAGGTTGCTAGAGCAAGAGCTACGATACATAGTGGTATTTACAATATGGAATATGCAGCTTGTTTTACTAAAGATAGTAGTGGATTTTTTCGTAGAAGCTTAGTTGAGAGTTGTGTAGCTAATGTTAAAAACCCTATTATTATTAATGAAGAACCTATGATTTTTGATGCTAGGGTAAAGGGAGATCCTGATAAAAAATATGTTTATGGTATTGACCCAGCGAGCGAACAGGATAACTTTTGTATAGTAGTTATAGAATTACACCCTAATCATTCGAGAATAGTATATGTCTGGACTACCAACAGAACTAATTTTAAGAAGAGACAAAAAACAGGATTAGTAGAAGAGAATGATTTTTATGGCTTTTGCGCTAGAAAAATTAGAGAATTAATGACTGTATTTCCATGCGAAAGAATAGGCATTGACGCACAGGGAGGCGGTATAGCTATTGAGGAAGCTTTACACGATAATAATAAGCTAAAGGAAAATGAAGTTCCTATATGGCCTATTATAGATGGAAAAAAGCATAAAGATAGTGATGATAAACCAGGATTACATATTTTAGAGTTAGTGCAATTTGCTAGATCTGATTGGACCAGTCATGCTAATCATGGACTTAGAAAAGATTTCGAAGATAAAGTCTTACTATTTCCATCATTTGATAATCTAACACTAGGTTTAGCTATGGAGAAAGATGCTCAGAATGTTATGGAAACTGATCTAGAGAATGTTTATGATACTCTAGGAGAGTGTATTTTAGAAATAGAAGAACTAAAAAACGAACTAACAACTATAGTAATGAGTCAAACTAGCAATAGTTCTGGAGCTAGAGAAAAATGGGATACCCCAGATAATAAGGGAGCAGGAGCCAAAAGAGGTAAATTAAGGAAAGATAGATACAGCTCACTAGTTATAGCCAATTCTATAGCTAGATCTATTAGCAGAGCAGACGCTCCTGTTGAGTATGATGTTATCGGAGGTGTAGATGGTAGATATAAAGACGATAAAGAAAGTCTCTATAAAGGTCCAGCATGGTTTACAAATGATGCTAATAATGATATATATCTTGGTATTTACAAAAAATAGTGTATAATAATAGAGTCTTCCATAATCATTAGAATTGCAATAGAAATACAATAGAATTATGTCCAAAAAATATCCGAAAAGTGATGCTATAGAAAACGCAGAGATCGAAAAAGAAGAACTATACGTAACATGGGGAGAAGATTTAAAATCTAAACAACAAGCTCTAGAAGAATCTTCTAAGTCTATCAGTGAGTTTGAAGGGATACATAAAACCACTGGTTATGCTAGATATAATAGGGATTTTTCTAATTTATCAGACAATACTTCTGGTAGGCCAGGACTAACCAGATCTGATTATGATTATTTTAGACCTAACGAGGCAGTGCCCGTTAAGCTAAAAAATATTATTAAGACAGCAGATACTATATATCAAAGAGTTGGTCTTGTTAAGAATGTTATTGATTTAATGGGGGATTTTGGTTCCCAAGGAATTAGACTGTCTCACAGAAATAAAAGAATAGAAAGATTTTATAGAAATTGGTTTAGAAAAGTTAATGGTTTAGATAGAAGTGAAAGATTTCTTAATAATTTATACAGAGTTGGCAATGTTGTTATCAATAAGCAGACAGCTAAAATTAACAAAAAAATATCTGATGAATTATACAAGGCGAATGCTAAAGCTGATATAGACCCATCTTTAGAAGAAATTAAAGTTGAAAGAAAAGAGATTCCGTGGAGATATACTTTTATAGATCCTTTTTATGTTGATGTTTTGGGAGAGAGTTTGTCTTCTTTTGTTGGTAAAAAACAATATGCTATATCAATGCCTTCTCAATTAAGGAAAACAATTAATAGCCCTAAGAATAGTGTTGAGAAACAAATAGTTGCAGAATTACCAGAAACTATTTTATTAGCAGCTAAAAATAAAACACTATACCCTTTAGAAGTTGAAAAAACTTTAGTATTCCATTATAAAAAAGATGACTGGCAAAATTGGGCTTATCCTATGATATATGCTATCATGGATGATATTAATATTATTGAAAAACTTAAACTTGCAGATTTAGCAGCCTTAGATGGCGCTATTTCTAATATTAGAATTTTTAAGTTAGGTAATTTAGAGCATAAGATTGCACCAACAAAAGCGGCAGCAGCAAAGTTATCAAATATTTTACAAAATAATGTTGGTGGTGGCACTATGGATTTAATTTGGGGTCCAGACATTGAATTATTAGAAAGTAAAACTAATGTTCATCAATTCTTAGGAGAGGCAAAATATACGCCACATCTAAATAGTGTTTATGCTGGTCTTGGCATCCCCCCTACTCTTACGGGTACATATGGAGCTGCTGGAACTACTAATAATTTCATTAGTTTAAAAACATTAACTCAAAGATTAGAGTATGGAAGACAAGTCTTAATGCAGTTTTGGCAGCAAGAAATTTATGCAGTTCAAAAAGCTATGGGTTTCAGATATCCAGCCAAAATAGAATTTGACAGGATGGACCTTAGTAATGAAGAAGCAGAAAAAGCCTTATTAATACAACTTGCTGACAGAAACTTAGTTAGTGAGGAATTAATACAAACTAGATTTGGTCTTGATTCTGATATGGAGCAAAGTAGAATTAGCAGAGAAAGCAAGGAAAGAAAGTCTAATAAGAGACCTACTAAGTCTGGACCATATCATGACGCAGAATTCCTAAACAGTCTGAAAAAAATAGCTTTACAGGCTGGAATGGCTACTCCTAGCGAGGTGGGCTTAGATCTTAATAAAAAGAAACGAGGAGAAAAAAATCTTTATGAACTAAAAAATAACACAGAAAAGACTAACACAACGAAGTTGGTTAAAGATTCTCCGGAATCTTTACCTGGCGTCCCTGGAGAAGGCCGTCCAAAAATGTCAAAAGATACTGATAAACGAAAAACTAAAGAATTTAGACCAAGAACTGGAGCTACTCTAGACATATGGGCGCAAGACGCTCAGGAAAAAATAGCGGGAATAATTAATCCTCTGATATTAGAATTTTATGATAAGAAAAATTTGAGATCTTTGTCTAATGGAGAATCTAAAAATTTGGAATTCATAAAAACCCAAGCTTTATTTTCATTAAGTCCTTTTGCAAAAATTGACTCAGATAAAATTTCTTCTAATATAAAAAATATTTCAAAGAATACCAAAACGTTAATATCGGGGTATGAATACTGGGTAAGATCTATATCTAATAATTTACGAAGAAACTTGACAACAGAAGAGCAAAAATTGGTTAAATCTATTTACTACTCATCTATTCACACGGAAGAGAATTAATTATGCAAATTTATCAACAAGAATGGGATGATGGTGTCGCTGAAAAAGTGATGGCTAATGCGTCTGTAGCATATGTCACTAAAATTCAACCAACTACTGTATCAAATATTAATATAGCAAAAGCTAGTCTTGATACGGAGATTGAAAAAGTTTTAGAGAATATCTCTGATCCAGATGGTAAATCTTTAGCCTCGGTCGACGATGACGACTTGTATTATGTGCAGTCTATTCTTGTCTCTTCTTCATGGAATCGTAATGATGACATCTTTGATAAAGCAGAAGTTTGGAAAGCTAAAAATACACCTGAAGATAAACCCACAAATTTAGAGCATGATGAAGACCAAATAGTAGGTCATATTATTTCTAATTGGCCTATAGATTCTGAAGGCAATAAAATACCAGAAAATTCAGACATTTCTGTATTACCAAATAAATTTCATATTGTTACAGGCTCTGTTATATATCGTAATTTTTCTAATCCAGAATTAAGAGAAAGAGCTGCGTCTCTTATACAAGACATTGAGGCTGGTAAGAAGTTTGTCAGTATGGAGTGTTATTTTAATAATTTTGATTATGGATTATTAAATGCAGAAACTGGAGAATATAAGATTTTAGCTAGAAATAATAATACATCTTATTTAACAAAATTCTTGAGGTCTTATGGTGGTATTGGTGAATATGATAATCATAAAATTGGCAGGGTGTTAAGGAATATTAGCTTTTCTGGAAAGGGTTTTGTAGACAAGCCTGCGAATCCAGAGAGTATTATTTTTGATAAAGACACCACTGATAAAATTTTTCTTAAAAAAGATGATAACCTTTTAGCCAATAATAGTGTATTTAATATCCAAGCGTCCTTTAACCCGGAGAATGATAATATGAGTCTAGAAAAAGATGTAAAAGAACTCACAGAAAAAGTCGAAGCTATGACCGGCTGTGGCGAAGTTCTTAAAGAAGCTTATAGTCGCGTTAGCGAACTAGAAGCCAAAGTCATGCAACTAGAAGCTACTATGAAAGATAAAGAAGAAGAAATGGCTAGAATGTCAGACTCCTCTTCTAAACTCAGTGAATCAGTAGCTGAAAAAGATAAACTTTTAGAAGAACATAAAAATAAAATGGAATATGATGTTGCACAGCTTGACGAAGTTAAAGCAAATGAGCTTAAAGAGCTTGCTGTCACTCATGAAGAATCCATTAAAGCTAAAGATTGCGATCTTGAGGCTTTAAAAACCGAACTTGCTGCTGCTAATGAAGCTATTGAAGCGTATAAAGCAAAAGAAGCTGAACTTGCTAGGCAGGCAATTATTGTTAGTAGGGTCTCTGAACTTGTCGAGTCTGGTGTTGCTCACGATGTAGCTACTGTTACAGTGAGTAAATTTGAAGATCTAGACGACGAGGCTTTCGCTACTATCAAGTCTTTGGTAAGTTCTAATGTCCCTGAGTGGGCTCAGACTAAATCAGAAGAAGTTGCTTCAGAAGAAGTTGCAGAAACTGAAGAAGTTGTAGAGGCTACTGAAACTGAAGAACAAGAAAGTGAAACAGAAGATTTAGTTGCTGAAGTTGCTGAAGAAGCTTTAGAAACTGCAGAAGCTGAAGAAGCTGTTGATCTTAGTGTTGGTAGTGATGAAGATTCAGAGATCGATCACACTAGAGCATCATTAGTAGATTTTGTTTATTCTAGACTAGGCAAACAACAGTCCAATAAAGGAGAATGAAAAATGGCTTTAAAACCAGATCGTGTTGAAAGTTTTACCGATGTATCTTTCTTTATGAACACCACCGGCGATCGTGGCGGTGTTGTAGTATACAACGGTAATGGTGGTATCGGTTCATCCATGGATGACGCTGATGCCGTAGTTATCTATCCGACAGGCAGCCCATCAGGTACTGCACCAGCAGGTGTTTTACTAAATGATGTTGTTAATCTTGATCTTACAAGACAGCACATCAATTATCATAAAGATGAGGTTCAGGCTGGAGGCAAAGTGGCTCTTCTTCGTAGGGGTCAAGTTACTACTGACAGTCTTACTGCTGGTCAAGCACCAGTGGCTGGAGACGCTGCTTATTATGATGGTGCTGGTGATCTCACCACAGTATCTACAAATAGCGTTAAAGTTGGTACATTTTTAAGCGGCAAAGATGCCGATGGCTACGTCAAAGTAGATATTAACATTACCTGATTAAGAAGGAGATTTATAAACATGGCTAATAAATTTGAACCATCCGCTGAGCTTACTGATCTTCTGATTAGATCAGGTTCGGCAGAAAAAGAGCAGTCTTTAGCTGCAAGTAAAGAGTTTGCAAAAGCTCTTGAGCTTCCATTGCGTCAAGCTATTCTTAGTGGAGATATTCTCGATAACATCTTTGAGCCAATTCAATTAGCTCCAGGTGCTACTCCAGAATTTCCATTAGATTTCTTGGCCCCTGGAACAGAGGCTGATTTTGTTGCGTATACTTTACCTAATCATGGTTATGTGCCAGAACGACATGTCGAAGGCGACTATGTCATGGTTCCAACCTATGATATTGGTGCAAGTATCGATTATCTTTTAAAGTATGCTCGTGACGCCCGTTGGGATGTTGTCGGTCGTGCTATGGAAGTTCTCGAAGCGCAGTTTACCAAGAAAATGAATGATGATGGATGGCACACCTTGCTTGCTGCTGGTGTTGACAGAAACATCGTTGTTTTTGATAGTGACGCTGATGCTGGTCAGTTTACTAAGAGACTTGTTTCTCTCATGAAAACTGTCATGCGTCGTAATGGTGGTGGCAACTCTGCTAGCAATAACAGAGGTATCCTCACCGATCTTTATGTTTCGCCAGAAGGTATGGAAGACATCAGAAACTGGGGCGTAGATCAAGTTGACGAAATTACTCGTCGTGAAATCTACACCGCTGCTGATGGCAATGTAAACCGTGTCTTTGGTGTTAACCTTCATGATGTTGATGAGCTTGGCGAAGGTCAAGAATATCAAGAGTTTTATGATAATGTTCTTTCTGGAACAATGGATGCTGGCGACAGTGAAATTGTTGTTGGTCTCGATCTTCGTAAGAGAGACTCATTTATCATGCCGGTTCGTCAAGAAGTTCAGATTTTTGAAGACGATACATTACATCGTCAGAAGAGAGCTGGTTTCTATGGATGGGCTGAGCAAGGGTTTGCTGTTCTAGATAATAGAAGAGTGCTTCTTGGTTCTCTCTAAGATTTAAGCTTATATTGCTTAATAAAGGTAGCCACCTCTTTTGGGGTGGCTATTTTTTTATATACATGCAGTCTATAATGGGGTATATAAATATAGTTAGTCCACTATTATCATAAGAGGTTATTATGTCAGCAGAAATTAGAACTATTGTACGTGCCTTGATTAATGACCCAGCTCCACCAGATGCTAATAATGTATATAGCGACACAAAAATAAACGATCTCATATCTGTTGCTGCTAGGTATGTTGTTATTGATCTAAATTTAGATCAGGAATATAAAATTGATGTTGTAACAAATACAATAACGCCAGATCCTACTGGGGTAAACACAAGAGATGAAACATTCATTAGTTTTGTAGCATTAAGGGCATCTTGCTTTTTAGATCAAAGCACCTACAGAACTAGAGCTGCTACTGAAGGTATTAAAGCAGGATTAGGACCAGCTCAACTTAATGTATCTGGCAATTTATCTGGATATAAAAATATTATTGATATTGGTCCTTGTGGAGTTTACGAATATCTTAAACAACAGCATAATATAGGTAATGCTACTGCGATTAGTGCTGTGCTTAGTCCGTTTGCTGGCAATAATTTTGATCCTAGATTTTTGTTCGTTGCTGATTTACCAGCCCGTAGTACTCGTGATGGATTTTATACATAATGGATTTGACACCACTTAAGACTTTATATAATCAACAAATAGACATTATCTTAGCGGATACTGGGCTAACCATACCGTGTAATTTAATATACGAAACTACAAAATTAACTCAATGTCCTAATTGTGTTTATGATAGTATTAGTAAAAAATCTGCTAATATATATAATGGTACAGGACCTATTTCTTTCGTTAATGGACAAACTTGCCCTTTTTGTTTAGGTTCCGGTTTGACTAACTCCTCCGTAGCAGAAGACGCTGTACATTTCGCTGTTTTAACAGATAGTAAGAATTTTGTAGGAGCTGTTAATGCACCGAATATTGATGCTCAAACTATATGCAATATTAGCTATTTAGATAACATTAAAAAGTGTTCTAAAATTGTTTTTAACACAGATATACCTAGTTTAACTAATAATATATTTATTAGAGCTAACGAGCCTGCACCGGTTGGTCTTGGTGATAGTAGATATATTTTTACTAATTGGAAAAGAACATAATGAATGTTGATATTAACATTAAAGAAACCAGTTCGCAAATATCTGTAAAAATACTCAAAGCCTTATCTGGTGAGGTAGATAAATATTTTCAACAAGCCTTTAATAGATGCAAAAGAGATATTGTGAGTATAGTTTCTGAGGCTATAACTAGCCATAGAACATATCAATCTTTAACCTCAGGAAAATTAAGAGCAGAATTTGGCTTAGATAGTTCTAGTAGTAGATTATCTCAAATATTAAGGTTCTGGGAAAATTTAGAAGTAGAATATAAAAAACCTAAAATTAAAAGTAATCAAATAATCGGTTCTTTCTCCCTCTCTATGATTCAATCTGATTACTCCGATGTTTTAAGTAGTGCTGCTGCGGTAGTAAATACAGAAAAGGGATCTCAGTTAGAATGGTTAAGATGGTTATTATTATTTGGAGACAAAGAGATTATTAAAGATTATGATATTAAGTTTGGTAGCAATCCTAGATCTAGATCTGGTAATGCTATTATGGTTGGTAAAACTGGTAGTAGATGGGGAGTACCTTCATCTTTTGCTGGTACAGCCAATAAGAATTGGATTACAGAGGCCATAGATAGCGTAGAAGATCAGGTATTTAGACTGTTAGAACAATCCCTAAGGAAATAAAACATGGCTAAAGGTGATGAAAAATTTAGTGGTATAGATTCAATTAATGATTATTTACTTATATCTAATATAGAAAATAATATGAAGTCTTTTCTTGATTGGGGTTTTTTGAATATTGGTGGATTTGTTAATGTTAATTCTACAGCTAATAGTTCAAGTGCAGACCCTAACAAACTAGCATATGTTAATGACCCTAACTATTCTGATGGTCAGGTATGGCAGACTAGACATCAGGATTGGGTTTATGAAAGTATAGACGATTATTCTCCTACTATTGCTAATAGTATCACTGTAGATGGTGTTGCTGCTCCTTCTCACACTTTAGATTTTATGAATAGTAGAGTTATTTTTGATACTGCTATTAGTCTTACTAGTGATGTTAGAATGGATTATGCATATAGATGGGTGCAAGTGCATAAATCTAGTAGTAATTTAGTATGGTGGAAACAATTTCAATCCGATATTGTTAATGACCCTACACAATTTAGCGAGAATACTGGAGAATATGCTATTTTTAATCAAAATAGAGTTCAGATGCCTAGTGTTATTATAGAAACAGTCCCCAAAGGAACTTCAAAACCTTATCAATTAGGTAATAAATCTTTAATCTCTCAACAAGATCTTATCTTGCATGTTATAGCTAATAATGCTGCTCATAGAAATTCTATTATAGATATCATTCGTTTACAGGAAGATAAGGTAATATGGCTGTATGATACCAAAAAATTAGCGACTAATGGTGTTTTGCCATTTAGTTTTGATGGGTCTTTAAATTCTGCTAGATTATCTTATAATGATCTTATTATGGATTGTACAGATCCAGACCCTGTTACTGGTGAAATTACCTGCGATGATACCTATAGATGGAAAACTTGCTATTTAAAGGATTTTATAGTCTCCGAAGTAGAAAGTAGATATTTCTTTGAAGAGGCTAAGATTAGAGTTACAGCTGAAATAATATTTGATACACTTTAAAAAATTGGTGTATATACCTGTAAGTGTTCCCACTAGTTCCTTATAATATTAGACGGAGATTTAACTATGCCAAATAATAGAGTATTTTACGCCTCTCATGGCGTTAAAATTGGTACTACAGTTGTACAAGGCGCTCAGAGCGTAGGTATAACCACCAACTTTAATCTTGAGCAGGCTTTCCAGCTTGGTCAGCTCGCTCTTTATGACAATATTTCACTTGATCCAGAAGTTGAAATTACAGTATCTAAAGTTCTTGATGGACAAAGCAGTATCTGGAATCTTGCCACAAATGGTGGTGGTAGTTTGATTGAAAATGCTCAAGATGACGCCGTTGTTGTTGTTGGAGTTGGTGATGATACATCAGCTACTCTTGCAAACACCAGCGCTATTACTTGTAGCGGTATGTTTGTTTCTAGCGTTAGCTACTCATTCCCTGTAGATGGAAATCTTACAGAAGAAGTTAGTTTTGTTGGTAATGCAAAAGCTCTTACTGGTAGTGTCGCTGCTCCGAGTACTGCAGAATCAACAATTCTTAGAAGACAAAATGTTGATATTGCTAGTTCGACTATCCCATCAGAGGTTTCTGGTAAAAACATTACTAGTATTAGTATTAGTGCTGATCTTGGTCGTGAAAGTATGTATAAGCTTGGTAGCTTAAAGCCTTTTCATCGTTTCGTTAACTTCCCTCTTGAGGTTACTTGCGAGTTTGAGGTTATTGCTATTACTCATGATGGCGTTGAAGTAGACGTTCCAGAAACAGCTTGTAGCGGTCTTGCTGCTAATGATCGTGAAATTGTAGTGAAGATTTGTGGTAGCGATGGGGCTAATGACTATACCTTTGACCTTGGTGACAAATGTAAGTTAACAAGTGTAAATTATAGTGGTGGAGATACTGGTGGTGGAAACGCTACTATCACCTATAGCTATAGCACCTTTAATGAATTAACTATCGACGACAGTTGATTCTTACCTGTTGGGAACACGTATTGGTGGGGATTTCGGTCCCCATCAATTTATTTTTAACATAGCTAGGAGAGATAAATGTCAAATAGAGTTTTTTATGCTTGTCACGCTGCATTTCTAGATAATAGCCCTGTTAAAGGCGCTCAAAGTGTAGGTATAACAACCACTTTTGATCTCGAACCTGTATTTCAATTAGGTCAAGTAAAGCCTGTAGATATTATGAATCTTGCTCCTAGTGTAGAGTTTACCGTTAGTAGAGCTTTGACAAGTAGTAGTGGTACAATGTGGAGTGGAAACTTTATTACTAATGTAGGATCAGCTGATAAGACTTTATGTCTTGGCATTGGAGATGACACATCACCTCTTTTAACTAGTACAGCTAGTGTGCAGTGTACAGGTGCTGGTATTAGTGGTGCAACTTATAATTTTCCTGTTGACGGTATTTTTACTGAAGAATTAACATTTTTTGCTGATAACAAAGTATTAGGTGGTGGTTGCGGTAGTGTCAGTGAAGACACCAGCTCTACAGCTAAAACTAGACAGCACTATAATGGAGGCGCTCCGTCTTTAGTAACTAACGCTGGTAATTTAACTAATATTAGTATTAGCACATCTGTTAGTCGTGAGCAAATTTTAGCTCTTGGAAACTTTAAATCTGTTCATAACTATGCTAGTTTACCAGCAGAAGTAACCGTTGAGTTTGAGGTTAGCGCAACAAGTACGGACGGTGCAGCGTTTGGTACCGTAGCGGCTTGTAATAGTCCTACTAATGGTGTTTACGAGAAGCAAGATATAAGTTTAAATATGTGCGGGATAACTTTCTTAATGGAGGATTGTAAACTTAGTAATGTGACTTATGGAGGCGGTGATACTGGTGGCGGAAATGCTACTATCAGCTTTACATATACTACATATAATAATCTAACGATTACAACATAGTTTATTTTTGAAAATTTATGGATATAGAAGGAACTCTATACAGGATTATTAATGGCAGTTATTATACTTTTGTAAAAAGCAAAAGATATAAAGTAGTTTTGCCTAATCTACAAATCAAACAACAAGCACATGCTTTATCTTTAGATATCATACAAAATAATAGGTTCGATACTACTCATTGGCTAACTAAACATCAGGCTGAGAAAATATTAAGAACTAATGATATATGGAATAATGAACAAGAAGAACAATTAAAGATTTTAAATAACAGACTAGAGGATATGAAAATTGAATTATACCTTAAGTATATTGATCCGGCTATGAAAAAGAAAATTAAAGCTAGCTTAGAAACAGGCAAATCTGCTATAGCAGAATTATTAGGCAAAAAACACTCTATGGATCACCTAACTCTAGATAGTCATGCTGAGAGTGCCAAAAATTCATATATTTTAACTCATACTATTTACGACGATAAAGATAATTTAGTATTTAATGATGAGCATGTAGACTCTGGAGAATTGGAAGATTTTATGACTGCTGTACAAAAACATGATGTATCTCATGATGATTTGAGAACTTTGGCTAGAAGTGAGATATGGAAATCTTATTGGGATGCTGCTAAAGGTAATATTTTTGCACCTCCTGCATATCTTTGGACAGATGAACAAAGACTCTTAATTAATATTAGTAAAATGTATGATTCCGTACGAGAACACCCTGAATGTCCTGAAGATGCTGTTATAAATGATGATGATGCTTTAGACGGATGGGTATTATTTTGGAAAAGAAAGGCTGAAAAAGAACGTAAGAAAAATAAACTTATGGAAGATGTTGGCGGTAAATATAAAAATGCTGGAGAAGTATTTGTTATAGCTAATTCTACAGAAGAGGCTAAAGAAATTTATGGTCTGAATGATGCTAAAGGTATGGCAGAAATTAGACATATGCAAAAATTGGCAGCAGATAATACATCAGAATCTGGTATTCCTTGGCAGGATTTACCACATGTAAAGACTCAAATACAAAATCAAGTTAATAGTAAACAACAATCTATGGCAGCCCAAAAGGGAAATTAATATGAAAAATCATAGTAGACGACAAATGATAGATCAAATGGAAAAAAGATTTAAAACTACAATAATTGGTGCTCTTGCTAGATTTGAAAATGAATTTGGATATCTTTGGAATGGTAATCAAGAACCTTCAGATGGTCAAGAAGCTTATTTTAGAGATAAGTGGGAAGACTTAAGAAGTGATTTGCTAGATCATGGAAATGATCAAATGAGAAACGGAATACAGGATTTGAACAATTACTTAAACAAGGTGGAGAAATACCATCTACAAATTTATTATAATAAAGGAGATAGATAATGGCAGAAACATTTAGTTTACAGGTTGATGGAAAAGCTGTTGAGTTTCTCGTACAGTCACCCACACTACATCAACAAAGAGAAGGACAGAAAGTATATAATCAAGCATTCTCAGATGCTGTAAAATCAGGCTCTATTGTTAGAGCCAAATTAGATGATCTATTAAAAGATCAAGGACTATGGGATGATAATAAGCAAGCTAGATTTATGGCTATTCAAACAGAATTAAATGATTGTGAAAAACAATTAGCTACGGGTGGCATATCTCTACAAAATGCTAAAGGTGTAGCCCTTAAAATGAAAAATTTACGAGAAGAGCTAAAAGATCTTATATCTGTTAGAACTAATCTCGATACGCATACGGCAGAAGGACAGGCTGATAATGCTAGGTTTAATTATTTAGTTTCTTGCTGCTTGGTGTATAGTAGTAATAAGAAAGTTTATTTTAGTAGCTATGAAGACTACCTAAATAGATCTTCTGATCCTATTGGAGTTATGGGAGCACAAAAATTGGCAGCCATGTTATATGGTTTAGATTCAGAATTTGAGAAAAAATTACCAGAAAATAAGTTTTTAATTAACTATAAATTTGTTAATGATGACTTAAGATTCGTTAATCCAGCAGGTCAGTTGGTAGACGAAGATGGTAGACGAGTTGATGAGAATGGCAGATATGTTAATGAGGCAGGAAAATTTGTTGATAGGGATGGAACCTTAGTTAGTGCAGATGGTGATTATGTTGTAGATTTTGTTCCTTTTACTGATGATAGTGGTAAGCCCGTAGTTTTGGAAAATGAAAATGAAAACAAAACAGAAGAATCAACAGATCAACCGGAAGTTTCAACTAAAGAAGATAAGGAACCAGAAACCCAACCAGTTGAATAGACATAATTTGTTTATATCATACATTCAAGATCCTCTATTAATTTAGGGGATTTTGTGTGTATATTAGATTAAGGTAAATAAATGGCAGCGGCATTCAATCTCACAGCACAAATTAATCTTAGAGGCCCTAGAAATACTAGAGCAATTGCTTCTCAAATGAGGAAACAATTATCTGGTGTTAAAGTTAAAGTAGATCTTGATTTAAAAGGAGCATCTGCTAAAAACGTAGCTAATATTAACAAACAGCTACAAGGTTTATCTAGAAATGCAGCATTAGCTCATAAGAATGTAGCTAGACTAAATCAAAGCGTAGTTCAGTTAGGTGCAGGACTAAAAGGAATGGGTGCTGGCTCAGTTCAGTCTATTGCTAAGGTGCAGAAGCAAGTTAATAATGCTGGTAAATCTATAGATACTGCTACTTCACAGATACAAGAATTTGGTAAGCAATCAGGCTTGGCTATTAGAAGATTTGCTGCGTTTAGTGCTGTTACAGGTGTTGTGTATGGTTTAACCAATGCTATTAATAGTGCTTATAAAGAATTCGTACAATTTGATAGACAATTAATTAGATTAAGTCAAGTTACTGGTACTAGTGTTGCTGGGCTCCAAGGTATTACTAAAGAGATAACAAGTCTTTCTACTAACTTAGGGGTAGCTTCTACAGACTTAATGCAAATTTCAGTAACTTTAGCTCAGGCTGGTTTAAGTGCTCAGGAAGCTAAAACAGCATTAGAAGCTCTGGCTAAATCTTCACTAGCTCCTTCTTTTGATAATCTGAACGATACTGTTGAGGGTAGTATCGCTTTAATGAAACAGTTTAGCATATCTTCTACGGACCTTGAGGCAGCTTTAGGTAGTGTTAATGCTGTTGCTGCTAGTTTTGCTGTTGAAGCTGGAGATATTATTAAAGCTATTCAGCGTACTGGTGGCGTGTTTGCTAGCGCTAGTAAAGGAGTAAGTACAGGTACTCAGGCTTTGAATGAATTTGTTGCGCTTTTTACTAGTGTTAGATCAACTACTCGTGAAGGTGCAGAGACTATCGCTACTGGTCTGCGAACTATTTTCACTAGGATTCAGAGAGGTTCTACAATAGAATCTTTAAAAGAATTTGGTATTACGTTAACAGATTTAGAAGGTAAATTTGTAGGGCCGTTTGAAGCAGTTAAAAGATTAAGCCAAGGTCTTAGTGGTCTTGATCCTAGAGATTTAAGGTTTGGACAGATTGTTGAAGAGCTTGGTGGTTTCCGTCAGATTGGTAAAGTTATTCCTTTAATTCAACAGTTTGCTACTGCTCAAAAAGCTTTAGGCGTAGCTCAATCTGGGCAAGGCAGTTTAAGTAAGGCCGCTATACAAGCGCAAGCTTCATTAGCTGTGCAGTTTGAAAAAACTAGGCAATCTTTTGTGGGTTTAATTAGAGAGATTGGAGATAGTACAACATTTAGGACTATTGCTACGGTTAGTTTAACAACCGCTAATGCTTTTATTAGTCTTGCAGGTGCTTTGAAACCATTACTTCCTATGCTTACAGCTCTTACTGCTATTAAAGGAGCTTCTATCCTGAGTGAATTTGGTAGTGGCTTTCTTGGTGGAGTAGGTAAGTCTGGTGGCGGTGGAGGTGGAGGTGGTCTTGGAGGTCTTCTTGGTGGAGGTAAAGGGCCAAAGGGTTCTGGTGGTGGTAGAAAAGGTAGTCCTGCTAGCTTAAAAGCCAATACAGCTGCCTTAGCAGCAAATACATCTACTATGGCAGAGTTGATTGCTTCAATGCAAAATTTAAACTCTATGATTGCTGGTATGTCGGGAGGATCTACTAAGGCTTTTGCTAGTGGTGGTTTAGTGCCTGGTAGTGGTAACAGAGATACTGTATCAGCTAAGCTGACTCCTGGTGAATATGTTATTCGCAAGAAAGCTGTAGAAAAAATAGGAGCTGATAAGTTAAGTAAATTAAATCGTGGAGGCAGGATTCAAAAGTTTGTTACAGGTGGTTCTGTAGAAGAATTAGCTGAGCAAAGAGGAGTAAGCGCAACAGATATTGTAGCTCAAGAGATACAGAATGCTAAATCGATTAAGAATGTTAAAGAGCTTGCGGGTATAGACAATAGAAGCAAATTTAGTAAAAGCCTAAATAATATATTAAGAAAAGGAGTTTATGACGATCCAAGTAATCCAGAAGCACTTGCTACAGCTATAGATGTGATCAATAAAGTTTTAGCTAAAAAAGCTGGAGATGCCGAAAAGCTAGAAGGAGAAAAGGCGGTTGCTCCATCATACGCTCTAGTAGGATTACGAGGTAAGCCCGCAGACCACTTCATGGAAGCTGAAGATGGTACGATGGTTAATCTTGTAGGTCGCAGAGCCAAATTTGGAAGAAGTTATGATAAACAAATGAGAGAAGGTTTTGTAGGTACAGTTCAGGATGTTGCTGGGTCAATGGCTCAAAAAATTGGCGGGGGAACGAAAGTTAAAATACCAGATAAAAAAGGATTGGCAAGAGCAGGTTTATACAATGCTATAGGAGCTTATCTTGAAGCAGCAGTAGCTTCTATTGGCGCTCCTTACGATAAAGATCAAAGTAATGATCCTTTAGACTTTGAAAAGGGACTAGGTCCTGCTGCTAGTATGTTTGGCGTGCCATCAGATATGCCTGCTGATACTACTAGAACAGTTTTCGGCAAAGGTAAAAGTCCTGCAAAATTCCTTGATCAAGTAAATAGATATAGAAAAAATAGAATGGCTACAGGAGGTTCTGTAGAAGATACAGTTCCCGCATTACTTACTCCGGGAGAATACGTCCTTAATAAAAAAGCTGCTCAAAAATTAGGCTCTCAAAAACTAGATAAGCTAAATAAAGCAGATAAAATTCAAGGCTTTAATAAGGGTGGTGCTGTCGGTTTTGTTCAAAGATTTGCTGCTGGAGGCGGCGTACAAGCTGATCAAGCTGCTTATGTTGCTAGAATGGCTAAGAAATTAGGAATGACTGTTGAAAAATATGAGAAAAGTATTAGAAACAGAATTCTTAATCAAGCTGAAAAACAAGCTACTAGTAAAACTGGAGCCCAAACAGATCTTCTAAACGTTCTTGTGAAAAATATTGAATCTATTGGCGATGCTGATGTAGAAAATCTGGTAAGAGGACAAGCTCAAGAATTAGTAGAGAAAATTTATGGTGGAGCAGATCAAATTGATCCTGATGTTTTAAGCGATTCAATAGACGATCTTGTTGCTTCAATGAAGAGTGGATTATCTATAGAAGAAATTAAGGCTAGTTCAAGCCAATGGGCTGAAACATTAGATATGCAAATTAATGCATCTGGTGAAGTTGCTAAAGCTCAAGAAAATATGGCAAAGAAATTAGGTTTTCTTAGTTCTGGAATGAAAACTAAAGATATTGACATTAGAGCCAGACAATCGCTCAATGAAGGTAAGTTTGGATCTTTTGATAAAATGAATTTACGAAATGCTCAAACCAATATAGAGTCTGGATTTGGTAGCATTTTAGATAACATCGGTCAGAAACTTAGTACTGCAAATATACCCGGTATGAATAAGCTTTCTAAAGCTTTTCCTGATGCAGCAAATAAGATTACTTCTATTGGCGATAAAATGGGTGGCCTAACTGGTATTTTAGGATCAGGAGCAACTATATTATCTACTCAATTACCTAAGATGTTTGATAGCTTTGACAAGTTGACAGGTTCTGTTTCAGATCATAGCGAGACTCTTGCTGGAGTTACTGGAGCTTTAAGTTCTGGTGGTAGTTTTGGTATGAGTGGAGCTATATTAGGACAACAAGCATTCGGCAGACGGGGCGCTGCTATTGGTGGAGTAGCTGGAATGGCTGGTGGTGCGATTAGTGGCTTTATTAAAGAGTCTACAGCTAGAGAGCTAGAGAATGCTATGAGGGGCGTAACAGCTGCGTCTAGTAATCTTGATAAAACATTAGGTCGTTTAGATATGGCTCAAACTATAGAAGAAAGACAAGAGCTTGTTCAACAACTTAATAGAGATTATGAAAATCTTAATCAAGCTTTAAATCAATCAGCACAAGAAATAGAAAAAAATAGAATTTGGAATGCTTTAAGTAGTGGTTTAGAAGGATTTATGTCATCGCTTACTACTGTTATAGGCTTCATGGCTGCGGCTAAGATAAGTGCTGCTGCATCTTCATTTATACCTAGAGGAAAAGCAAAAGGCGGCTCTATTGGTTTTAATACTGGAGGTATGGTTCCTGTTAAATTAGCTAGTGGAGAAGGAGTATTTACACCACCATTACCGACATCTATTGGTAATCTTAAAAAGATGAATCAAGCGGATAGAAACGGTTATAAACCAAATTTTGCTGGTGGCATGGGGATTGTTCCTGGTTCAGGTAGCGGGGAAGTTGATAATTACGATACTATGTTGCCAGAAGGTAGTTATGTTATTCGTGCCAAGGCTATGAAAAGCATGCAGGCTGCAACAGGGGGTAGAATTGGTAGTAGTTCTGTAGGAGTTAAGGGCTATGCTAGTGGTGGAGGTGTTCAAGGATATTTCTTGGGTGGTTTGATAAGACCACTTATAAAGGTAGGCTTTAGAACTATCGGTCCTTATCTAACTAAAGCTTTAGTACAAGGTGTGAAAACTACAGGTCTCATTGCTGCGGTAAATCTTATACCGGCGGCTATACAAGGTGCTTTGGGTTTCCTCGATAATACAGCTACTGATCAGCAATTAGCAGCACAAGTAGCTAGTTTAGAACAACTGAGAAAACTTGTAGATATACAGACCAACTTTGTTGTTAAAGATCAGAAATCTTCTCAAAGATTATTAAGCCAGATGGATCCTATTGAAAGAGCTAATCTTACTACTGAACAAAGACAGGCGATGTATGCTAGTCCTACATCAGCTAGTGGTGATTTTAATGAATTAAATATTTTAGGTTCTAGACAAGCTAGAGCTAAGCTAAGTGGTGCTGGTTTTGATGTAGGTCAAGGACAAGGCATTCAAGAATATTTAGATAGTTTAAATAGTAATGATAGGCAGGCAGCTGAAGAACTTGTTGTTGAAGCTAATCAAGAATTAGCAAAAAGAATTTATATAGAAGCTAGGCAAAGAGAGGGTATAGAACTATCTACAGCTAGAAAAGAATTTGAAAGTTCTGATCCTGAAACTCAAACAAAAGTTAAGAAACGTATTGATGAAGAGTTAGGTAGTCAAAATAGACGTATAGCTTTAGCTAGACGTATGATGGTTGTTAATAGACAATTACAAAAATTCACATTAAGTTTAACAGATGTTATGAATAGACTTGGTAGCACTATGCAAAGAGTCACATCTGAGATTGTTTCTAGCACAAATAGATTATCACAATTATCTGGTGAGTTTACTGGAGAAACTGTTGGTGCAGCTAATCCATCAGAAAAAATGGCTCAAACATTATCTAATATTACAGCATACTCTGCTCAGGAATTAGCTCGTGTGGTCGATGGTGTTAATAGTAGTTTAGGTAATACGAAAGAAACTAGACAGATGGGAGATCTTATTAAAGGTCTTCAAATTATACAAAAAGAATTGCCATTAATTTTAAGAGACACTGCTGAAGGTGGAGACTTAGACGCTGGTGCAGAAAGTAGTATTAGAGATAGATTAGATACTATGTTTGCGGGTGTTGATATTGGTAACAATATAAAGAAAAATCTGGAAGATAGTATTATCAACTATATAACAGATTCTACAGGCAACAGACAGGGAATGAGTTATGAAGACTTAGCTAATAATATTGAAGGACTTAAAGAGTTAGATGCCGCAGCAGAAAAAGCTAGATCTACCTTTGAAGATTATGCTAATAAACAAATAGAAACAAATAGACTTTTAGGTGGTGTTTCCAATCAATTAGCTAGCCAATTAGATAAATTAAAAGACAATGTTATTAAAGTTCGAGATATTCAGTTACAAAGCGCTTTACAACTAGCTGATAAATTTAATAAGACTATAAGTTTATCCGATTTAAATTCTCCTTTTAATAATTCTGTAAAAGGACTTACAGGAGGTACAACAGACGCGGCTGAAATAGGTAGAATAATAGCAGAAGCAATTGAACAAAAACGCATGTTGGAAGCTGATCCAGCTACACAAACCAGCGCCTTGGGCGCAGGTCAGATAGCTAAGTTGACTTCGAAGATTAATAGATATCAAAGAGCTTTAGGTCTCTTAGCAGATAGTACTGATAAAGCTTCTAACGCATTGAAAAAAATTGATGAGCAGCAAAGAATCTCTGCTGGTCGTAGAACTGGAGTAATGGATTTTCTGTCTAATATCAATAACCCAGAAGCTTTGCTTGGTATGAGAAGAGATCAGGTTTCCTATTCTAATGTAATGTCTGGAACAGGAACTATTAATGATATTGCTCAGGGTATTTCTCAATTAAGACTTGTTGAAAATACACAAACCCCAGAGGACTTCGCTAGAACTCAAGAAGCATTTTTTAATAATGCTATGGGCATACTTGAATCTTCTGGTGGAAATCCTGAAGTCTTTAGGCAGTTCAAAGAAATGTTTGCTGCTGATTTTGGTCCACAAGGACAGAACCCAGCTATATCTCCTTTTGTAGATGCATTTAGGCAAGCTTCAGAGAAGCAAATAGAGGCAGCTAAGGTGCAATCTGGATTAATAACTAGCGGTGCTGAAATTGCCGGAGATGCTTTACGCAAAGGGGCTGAGGACTTTACATCAAAGATGAAAGTAGCTACAGATGCTATAGTAGCTGAACTTAATGGGGTAGCTGATAGACTTGGTTTAGGACAGCCTAGTGGCAGTCAAACGTTTGCTAATGGAGGTGTAGTATATGCTTCTGCTGGTCAGATGATTAATTTCCAACCAAAAGGTACAGACACAGTACCAGCAATGCTTACTCCTGGCGAATTTGTTGTTAATAGAGCATCAACTTCTAAAAACCTACCTTTACTTAAGTCTATAAATAGTGGAGGTTACAGTAGAGGAGGAAGTGTATCTTATTATGATCAAGGAGGCTATGTATCAACTAGTGGTAATAAATTTCAAGGGGCTCAAAATAAACTTGATAAAAATTTAGAAACAGATTTTCAAGAACTTATTAGTGGCATATTAAAGGAATCTAAACAAGAATTACCAATGCAGGATGCTGGTTCTTATCAGATTCAAAAGAATATGTTTAAACGTAATAGGAAATTGACCAACAAAATGACTGGTATACAGTCTGGTATGGACTTTTTTAATAATTTAGATAGTGGTGATTCTAGAAAGATAAAAAAACTAGACGTATTCAAAACTCCTTCACAAACAATTACTAATAAAGATTTATACAGAACACTTGCTGGAGATAACAGGCTGGTTTCTTCAATAAATCCATATTTAACATCAGGTAAAGAAAATTCTTGGTGGAGTTTCTTTGAAGGACAGGGAAAAAACAACGAAAAATATAAAGGTAATTTAGCAGACTCTAAAGCTACCATAGAAACTCTTGGACCTAAACTTGATCAGTATTCCGGTATTATGGGAGATAGAATATCTGAACTTCCTGAACTTAAGAAAGTAGCAGCTAAAGATAGATCGATTGCATCAAGAAGAAAAATTCCTGAACTTGAATCGTTAAAACAAAGAAAAGGACTTATTGATGGTCTTATTGATTTTAGGGCTTTTGGTCAAGGACTTGTAGATACTGATAGCATACGACATCTTTTCGGTTTTGGCGACACTGCGCTTGGTGGATCCGGTGGAAGTAGCACTGGTAAATATAGTAATGATCTGACATCTTTAATAAAAACTGGTTTATTGCCTGAAGATATCTTAGACGAAGGCGCTAAAGAAGGTGTGAGAAAAGGTCTAAGAAATGCTGCCATAGGATTAGGTGCTGGGGCTGCGGTAGCAGCGGCTCCTTTTACTGGTGGTGCTAGCTTAGCTTCTCTTGGATTAATGTTGGGTGGCACTATGGGTGTTAGCATGGGTGCTATTAATATTGCAGATATGATAGAAGAACAACAATTTCAAAAACTAAAAAATAGTGATCCTTTAACCTATGAAAAGATTAGAGCTTTAAAAGATAATGAAAACTTTAAATCTACAGCGAGCACGTACGAAGGTTTAATAGATATTGCGGATTTGGGTGTGTCTGCTGGTCCCGGTGTTGCTAAATTTTTGCGCAATAGAGGTAGCAGATTAATGAAGAGTGTCGTTAAACCTGGTGCTATAGGTATGGCGGATGATGCTGTTAGTCCTGGTAGTAAACAATTGCTAAAAGATATTACATCAGATAGTCCTTCTACTAAAAATAGTCCTTCTACTAAAAAACCTCCTAAACTTAAAGGTGGCACAAATCCCGATACAATAATGCGAATGACAGATGATGTTCGCTCAATGCTTACTAAGATTGAAGGTCAGAGAGGTAGTGAATTAGCTGCAAGTTTTTCTAAAGCTGGTTCAGATAATCTTCTCCAGAATGTTCGAAATTCTCTGGATATATTAGGAGTAAATCCTGAAGACTTTTATAAAGTTTTACCTAGAGAGATTTCAGTTTCTGATAACTTACCGGGTGCTCTAGGTTTCTTCCGATCTAATCAAGGAGCTTTTGGAGATATGGGAGATATAGGAATTAGAAGATCCGCTTATGCAAAAACTTTGTATCATGAAATGACTCATTCTATGATGGATCAGATAAAAAAGAAGAGACCGGAAGCTTGGACAAGATATCAAGACAAGGTGAAGAGTGTGTTTTCAGGAAAAGATCCTCATAAGCTTGGTGATGCTATTACCTCTTTGAGTAAAAATTATCAACCTGCAGATATGATGTATGGAAGATATTATAAATTACTAAGATTGCAAAATTTGGTCAAAAAACATGGCAAAGGAACGTACCAAAAAATTACTAAGAAATATCCATCGCTAAGGACATTCTTAGATAATCCAGGTAATTATAAGCAGCCTTATGATGGTGCTACAGATGCCATAATGAATGGAGCATTAACAGATTTAGGGGCTAGCCCAGCACAATTAACCTGGGATGCTAGTTCTGGCATGGAAGAATTTTTAACAAAATTGGTTGATAGCGCTAATGATATGAGTAACAAGCAAAGAAAAGGCTTAGGAGGTATATTAGATAACCTGTTGATGGGTCCACCTCCACCACCAATATCTAGGAACAATAGCGCATTAAAAAGTTTAGATACTCCTAATAAATTAACAGTTATGAAACAGTCATGGAGTAGATTTACCAAGCCTATCAGAAGATTTATGGGTGATGACCCCGATATCTTTTATGGATCAGATTCACTTCCTGTTATGGTAGAAAATTCATTCCCCTCGACTGTAGCAGGAGGGGTATTGGCAGGGGCGATAGCGGCTGCTGAAGACCTTTATTCAAATCCGACAGCTGGTAGTGGTTCTGCTAGTGGTAGTTCTTCTAGTGGTAGTTCTGCTAGTGGTAGTTCTTCTAGTGGTGGTTCTGCTAGTGGTGGTTCTTCTGGTGCAAGCACTTCTGTTCCACCTACTAGTAGTAGTGCTGGAGGTAGCGCTGGAAGTAGTGGCGCACAAGAAGCTATAGAACAACACTTGGAAGAGACTAGAAGAGTTTTTGCAACGACTAACGCTTCTCTTTTAGATGCTACTGGAGGAGAAGGTATAGGTGAGGATAATAGTAGATATAGTTTTGGACAAGCTGTTCAAGGTCGTAATAAAGGTCTTGTAGATCCTCTTGATGCTGTCAATTATTATGCTAGAAGAATTCGTATTCCTGAATTTGAGCTTGGTGGTACTAGTCAAAAGGGTGGTGTTGCTGCTGGTGAGCTATTAACTGAAGATCAAAGACAAGTATATGAGAGTCAATATTATGATGTTTTAAATAAAATTAAATCATTGTATAAATCTAGCGGTATGTCTCCTGATCCAGCAAAATTATCAGATTTTACCAATGAAAGAGATTTACTTAAAGAAGTTTTAGATAGTGATTATAGGGCTCAATTTAATCTTGGCCAACCTACTAAAGCGCCTAAATTCAATTTAACATCTCCTACACAACCTAATAGTAGTCCTCCTAGCAATGCTGAAAAAATGATGCTAGAGGATGATGTACCAAAAGATAATAAAAGATTATTAGAGTTGATGTCACATATAAAAACTGGAACAACTACCAAAACTAATGAAGAGATTTTAAAACCTTTTGGCTCAAGATTTACCAGTGTTGGTCAATCTTTAAACGAAGCGTTAAAACCAGGCTCAAAGATAGATTATCAAAAACAAGTTTTATCAGATTTTAATAAACTTAAAGCAGATTATTTAAAAGCTTATGCTGCTCCACAAGATGTTACAGCTACCAATATTGGTTTTTCAAGTAGCACAAGTGGGCCTTCATCAACTCAAAAAGCTATAGCAGAGCTTAATCTTTTAAAAAAGGATAAATCAGCAAAGACTCAGGATCCGCAATTTATGTCTTCTCCAGGTGGTTTACCAATTACACCAGCAGAGTTAAATAAGGTGAACGATGATGTAAATAGTTTAGTAGCAAAATATCAAGGTCAATATGGACAACAGAGCCCAGCAGACTTAAAAGATATTCTGCAAAAAGCTACTGAAAGAAGAGATCTTCTTAGAATTCAACACGGAAACTGGGATAAGTATTATAAAGAAAAAAGCGGATATGATAAGAAAAGATTAGAGTTTGAGTTTTTAGAAAAAAGATGGAATTTCAGAGATGAGCTTAAGGCAGATCCTGAAGGTAGAATGTCCGGAGGTGGACAATTTGGTATGGGTTCTTTAGAATATGCATTATTTAACCACCCAAGCCCTATCGGTAAAGTAAATCCTTTTGAGGTATTCAAAAAAGATCCTGAAAGTACACTTTATGGTAGACCTGCTACAGATCTTGATTCTGTCATGGGCTCAGTCAATAAAACTACTAATAAGATTATTGAAAATCTAATTAAAAATTATGGACAAGCTTTAGGTATTAATCCAGGTTTACCTATACCGAAAAAATCCAGTGATATGGATACTTGGCTTAGTAATATTAATCCCGACGCTGTATCATTAATGGATAGTAGTGTGCCAAATCCAGGATGGATGTTGGATGTTTTAAAAAATCAGTACACCCCAGGTAGGGTTTCAAACGGTGAGACGCTTGCAAGTAAATTTGGATTATGGAGTGTTACTGGTGCTAAAAATGGTTGGAATAGTAACTTTGGTAAAGATTATGAAGCAGAATTCCAAAAAAGAGTTAGAGAAAAATTGACAGATGTATACGAACTTAAAGGTAAAAGAGCAGACACGCTTGATGGAGGTAAAGTATCTACTCAGGAAAGTATCATAGACTCTTTAGCTACATATAGTGGTTTAATGAATCCTGCGGTTTATAGAGCTGGTAATCCTGCGTTTGGTCCTTTGATTATACCTAAAAATAATGCTAATATACCAGACGATAAAAAGGTTGCAAGATATAGAAAAGATATTGGAAGAGCATACCAAGCCTACACTAAATCTAATTTTGATATGACATTTGGCGGCCGTACTAGTGTAGATGGATATCAAGCAATTGCTGATAGATTAGGTATTCCTTTAGGTGGAGAAGCTCTTAGAGAAACAGTTTTAACAGATAGAAATGCTTTAAAAAGAATTAAAGAAGGTAGAACTTTTGCTGTAGGCAGAGCAGGTAAAGGTACGGAAGGAGCTAAACAAAGTACTGGTATCGCCAATCTTTTTGCTGCTGGTCGTAGTGCCGAGGTACCAGAGGGTGATCGTGGCAGATTCACAGATTTAGACGGTAATGAAGAAAAAAGTAAAACCATATTAGGATTACTAGCTAGTGGATTGAATTTTAGTAATAGATTAGGTATTACTAATAGACAATCTAGACTAGATTATGTTAAAGATTTTAAATTTGCTGATCTTTTACAAGATCCTATATACGCTAAATATGAAAAAGATCATTTAGATCCTAGTATCTCAGCCCTCAAACCTGTGTATAAAGTTTGGGATTCATTAAAAAATTATTTTGTTAAAGATGGTCTAACTACCGCTAGAATTATTGATGAAAATGCTTCTGGAGTTGTTAGTCGAACTCAAAAAAGTAAAAATGATAGATTTCTTATTGGTGGCAAACCGATAGGGGCAGAGAATTTCTTAGATAATTATGCAAATGCTTTGAAAGATGGTAAAGATCCTTATAGTTTAATTCTTGAGGGTGCTAGTATTCTCAAAGATGCTACAAAGGACGGAGGCGCATTTAGCTCAATAGTAGGTAAACCAACTCCTTTTAATAATAAAGAATTTATCTTAGCTAAAAAAGAAATACAAATGCAAGATCCGCTTAATAGAGCAAAAGGCGGTTCAATACCAAATTATTTCAGTGGTGGTGGCTCTACACTTGTAAACTATCAAGCCAAAGGGACGGATACTGTGCCCGCGATGCTTACTCCGGGAGAGTTTGTAATTAATAGGGCCGCTACCCAAAAACATCTTCCATTATTAAAATCTATAAATAATGGATCAATGCCTTCTAGCATAAGCGGTACTACATACGCCAGATCCGGCGGTGTTATACAAGCTAGGAACTATTTTGATGGAGGTCTTGGTAAGATGGGAAATCTTGCTTCAGGAGGTCTTGGCTTAGATTTATCGAGTGCTGAAGGTGTATTTAATACATTTATTAGAAACTTTAGTAGTGAAACTAGTGCTTTTGGTGGGCTTATTAATAACTTAGCTAGAGTCTTCCCTGCTCTTAGCGGACCTGTTAATAATTTTGGCAATCATGTTGATAAACTAGTTAATGCCCTTAATGGTCTTAAAAATATAGAAATAAAAGGACCAAATATTCCAGATACAATTAATGTTAATAGTGAGACTATTAGGGTCGAATTAATAGCACCACAAGATAGTAACTATAAATTAAGTGATGATGATAGAAGACAGATTACTCAGTCTTTAGAAACTAGACTAAAAGAATTGACTACATTAGGTAGATAAGTATTATATATTAAGGAATAATATTTTATGAAAATTAGAGACGAAAAAACAACAGTTCAAAATGTATCCATACAAAATGTAGGTGCTGGTGGAGCTAGTGTTTCTGTTAATGGAACGTCTTTAGACCCAGCTCCTTTTGTTAGTCTCTCTACAGATCAGTATCGTGTTGGGGAATTAATAGTTGGTGGAGTATTAAGCGTATCTCTTAATGGTACGATTTATACAGCTAGTGCTAGCAGTGGTGGTTTTTCAAATATAGCTGGTAAAGCAAACAATATATTAAACTCTGTAGGTAGCAGTGGGGATTGTGTAAATATTAATATTAATTGTAATGGAACAGTTTTAGTTAATGGTTTTGGTACTATTAGATCTGTTAGTGTAGAAGAGGGTCCAGATCCTACATGGACAAAGTTAGCTACATATAATATAGAAATAGAAATGTATCATAATAATGGCCAACTAGCTGTTAAACCTAATACGGCTGCTGGTAGTTATGTTACTACTAATGAGATTATTAAAGATGTCAGCGAAAGCGTTACCCTTAATGTAGATAATGATGGTTTTGCTGTAGATGACGCTAATGGTACTAAAGCAGGTAGGGCACATGCTAAATATAGTTTTAGTATTAGTGCTACAGGAGGTAGCGTAGGTTGTAAAGGTCAACTTTCCCAAAAGACTGGTATTGAGGCTGCTGAAGAGGTTGTGAAAAGACGTATAAGTAGTATTTCAAGTGGTAGTATCGGTACAGGCTTAGGTTCTCCTTCAGAATTAACTAGCCAATTAAACACCTATCATAGTGGTAGTAAAAAATTACATGTACGTAATGTTGATGCCGATCCTATTAATGGAAGTATGACGGTTTCTGGTGATATTATTTTAAGACCTAGCGGTTGCACACATCCTGAAGCTTTTATCGATATTACTGTTGATTCTAGGGCAGATAGTTCACAGGTGGGTAGAACTGTAACGGTGAGTGGAACTGTAGAAGGTCTATATAGTCATGATTTTAATTCCATTATAACTAATGGTACTTTTCATTCACACGGTGCGGATCGTCTTGGCTCGGCAGAAGGAGTGTATAATAGCATAAAAGGCTCTTTCGAAAGTATGGCTCAAACTTATTTAGAAGGAATTCTTAACGACACCAGCGATTGTACTAATGGAGGCTTGTTAGGTATCTGCGAAACTATCGTTACTCCTGCTGAATGTAATTTGAGAGAAGTAAATAAAAGTGTTACTAGGAATTTTGGTCAAGGTACTGTATCTTTTACTCATGAATATTCAACAGCTAGAAATTGTAGTATTCCTGGTGCTGCTAAAACAGACATAGAGATTAGTCATACTTATCCTACAGATGTTTTCGCAGAATTTACTATACCTTTTCGTGGTGGTGGACCACTACTGCAAAGTTTAGGCACAACGACAAAAGAAACGATATCTGTTAATGTTAATGTTACTGTAGACGATACAGGTTGCGAGGAGAGATATTTAACTTCTTGCGCTACTTCAAAAGCTGATGAAGCTGGGAATACAGAGGGTGCTGGTGGCTGGTATTTAACCCAAAACTCTATTACTAAAACAAACACAGGTTCTTTTAGAGTAACAAAGGAATGGACGAAACCAAGTAATTGTTAAAGGACATGCAAACGGAATGAAATCTTATAATATAGACATACAATCTCCTGAATGCTTATCTAATTCTAATGGTCGTATTACCATAAGGGATTTGACAGAGAATCAATCCCTATCTTTTACATGGAAGAACTTGCCTATTGACTCTAAAATAGAAAACAAAGGATCTATAGTTTCAAATTTAGAATGTGGTACTTATGATATAGATATATATGATTTAGAAAGCAAAAAAAATATTAATGAAAAGATAACTATAGAATGCAAGGATGTTCTGTCTTTAGATTTACTGCAAATAGAAGGGTTGCATTGTTATGAAGATGTTGGTCAAATGAATATTGCATGGTCTGGAGGCCAAGCTCCATATACACTATCTATAGGCTCGGACAACCATACTACTTATAATAATGTATTTTCTTATAATATATTAGCTAATCATACCTATTCTCTAACTATCAAAGATGCTAATGGGTGTTTAATTAATAGAAATAATATTACTAAAAATATTGATTTGCTAAACATTGATGTATATTGGGAACCTATTAGCCATTATGGAGGCTCTTCTGCTCATGTCAAATGCGAAATATCTGGGGGTAAACCTCCATATCAAATAGCATGGTTTATAGATGGTCAAGATAAGCCTATTATTGTCAATAAGTCAAAAATTACCGATACATTAGATTCTAATCATTATCTTATTACTGTTGAAGATAGTAATAAATGCAAAACAACAAAAGAGTTTTTTATATCAGAACCTTCTAATATAATGGTTAATTTAAAAACAAGTGCTGACTATCATAGTAATTCTTATTTTCCAGAAGAGGATGCTCAAAAGATCTATAATCTTCTGCTCTTTCCTGTAAAAAAAGATAAAATCAAAGATTTTCATAAAAAACTTAAAAGTAATAAGCTAGTATTAAATCATAAAAATCAAAAAATAACACAGAATATTGTTTTAGATTTTGATATAGTAACTATAAATAATATAGAATATATGTATTTTTATATTAGTCCTGGATTATTAGCTATTCAACAGGCCACATCTAAACTTTCTATAGGTGATGAAGAAATTACCTTACATCACAATCCTGAACTTAATAATCAGAATAAACTATTAATGGGTTCTATTATTTTAGATCAGAATTATGAGTATCTATTTCATGAAAACGATGTGGTTAACTTATCTAGTAATAATAATGATAAAATTTTAAAAACAAAAATTAAATATGCATATACTATGAGTGGTTTATATCTATCTCCTAATATATCAACTATTATTAATTTTTTACCTAATAATTCAGATCAAGTTTTGAATTTACTGAATCAAAAAAATGATTTAAAAATACAATGCTTAACTACTAAATCTAATAACAAATTAGGCGAAATATCTTTATATGTGAATGGTGGACATACCGATTCTTTACAAGTGGAATTAGTAGATAGCCATCATAATGCGTCATACCATCATATAAAAAATCATTATGTAAATATAAGCAATTTATCTTATGGTGATTACAAAATTAAAGTTTTTGATAAATTTAATACTGCAACAGAATATAATAGGACAATAATAGACGACCTACATTACCCTGTTAAAATTATGCAGTCTTTTCAAGAAGAACAGGCTCATGCTCAGCTAGAAATATCGAATAAATATAATATTTCTCATACCCTTTTAAATAAATATGACTCAACTCCTAGTAAATTATTATTTACATCTCCAGAATTCGAAAATGGGGTATTAATAAATATATCTCCATCTGAAGCTTATTTTGAGATTGTTGATGCGGACGGAAATAAGGTAGATGGTTGTGGTTATAGCGTTGTGGATTTAGATTATGGAAAATATACTATAACAGCTTTTCATGATGGTTATAAGACACAGACTAAAGATTTTTTTGTTAATAGTTCTAAGGATTTAGTAACAGTTTTATTAGAGAAGGAAGATTATGGCTTCAGCTAAAGCTTTTAATTGTGAAATTGCTAGTTTAACATGTAATTTAGGATTCGGTTCTAGCGAATCGAGTGTATCATTAAAATTAATAGAGCAACAAGAATGCGGAACATATAACGGCTCTTTGGGTTGTGTATATACTATTAATGTGGGAGGTTTTAATTTTAGTGGTGTTTTAGCAGACCATACTTACCAACAATCTTCCTCAGGATTAGTATGGGATGTTAGATTAACCGATGGTAGACAAAGCCTTAATAATGTCTCTGTTATTATGAACGACTATTATTGTAGTCTCGATACACCCAATCTAATTAATGTTTTAGCTCTGTTGGAACCATCTGTTTGTAATTTTGATTGCGGAGATTTTATGGCTTCGTTTAAAGATGAATCAGGTATACCCATGTTATATGTATTAAGAGCACTGCATCAACAGTCTGTCTTGCTGCCAGTTTGTGGAGCAACGTTAAGTCTTGATCTTTCTCAGGTCATAGCTATTTGCCCATTTTACTTACGAATTAACGATACAAGCTCTAATGTTTTAAATATTATAGATCAAGCCTGCAAAGAAGCTGGTTTTGATTTTTTTGTACAGATTGTTGGCGGAAATTTTGAGGTAGTTCCTATAAATAAAAAAGTTGCGCCACCTAGTGGTGCGTTAAGAACATTATTAAATACTATAGCTGCTAGTTCCTGTGGTGGTCAAGGGACTATAGACCATAGATATGGAGAAGAAACATCGTATGAACCTAGTAAGAAATTTGTTTTAGGAAATAAGGTACATTATTTAACACAAGTAGACAAAGATGGGGTTTGTACTGGTAATCCTGGTACAGATATTAGACCTCCTGTACCTGACGACGGAGTAGTAACCAGTGCTGGGTTTATTCAAAATAATAACGATATTATAACACCTCAACCCAAAATTATATAAGCGAAGGATTATTATGGCTTGTAATGTAAAAATGTTTTTTGGAGAAAGATTAACAGGTAATGGTTTTGAGGCTTACCTATCAGAACCAGAGAGTGTATTTATCGCAGATTTTGATTGTACCATGATATCTACCGCTCTTGGTATGGGCTTTACGGAGTTTGAATTAACTGAAAAAGAACTATTATCTACAGCTACTTTTCAAACATGGTGCATGTATATTTCTGAGACAAATAATAATAATCTCTATGGGCCACAGGTTTTTGATGCTTTAGGTTTAGATTTGGCCGAACTTAGAGAGATCACTGGTAAATTTTTTCAAGATATTATAGATAATAAAAATCCCACCTCTATCAATGCACATATTAATCAATTGGTTAAAGATGATGTTGCAGTTACAATGCCAAAATTAGAACAGGCGTTCAAGTGGATTAAAAATGTTCATGATAACTATTACGGTAAAACATATCTAATACAAATAGGGGATGCTAATAGTGGGGTTTGCATTAAAGATAAATTCGGGAATGCTCCTGCTTTCGACTTAAAAGCAGAGCCTGGAGGACTATATTATACTAGCGATTCGCCTTCTACAGCTGGGGCTTGGCCAAACCCAAATGTAAATAATATATTAGGACTACAGATTGGTCAAGAAACTCTTTTATTTCACGGTTCTGATAATAGAGTTGGTTCATTTTGTAGATTTGACGAAAAAGAAAATATAATAAAGTCGGGATTTGCAAATCTAAACTGGAGTATAGATCTTTCTAGTATTGATGATGGATCATTTGTTCAGAAGAATGATCAACTTTTTTTAAGTTGTTCTATAGATGAATCTATTTATCAGATAGATGGTGATCAGTATGTTAAAGTTGAAGTTAATGGTCCCCCAAAACTTAAATTACAGGCTGATGGAGAATTATGTGAAGTTAATTTAATGAGTCAGGGTGCTGTAGCATTAATGGCATTATTTGGAGATCAACACCCTGAATTATCTACAGCTTTAGGAGATACTTTTTGTGATGATCCTGATGACACTCAAGATGGTGCCCCAACTAATAGAAGTGCTTTTAATATTCTAAAAAGTAATAGACCGGCTGTTGTTCCTAGTCATTTTATATTACCTATGAAAAGCAATTTGTTTGTATACGGACCATGGAGTTATGTATCAAATCCTGTAGGTGGAACTATGGTAGATAATAATCAGGAGTTGTGCCCATGGAAATTTAGCGATGGATTTGATGATGGTTATGATAGAATGAATCAGTATGGTGCTCTTATTGCTCAAGATGGCCCAAGGGGTTTACAAAAACAAGAATCTGGCTCTATCACAGTACCTTCTTTACCTTCTTATAATCTTGGTTTTATGGTAGGTACTAATGCAGCTACATTAACAGACATTAATATTAATATAGGGGAAAGTGGTTATACAACTACTTATAATTTTCAAACATACACACCTAAGTTTGGAGAGCCCGGAAGAGCTTTAGCTGATTTATGGTCTAAGAGCTATCAATCAATGTCTTACATTAATAAGTTTTTCAAAGATCAGGCTATAGATTTACAAAAGTTAATAAATTCTACAGACCAGGAACTGTCTAAAAAAAGATTTTTTGATATTCCTAAAGTTAATCAGGATGGCATTAGTCAAGAAGATGGTGGAGATAATACTCCGGGTAGTGGCAGAAGTCCTGGATTATTACTTATTGGTTCGTTTTTTATGAGAGATAAAGCAACCAATGCTAGTGGAGGAACTGATTGTTCTGACGGCACAGCAGGGTTAGCTAGAGGGTGTCATGCTTGTGGGCCAACTCCACCACCGCCTCCTCCATTACCACCCCCATCAAATGCTTCTACTGGTAACATTCTACAGAACAGACCAAAAACAGAACTAGAGAAGGGCTACACTTGGGAACATATTAGAAAAAATACATTTCATCGTGTAGCGATATCAACACTTGATTTAATTTTTACGCCCATCAGTACTAATCAAGAAGGAGATGATAGGGCGCATCTACCTAGATTGACTATGTATCAAGATTATGAGTGTTCGCAGATGGAATTTAGTGATAAGCCAGTAGATACTCAGCCAGGTAGACCTCCATCGTCTAGACCAAGGAGTGAAATACCTCCTTTCCTTTTAGATTCTGCTTTAACATATGACCTACCAGTGAACCAACAGTATTTAAACGCTGTAACTTCTGAAACTATGTTAAATGATTGGGGAGATAGAATTAACGGCAGTACTAAAGGTTTTATTTGTCACTTAATTAGTTATGGTAATGATTTTGAAGATTTTAAATATAGTAATCAGGATAGTGATGAGGAAGCCAGACAAGCAGAAGAGAATTTTAGGTATAACATATTGAAAGGCCCATTAAGTTTGCAAGGTTGGGGATATGACACTTCCGGAAAACCTATACCTAATGCTGTCGATTCTGCAGAAGACACAGAGAAAGGCATGTTTAGAAGAAAAGGACTCAAAGACCAATTCTTAAAAGATTGGCTAGAAAACCCCAAAACGTGGCCTGCTGGACCCATTGATTTACGATGGGATAGAGAAAGAGGTGTTTGGGTAGCTCCCCCAGCTAATAAAATAGTAGTGGCTAGATTACTAGGTAATTTACAGAAATATGGTACTGTTGAAGCTGAATTAATTAATCCTACTGGTGGAGAGGTAGCTTTCTATGAATATTATGATATATGGGATGCTGAAGGTAGAAATATTAAACAGTCTATTAATAAAGCTAAGATAAAAATATATGATTATTTAGGAATAGAGCTTTGTAAATGTGATACAGTGTATGCTTACTATGATGATAATAGATATATTGTTCTAGAAAGTAGTAGAGCTTATCAAGACCCTAACGAAGCTTGCTGTCCTACTACCACACTTGCGACAGAACCTGTTTCAGTTGCAACACCCACTCCTACATCATGTTGGTGTAACCTTGAATGTTTACAAACATTAAAAAATTATAAAGAAGGTAAACATCAAGCACTAGTTCATAAAGCAGAAACTAATGGTCCAGATTGTTTACTGTGGGAGGATATAGTAGAATGTTTTACTCCACCTCCAAATTTTTATGAAAATCAAAATTAAGTTTTAAAAATGGAAACTTTCTTTTATCAAAATAAGGAATATTTTTTTCTTCATATACCTAAAACTGGGGGCAGTATGTGGAGGCATATGTTTGCTGATGTTATACCCGTAACAAAGAAGAAGCACGAATTTTTACAAGAAAAACTGAACGCTTATACCTTTACTATAATTAGAAATCCTTTAGATAGATTGGTTAGCGCCTTCTTTTATTTAAAAGTAGGAGGAAAAAACAAATATGACAATCAAGCTTGTATAAAATATCATTTGCGCAATATTTCTTTTAATGAATTTGTAGAGGCTTTATATTTAGATACAGAGCATTATTCTTACATTCATTTTATACCTATGGTAAATAGGATTGGTGATATAAAGTTTTTTGATCGTATATGCTTATATGATAATTTAGAAAAAGAAACTAAAGAAATGTATAAAATATTTCATAATAAAGAATTAGAAGGAAATATACCAATAATACTTAAAAGTAATCATAATAGATTTAATCTGTATTATGATAAAAAAACAAGGAAAATGACAGAGTCTATATATGAAGAAGATATATGTTTATATGAAACTATAAAAAAAAGACAACAGAATTAACTGCTGTCTTTAAATATATTATCATTTGCTTATAATAATATTATGTTTTAGGCTGCCATTTATACCAGCCATTATTCTTCATGTAATTACCTTCAGCATCTTTTCTTTTTGGAAAGAGAGTTCCACCTTTTTTATGTTGACCAAAGGAAAGAATTGCTCCACAGTCCATACAGCGTAATTCATAATATTCGTTGTCCTCGACAACTCTAACCACAAACTTAATGTTTTCAGACCCACATACGCCACACTTAGCTTCTCCAAAAATTTCTTGTATATTTGCTATTTCTTTGAAAAGCTCTTTTTGACCAGCTCCATCTAATTCAAATTCAAGCTTATCCCCTACTTTGTACTTTGCTTTCATAATAAACTCCAGTTGTTAACGTAACCCTTTATATTTTCTGGTATATCATCCACCTTTTGTTGATATGATGATAACTCTCTTATAACCCTTAAAGCATCTTCATGCAAGATATTTTTAACATTATCCTGATTTATTCCAAGATTTTTAATAATAGCTAAAACATCAATATCTAATCTTTTAGCTATTACATCTATAAAATTAATTTGATTGTTAGTTATTTTTGTGACATTATCTGCTCCAATATCGTCTTCTGTTGATTCTACAACTTCTTCAGCAGCTAGTACTTTTCTTAGCCTTAAAGCTCTTCTTAAAGATCTACCCTCAGCTCTAGTTTCTGCGACTGCCACAGGATGGTTACGGAATACTTTATCGCAATTACCCCAGTATACATCCGCAGCTCCATTTACGGTTCGAATCTTTAAGGCATCATCTAAAGAGCTATCATTTATATAATAACTTAAGGAGTGAATAACAGTGGCTCTTTTTTCATTGCTTGGTTGTGGAGATTGAACAACATCGGACGTAGACTCTATTATTGTGCAGTTCATAGCTTTTTCAAACACTCGCCTCAAACCATCTGTTGTAGGATTTCCTTGAATTTTTTCATCTTCTGATAATAAAGATAGAACATGATCTGTCCATTCAATATCCCAAATAGAACATTTATCTTGTGTAGTTTTGGTTTCTGTTTTGGTTTCTGTTTTTTTAGCTCTAGGCATTGTTATCCTCTATTTCTATAACTTTACTTACGGTATCGTTGATGTTATAAATAGTTTGTAATAGCTTATCACAAACAATCTTAGCTCTTGTCTTAGAGAAATCTTTCTTTTGCTTTACTCTAATCAGCTTATATCCTTTACCTATAATTAGACCAGTCTTCTTAGCATCATAGGTTATGTTTCTTTGTAAAACCTCTTCGCCCCACACAGACTCAAAATGTGAAGGACCATCTACTTCGATAGCTATATTCATAGTAGGTAGGAATAAATCAATCTGCAACTTTGTATTAACTAAGAATTGTTCTTTATGGAAATCTACTTTAATGCTATTATTTACTAAAAAGTTGAGTATAAAATGTTCCATCTTAGAACCCTTTTTACTACTTTCTCTCACAGCATAATTAGCTTTTTGTAGCATTTCATTTTTTTGTTGATCTGTTTTTTTATCCCATAATTTTTTTGACTGCTTCTTCTTTTTATCTATTGTCTTCTGATCTGCTTTTGACCAAGAATGTAAAACTCCTAGACCTATTTTATCCTTTTCTTCTTGAGTTCTAGACCTTCCCTTGGTAGGATGTCGGTGTGAACCATTTTTAAGAGCATTTTTTTGAGCTTGTGATTTGTCACGAATCGGTATTTTAAACTTTTTAGCATCTCTTAAAATTTTATTAGGATAAGTATTATACTCTTTTGCTATATACTGAAAGCTTTGATCTTCTCCGACATAAATATCTTGTATTAATTTTTGTTTTGCCGTTTCGTTAAGTGAATTATAATTTTTCATTATTTAATATTTCCCCTATTTGATACTTTATGTCTATTAATGTTTCTTGAGAATTTATATAATTTACATGATTGTCTATATTTTGCTTATCAAGTAATACGATATATTGTTTATTATAATCAAGATCTACTAATGTTTTAAAATCTTTATGATTTATTACTAAAATATATTCGTTAACCATTTGTCCTATAAAAAAAGAATGGAAACAACTAATATTCATATCAATATAATTAAAATGATCAGCAATTATGCAAGCTTGGCCATTTTCTATTCCTTTATAGGTATTTATTATATCTTGATCTTCTGGATTAATAGATTCTTTATAGAGGAACATTGAGTCTAGTCCTTTTGATACAGTTTCTTATTTTACTAAGATCTTTTATTTCATATAAGTGACATATATTTTTATTAATTTTATATGGTTTAATTTCTATGTCGTGTTCTATTAATGTGTTTATAATTTCAAATAAATACATATTATTGGATACATAATTCTGAACAATATTCTTACACTTATCAAAACTTTTTTGATTTATGTATATGAATTCACAAGCTTTATTTTCTAAATCATAAAAAACAAATTTAACCCTATCATTGTTTATTGTGCAGCCTATTTTAGATTTAAAATTACTATTATTATTAACTATTATAGAGTTATTCTTAATCTTAGTTTTACCCAGTATTTCCGTATCAAAAAACATTTCTACATTCATTATAGCTAAAGAAGAAGAGTTGACCATTTGAATAGCTTTTTTAATAGCCGTTCCTATATTTGATGTTTGATTAGAATTATAATTAAGATATTTAACCCTAGAGCTAATAATACTATCTAAATATTCCCAAGATCCTACTACAATAATTTTAGATCTTTTATAGGAGTTTAATATATTTTTGATTTGAAAATCTAAATATTTTTGTTTATATATTTTTTGCATATATAGACTATGTTCTGATACAGAACCGATAGAAATGATAAAATTAGTATTTTGATTCATTGCTTTATAGCTTCTATATAATATTCAAATATATTAATATATTTTTTTATAGTAATTTTCATACCCTGATCTTTAAGATATTGCAAAATGTCTCCCATGTTATGGATAGATTTTTTATCTGGATATATAACTTTCTTAATAGTTTCTGTTGGCATCATATCAAAAGTTACCGCAATACAAAGCTGTTTTAGATCTAAGCTTTGTATATATAAAACACCGCTTTTTTTAATTTTTGAGCATATTTTACTCAATAGAACAGGAACGTCTTCTGCTATAAAATAATCACAGGTATCTTGCAATATTACCGATTCTAATGATTCTGATTCATAATTATTAAGATTGTCGATATTTTCATACGAACTATTCGACGGCTGCAATTCTTGTTCAGTTACGTGAAAAAAAATAGATTTTTTATTATTCATAGTATTGAAAAAGTTTCTTATAAGTTTTAAAGATTATTTCTGACCATATATCAATATTATTACCTTGGTCTTTTTCTAATATTTTATGATAGGGTTCAGACCACGAGGTAGCAATTTTTTCATTTAATGCCACTTTATATGTACAAGGAAGTGAGTATGCTTGTGTTTCTGTGATATTTTTAGGTTTTATATCATGTTCAATTAAAAGTATAGGTATATGAAATTGTATAGAAATATTTTTACATTTTTCATGAAATAAAATTTTATTATTACATATAATCAAATGTGGAGAGTCTTTACCAAAATATAGTTGATCAAAATTTAATAAATTATGTCCAAGCTTTTTAATATTTTGCTTAAAGATCGATTGGTCTATTTCTGTCCATATAATATTAATATGATTATTCTTGTCCAGATGTTCTCTGGATAATATACCACTTATTGAATTCATTTTAGTAAGCCTTCCACAAAAGCTTTTTCAGAAAACATTTCTCTATCAAAATTATTAATCTTATTGCTTTTTTCTGTATTTTTTGTTTCGTACGCCAGTCTCATTTGCTGTTGTATAGAATTTAAAAATGGTTCTCTCCATTTTTCATATACAGTAAAAGTATTTTCTATATAAAAGTCTTTACTGTACACATTAGTTAATAGGCTGTCTATTACAAACCCATTTTTATTATTAATGTATGTATTTGGACCAGTATCTTTGTTAACTATCGTTAGATTTTTAAATAACATTGACTCAATAGCTGAAGCACCAAAAGCTTCTGCTTTACACACATCTACATAACAGTCACATTGGTTATGTAATCTCATTATATATTCTTGTTCATAATATCCAATTATAATTTTTGGTATTTGTATATTTTTTTCCTGAATCCTTAATGCTTTTTCTACTTGCTGTATATCATAAGCTACTATATGTTCTGCTTCTTGATTATCAAATCCATCAATATCTGTTTTAATAACTAATTTAACATCATCGTGTTTTTTGAACTCCAAAAAAAATGCTGCTAGCAAAGCTTTTAAATTATTTTTATCTTGATGTTTAGCAATATAATAAAAAACAAAGTCATTATTTTTATCATTAAATATAGGGTCGTAATCTTGATCGAATTTACTTAAATCAAATGGTTCTGGTAAAATATTAATTTTAGTTTCACAACCAGCATCTATCATAGACGATCTAGACCATACAGACGGAGTAATAACTTTATCCATCATATTTAATCTTTCCACCCATCCTGTATGACCTATTCCATATGTATCTATTTCCGCTATTGCTACATTTTCTCCAAAATCGTAACGGTACTCAAAACAATTAGGATATCCATGTTGGATAACCATATCATAAGATTTACTGCTATTTTCTTCAAATTCATTATAATCTTTACCTGCTTCATTACCATAGTCCAAGTAGGGAGTAAAATAGATAGGACGAATAGATAGGTTAATATCAAAATTATAACCTAAAGCATCAACATATCTTCTGGCGGATCTACCTAGACCAGTGTTCTCTTTATACGGACCTATGTACAGTATGTTTTTCATGTTAACGATAATCCAAGAAATCTCTGTTTGTTAATATCGAAATATCCTCTAGCACTTTATTTAAATTTATTTTATTATTAAACCACATTTGTAGAATATTTACGGCCTGTTGTCTACCGAACTTAACAACCTCACTATCATTCATTATATAGCCAGTATTTAAAGAGCGTATAATTTGTTGAATAAAAAATTGTTTCTTAAGGTGGGGCTCTTCTAAAACATTATCTATTACATAATAAACAAAGTCTCTATTAGAAGCAAGGTCTGGCATGTCCTTATTTAAAGAGTCAAAATATTCTTTACTAATAGGTGTCCATTTTATTTTACTTTTGGGAATACTATCAAAGATATTTTGAAAATTATTTGCTGTAATATCCCAAGAGTGTTTTTCAATAACATTTTTTCTAATTTTTGTTTTTAATTCTCGCCTTTGTATTAAATCCATGTCAATATAATTCTGTAAGATATCCAGACAATGTTTGTCGTCAGGATATACTCTATCCGCACCACTTTCTTGTTCAGTAAAGTCACATTTAATATCTACTCCAAAACCATCAAGATCGTTTATTAAGTCTAACATAGCTCCATGTTTTACAGAAATAAAGGGTGTACCGCAAGATGCTGCTTCTAGTGGGGGTATACCAAAACCTTCACATATAGAATATTGTAAATAAATATCCATAGCATTATAAATCTTATGCATATCTGAATCTAACAATCCATTATTTACATTACATATGGTAAGCTTTTTTTGTTTACAATAAGGACATACACATACCTCTCCATGCCATAACATAGGAGACCATTTAGAACAGCTCTTACATTTATAAGAGAATAATACATTATTAAAAACTTTATATCTTAATAATAATTCTGGAATATCCCACCCCTTACCTTCTGGATAGCTTGTGTGTAGATATAACAATATTTTTTTATTAGGATTTTGTTTTTGTAGTTTCGATATAAGTTTTAAAGTATTGGGTATTAATTTTCTTTTCGCATTTCTCATTACGCTACCAACCACAAAAGTATCAAGCTCTATAGATAGTTGTTGTCTGCAAGAGGTTTGGTTTTTTGGTTTAAAAATATTTGTATCTACAGAATCTTTAACCACACCCTTAATATCTAAATCATATTGTTGAGAAAGTTCTTTTTTAGCCCAGTCTGTATGTGTTAGTAATGTGTCGCAATGCTGCATGGCAGATAGCCACTCTTGCTTGAGAGGTAAAGAATCTATAGTTGGGGCTAAAATCCAGTGAAATTTATTTCTAAAAACAGAAGCTTCTTGATATATAGACATAAAGATATCTCTAAAGTCTACGACTACATCAGGTTTAAAATCAGCTAAAACTATATCAAAACGCCATTGACCAAATTGGTTAGTAAAATTAGCTTGATAGGATTCATGTCTTTCATCTGTTTTAGTAACTGCATTAGGATATATTTTCCATTTTTCTTCTTTAGGAATGTCGCAACTTCTGTAGCAAGATAGCTCGGCTATTTTATATTTATTAGAATCATAAAGCCTAGAAAGTAAAGACCTTGTGTAGTTACCATATCCAGAATTAATATGGCCAGATTCAGTACAGAATAATACTTTGAGTTTTTTATTATTAGGCATAAATAAATTAGTCTCTATAAAAAAAATGTGCGGAAGCCCCCACAACAAGACTTCCGCACTCACCACAGCAACCTATATTAGAAAGCTACGGCAGGTTCTCCACTACTGTCCTGACTAGTCTCCTGACTATCTTTTTTGTTAGCGCCAGAAGACTTAGAAATCTTCTGAATTCTAGCAAAATTATTTACCCTAACTTTCATTGTGGATCTTTTGATACCATCTTTTTCCCAGGAATCATTTCTTAATGATCCTTCGATCATGACTAAATCTCCCTTTCGGAAAGAATTGCCAATAGCTTCAGCGCCAGTGTCCCAAGCTTCGCAATTAACAAAGGTCGTAACCTTATCCTGCTCTCCATTATTCTTAGTAAATTCTCGTGAAACCGCTACGGTAAAATTAATCACAGCAGTTTCCCTGCCAGAAGTATTAACATATCTAAGTTCAGGGTCTCTAGCTATGTTACCTCTCAAAATTACTAAATTCATAACAACTCCTATTTTTATAAAACAATGTAAAAGTCTCAATTGACAACATATGTTATTATAAGCTTTTCTAAGGTTGAGTCAAGCCTATACTTGCCAGCATTTCTTCACTATAAAAGAATCCTTATCCTTGGACCTATCTAATTTTAATATTAAAGTATTACCTTCCATTAATAAATCTTTATATTTTGTATATTCTTCTGGAAACACAACAAGATCAGAAACTCCAGTAGAGTCTTCAGCTTTAACAAAAGCCATTTCCTGACCTGGATTTAAACCCCTTTTGGTTTTGATAACATTTATATCTACAATTTCTGCTCCTAAAATAGGCTGTTTAGGGCAGTTGTTTTTTAATAGATCTTTACATTCTGCATTAGCCGTATATATATCACAACCATCAATTTTATGACAGGTTAGAGATATACCTAAATAGAATCTTTCATTACTAGCTAACCATTCTGGACTATCTTCTAAGTTGTAAGGCGGCTTATTTATACTATTGATGATAGATAATACTACATTCTTTCTCTTAGCTATCAGCTTTTTTTCTGTATTATCTATTAAGATAGCCAATGCTTTATCTATATCAATTTCTTTATCAAAAATTTTATTTAGTACAGACAGCTCTCTGTCGGTAAGACTATTTAAGTTTTCGTAGTAAAATAACATTTTATTTCTAGATATAGACAAAGTATCTATAGCTCCAACAGATATAATAGCTTTTGCTGCTGTAGAGTTGATATGTTGTAAAAATTCGCAATATAACTTACCGAATCCCATATTTTTTAAATTAATATTATTTAATATTTCTGTAATTTTTTCATAAACTGAATCACCAACACCTTTAATATCAGTAAGACCAAAATAGATATTATTATCGTCTTGATCTATAAAAAATTCTTTTGATGGTTTTCGAATGCTAGGTTTATAAACATCTATACCCATTTGGTTAGCATTATTGACTAATTCTTGAATTTCTTTTAAGGGATCTATTTTATCTTTAGCAAATTTCATATATGCTGCAAAAAAATGTTTAGGAAAATGAGCTTTTATATAAGCAGACAAGTATGCATTATAAGCATAACTAACAGCATGACTTTTATTAAAACTATATCTTTGACTTTTTTCAATCCATCCAAACACCTGCTCAGCTTCTTCTTTTGATAATATTTTAGCGGATGCTGTTTTTTTGATAAAAATCTTTTTAATCTTTTTCATTTCTTCTGGTTGTTTCTTACCGATAGCTTTTCTTAATTTATCAGCTTCGGTGAGATCGAAATTAGCAACACACTGACATATTTGCATAGCTTGTTCTTGATAAACCATTTCTCCATAGGTGGTTTTCAATATAGGTTCTAATGACTCATGGAAAAAGTCTACTTCTTCTTCTTGATTTTTTTTATCTATATAATGATTGCTAACAGACTTACCATCACGATAAGCTTCTAGACATCCCGGCCTCATGATACTTATCAAGGCAGAAAGCTGCTCTATATTGTTAGGTTTTAATTTCTTAGACATCATCTGACCTAGTCTAGATTCTAACTGAAAGCAACCCTTAGTATTCCCTTCAGATATTAAATTCCATGTTCTATTACAGCTTAGGCAAATATTTTCTAAACTAATATCTAAGTCAACGCTTCCGTCTTTTCCGACAGGAAACTCGCAAGCACAATCTGCAAATGTTATCGTTTTCATGAACTAAAAGCGCCTTTAAATTGTATCTTACTGCTTAAATTTTTATGCAGTCTTAAGAATCTAATTAATATTTTTGCACAATCCTCAACATCTTTAATTGCATCATGAGCATTATCTTTGCTTAATCCTAGATAATCTCTCATATTATCTAAAGATAAAGATCTAACTTCGGAAACATAACTCATCCACAAGAACATAACATGCATTAAATCTATCTTGTCTCTAGGGTGAAATAAACACGTACTTTTTTCTTTATTAACATTATCATATTTTACACTTAATCTATCTACAATTGGCATATCAAATCTTAATATATTATACCCACAAGCAATAGGTGCTGTAAATTGAGATTTTTTACCCCCATTAGCTTTTGAGTGATATTTATCTAAATACGATACGAATTGAGACCAAGCATGTTTCTGATTAGGGTATTGCTTCCAATCAGATAATACCTGTTGAGCCGAGATAGCTTTCACCTTACCGTGCCATTCTAAAATATCCGAGTCGGTATAAGGATTATCGCAAGACTCATCTTCCAATTTTTCAGGTTTAAGCATCACATTAAACTGTGAATTTTTAACAATATCTAGCTTTATAGGATCAACAATTACCGCAGATAACTGAACCGGACTACAAACAGAAGGGTTTATCCCATCTGTTTCAAAATCAAAAACACAAATTTTATTCCTAATCATTTATTACCTCCACCTTTGCTTTGTATTCAAAAAGTATTTTGTTGTTATCCTGTAATTTTAACGCATTACATTCAATTTGGCAACAGTTCTTTTTTATTTCAGTAATTTTTAAATATTCTAATTTATTGTAAATAAATCTTTGACCCACTTTTACATTCTGGAATTCCATTATAAAGCCTTTATATTCAGTAAATTTTTAGCTAACATGATCTTATCCAATAGGGCTATGCCTAAAATATCGAATTTTATAACACCAATTGATTCTAAGTCGGACATTTCAAACCCTGCTATATTTTGATTTGTTTTTTTATCCCATATCATTGGACATATAGAGTTCAAAGAGTTATTGGCTATAGCTATACCAGCAGCATGTTTTGATTGATTATATTTAGAGCCCTCTAACCGAATAGCTTGCTCAAATCTTTTTGCTAATGGGCCTTGTAGCTCACCATCATCATTTAAATGGCACCATTCTTTTAGTTTGTCTCCGTTATTTTCTAGAGCCCATCTAATTATGGATGCCCCACCATTCCCATCTTTCATTTGTTGCAATTCGTCAGCTATTTTTGCTTCATCTGGAATATTTTTTGTTATTTTATTCATTTCTTGGAAAGATATGTTGCCGTAAACCCTTAAAACTTCCTTCAAAGCTCCCCTGCCTTTTAGAGTATTAAAAGTAATCATTTGAGAAACTTTATCATATCCATACTTATCTTTAATATAATTAATAATAGCTTCTCTATGCTCTATAGGTACGTCCACATCAATATCAGGCATTGATATATGTTTATCGGTGTTTCTCCCTGTATTATAAAATCTTTCAAAAATTAAATCATATTCAATAGGGTCTATAGCTGTAATACCTATAAGGTACGACACTAGACAACCAGCAGCACTGCCTCTACCCGGTCCTGGCAAACAATCAATTGATTTAACATAATCAACGATATCTTTTACAATCAAAAAATAACTAGACAAATTTGCTTTCGCTAAAACATCAAGTTCTTGTTTGATTCTTTCTACATATATTTCATGCTTTTCTTTTGGTACTTTGTTTTGTATTTTGGACCGCCAGCCACCCCTACATAACTCTCTAATATAGTCTATAGGCGTTTGTTTATCTGGGCATTCAAAATCTGGTAATTGTGGAGATTTTAAAATATCATAATCCTCACACATATTATCTATTTTTATAGTATTTTCAAGTTCTTCTGAATCATGTAATTCATCCATTTCTTCTGGTGATAATATGTAATATTTATCAGAAGTAAAAAAGGTAGACAATGCCACTTCTTGATTATTTAAAATTTTATTTGATACATCGGGGAGTGTCGTCTTTAGAGAACTACATAGTAACACTCTTTGATCTACAGCGTCTAGAATATCGCAATAGTGTGCGTCTATAGTGGCAACTCTAGGAATATGCTTTGACTTAGAAAGATCTCTTAATGACTTTCCTATAATCTGTTGATGCTCATTGCCTGCGTCCATTAATTGTATTTCAATAAAAAAATTATCTTTACCAAACACATCTTGTAGATTAGATATATGTTGCAAAGCTTTATTTTCCCAATCGTCAATCATGGCTGCCTTATCAAAACTATATATCTCATTAGCTAGCGTAGAACCGGGATGTCCCGAAATACAAATAAGGTCTTGATTATTTATATACTTTTTTAATATATTTAAATCAATTCTAGGTTTATAGTAAAAATATTCTTCGCTATTAGATACAGAGACTATCTTAATAAGATCTTGCCAGCCATCATAATTTTTAGCAAGAACTACTAAGTGTGACAAAGATCTATTAGTTTTATCCTTAATGGTAGCGTCAGCACTAATATATAATTCGCAACCTAATATAGGCTTAATATTATTTTGCTTCATAGTTCTATAAAAATCTATATTACCAGATATAGTGCCGTGATCAGTAATAGCGCAGGACTTGATATTAAGACTAGCGCATCTTTTAGCAATTTGCTCAGGTTTAGATATACCATCCAATAAGCTATAATGCGTATGTACATGTAATGGTGTGTACATTAATTAAACCTCTCCTGGGGCTTTGTATGTGTCTACAGAATGTCCTGGGGCAGTGTATTTTTCTACTACATAATCCATACCATTCACATCATTGTCGTGTTTAATCTGTTCGCATTGTGTCATCAACTCATCCTTATGTGTAACTTGACGATCTCTATATTCTATCATAGGAGATACTGTCTCGTCTTGCAAAAAATTGTTCTTTCCAAAATGACATAATTTAGTACATTTCCATGTTTTCTTTAAATGAGGACTCTTACTATTTTTTATTCTATTGAATTTTTCTCTAATCATATATTCGGCAACAACTGCGTTGTCATCATTATCAAAGCATATTGAGAAAGGACCACCATCATTCATAAAATTAATTGTCATAATAATATGTTTAAATTCTGGAAATAATCTATGTATAGCATAATGATATATCCTTAACTGAGGATCTTGTTCTAACTTTTCTTGAGTTTTTTCTTCTCCAGTAGCCCAGTTTAATCTTTTACCAGTTTTCCAGTCAATAATTTCTAAGGTATCATCAGACACCTTAGTTATCAAGTCTACGGTGCCTTTAATAGATAGATGGCCTTCTAATTCACCCTCAACTGTATCATATTTATATTTAGCCCAAGGTTTATCTATAGATAGGTCGAAATGTTGTTCAGACCTAAAAACATCTCTTAATCTAGGATCAAATAATCTATTATTACCTGTTAATGTTTTCCTTACCCATTCTATACAATCTGTACGATCTTTTTGAAACCATTGATGGTTAGTAAATCTAGAGGTATAATAATCGTATACAGCATTACATAAATATAAGACATATTTATTATCAAACATATCGCAAGTATTTAAATCTATAGCTCCTATAATTTCATCATCAATAGATACTTCCTTATCTTGTATACCTTTTTTCATAAGGGCTAATATTTCTAATACCTTATGGACAATTGTGCCCTTGTCTGCTTTTTTATTAGAGGAACCTCTTCTACCAAGAACATATTCAATAAAATATTGTTGCTCGCACATATTATGCGTACCATAAGAAGAACTTCTAAAGTATGTAATTATAATGGTATTATCCTTTGTTTCTCTAGGTAGTTTTTAATTAATTGATGTGTTTCTACAATTGGTAGCTCTTGATTATTTATGCTAAAATCAAAGTTTGACTGATCATATTTATCCACATCTAACGCTATTTCGCTTTCGTGTTCAGAATGATATAAATTCCGGTTGAGTTTGATAACTACACCTTGAGCATTCTGAACAGCTTCAACCTCGTTAGGAAAACGACAATCCGCGACTAATGCTAGGGGGAAATTTTCTTTTTTGATTTTTCTAATAGTAGCATCTGCCCACACATTGTGCTGCATTCTCCTAAAGACGTCTGTACCGATATACTGCAATACTTCTCTAGCCGTCATTTTAGCGTCAAGTCCCGGCCATTTACAATCCACTATTTCGTTTTTATTTGCATCTGTTCCATAACATTGCCTATCTGTTAGACCGAATATATCTATACATAGTTTTTTTAATGGGTCTGCAAAATTATATATTTTAAAGGGGACTCGGTTTTCACTTGCATCTAAAATATACCCATTTTTTTCCCAGTATTGTTTTTCAAATTCTTTACCAATATATTCACAAGAGGTAGTTTTCCCAGATTGTTTTCTACCAGCCATAGCTATAATTTTACACATGGAGTTTTCCTATTTCTGGTTTTATAATATTTTGAATATCTTTCACTTTCATTTCCCCAATATCTGTTTCTAAGCAATCAATAGTTTTAGTATTATATGTTCTAGAGCATTTTTCAGTAATTTTTTTACCACCTTCTAGGCCCGCTTCGTCTGGATCTAATGCTATAATAATAGACATAGCACCAGAACAATCTAAAAGCATTTTCTGCCTATCGCTCATAGATGTTCCAAAAATAGCAACAGAATTATGAATACCGGCCTGCTCTAATTTCCAAACATTACCAGGACTTTCTACTATAATAGCTACGCCACTTTCTATTATATGTTTTTTAGCAAACCATAGATTATATAGATGGTCTTTTGATTTAAAATCTTTATTATGTTTCCATTTAGAATATTTCCAAGCGTATTTACCAGTAACACAATCTGATTTTGGGTTATGAAAGTAACCACACTTATCACATTTATTATAGATACTTCTACCTGTACAGCCAACCATATTTGTATAATCTTGATTGTATATTGGGACAACAACCCTATTAAACATCTCTTTTTTAGGGTTAGAACATAGTCCTACATCATATTTGTCTAATATTTTGGAACTAAATCCTCTATCTAGGTAATATTGAGATGGTATATTAAGAGTGTTACGAATAGTCACTCTAGTAATACTAGGGGCGTGTTTAATATCAGGTGTTGATATTGTATGAATATGTCGTGAAAAATTATTCTTTTCTTTATTTATATTAGAAACATTGATGTCTTTGAAATCTTTTTTAAGAATTTTTAAGGCAAGCTCTACAGTTTTAGAAAATGGATACATTTCATCACCTGCTTTTTGCCAATTCATTTTACTAACAGATAAAATGCCTCTCATAAAACCTATAATAGAAGGCTGAAAAATCTTTTCGCAGTGATGTGTACGACATACCCAATTACCAACACTATAATCATAGTTTCCATCAACACCATGATATAAATTTAGGGCAGAAGGATTATCTCCACCATGAATAGGACAGCTCATTGTGATCATTTTACCATTATGAACACAGTCTAAGTCTAATGAGTCACAAAACTCTTCTATATTACTACAAAGGTCATCGCAGATATTCTTTATTTCTGTCTGACTATATGAACGGTATGTCTTCTTTTTCATCAATTTCATTATTATTAATCTCAAAATCTTTATCTGGGTTATTTGCTAATTCTAATTTTGTTCTGCCTTCTGTAATTTGAGCACACCAGCCCTTCATATGACAATTGATATAATCATTATCATCTAGACCAGCACCATGTCTGCTCACAACTGGTAATAATTTTCTATTACCTCCGGTAGGACCGTCTTCTGCAATTTCTTCATCACTCTTTCTTTTAAAAATACTAAAATTACTACATAGCCAAATAATTCTATCAGAACCAGAAGCTGTATCAGTACTTTCTTTTGTTATACCATCCCTATTTAATTGAACAAAGGCCACTATAGGTATTTTATACTTAGTTGCAAAATTATGTAGTTGGGTCATCATAAAACCTAAAACTTGATATTCTTTCATATCTTGACTAATGCCCTGACTATCCATAAGTTTCAGATAATCATAGAAAATCACACAGTCCTTAGCTGTGCCGTCATCATTAAGTCCAACCTCTTTTATTAACCACCTTCGCATAATAGAAACTTGTTCTTCGAAAGGCTTACCCGCTATAGGTTTGTAATACAGTCTGGTATTCTTTAGTTTTTCTGTAGCTTCATAGATCTTTGCTTTTAAATCACTAGAATTTCTAAAACCGCCAGTTTCTATATTAGATATATCTATTTCTGTCATCATAGCTAAAATTCTATTTATATGGTCCTCAGTTGTCATTTCTGTATCCATATTTAAAACAGGTATACCTTGGCTAGCTAAAGCAAAACCCATATTATCAGCCAGTAGTGTCTTGCCAGTTTTTGGTCTTGCTGCTATAACATTAACAGTACTTCTACGCAAACCTCCACCTATTGCTTTGTCATATATAGGGAATCCAGTAGAAAGACCAACTTGATCAATCGGATTTTCTTCTAGATTTTTAATATAATCTTCTATGTTTTTACCTATAGCATCAGGTTCATTATTCCCATCGCCTAATAATTGACCCAAATCCAGAACTTTACTTTCTGCTATATTAAGTATATCATTAATAGACTCTGTGCCAGATATATTTTCTACATCTGTTTGTGCCAATTTTAATTGTTCTGCTATAGTTTTTGCAACTTCAAGTTTTTTAATTTTTACAGCAAATTTTCGAAGATTGCTTTCTTCTACGGGAAACATTAGGATTGCTTTAATGTGTAGTGCTTCTTCTTTGGAAGATATAAATTCCGAACAGCCTAATTCTTGAGCAGCGGAATATATAGAAGCTAAATCTATACTAGAAGTATTATTTTGTTCATAAATATGCTTAATGCAATTATAAATTATTTGATTACTATCTATAGTAAAGGCATTGCTAGATAGAATATCAGCGATATCTAAGTAAGCGTTTTCGCCATATCTACACAGACCAGCTAGAACAGCTCTTTCTGCGGATGGGTCTGATAATATACTGTCTTTCATTTGATTACCAAAGTTTAACCTGAGTTAGAACAACATTTGTTACATTTATATCTATCGACATCACCATGCAATAGGCTTGAAGGAATTTCTTCTTTTTTACCACAAATTCTACAAGTGACTGAAATTTTTCTTTGCTTAGGTCTTCTTTTCATGGGTGGTTGCTGATATAATTTTTTGGAAACCTTTGAACTTTCCTTAAACATTTGACTTTCTGGCATATCCACAAACTTATTGACTCTTGTGCTTGTAGTTTTTTTTGCAGCACTTGCGACATTTTTACGGCTAGAAGTTGCTTTTGTCGTTTTCTTTTTTACTACTCTTTTTTTGCTGCTTGGTTGTGTTTTAGGTTCTTCATCTTCTTCTTTGGGTAATAGGCTACTTAAAATACCAATTAATTGTTTAATTTGATCAGGATCTTTTAGGATATCTTCAGGATTGTTTGACATTGTACACCTTGTTTTTTTGAATTGATATTAGTATATCTGATAAATTTTTTAAACCATTGGATAAATACGACAACCTATCCATCCTTTGCTTTGCATATTTTTGTATTTTATAAAGAGTACTGGCCTTATCATTATTTTTAACTGCTTGATAAAATTTTTCTATATAACCATAACCTTTATAGTTATTTAATTCATCAGCAATAACCATTTTAGTTGTGTCTTCTGCCCAATTATGTCTTGCTATTTCTCTATTTAAAGTTCTTTGAATGTGAAAAGACATCTGCCCTAATCTGTAACAAATTTGAGCACAATCTTCTGGAGTAAGTCTTTCTATTACATCTCTAGACATAGTTAAATATTGATGTATTTCATCTGATGTCTCTGTATTGCTTTGATGGGAGGGCATTCCAACAGATTGCTCATATTCATCTAAAATCTTATCCCAATATTCTAATTCTTCTTTGCTTGTTTTATGCATTTGTAATAATCTCCAACCACTCTGCTTCTTTATTATATGGTAGCTCAACATAAGCTAAATTATTAATGTGACACCACTCTTGTTTTTCCCTATCTCTTTTTTGCTGTTTAAAAAAATCTAATTTAGTTCTATGATAAAATGGAGTAAATTCATAATGTTGTTCTCCATGAACTTCTATACATTTTTTAGTTAAAGGAATAAAAAAATCCATATATAATGTTTCAGATTTACGTATTCGTATAGGAATTTCTTCTAATATTTGTAATGTTGGGTATATCTCTTTTAATATTTTCCGAGCTGTTAAATGAAAAGCAGATTTATTATTTAAACTACTTTTAGCAGTCAAAGTGGATAATGATATCTTACATTCATATCCATCAAGACCAACAGTATTCATTTTATACCCATAGTTTCTTTAGTTGTTTCTAGTATTGTATCATATGCATCTGGATTGTCAACAAAAAACTTACGAAGTTTTTCAGTTCCTTGAAATTTTTTCTTCTCTCCGTCTATATCAAAACTATACCAAGCACCACCTTTGGCAATTATTCCGATATCAATAGCAAGCATCATGATTTCTGTAATCTTATCTATACCATCCCCGTATCTAATATATGATGTTGTAGTACCTCCGGGAGGGCTTAAGGCAGAGCAAAGAACTTGCCATTCTACCGTTTGTCCTATTTGAGTATTATCCGTTAGCGTCCAAGGTTTAAATGTTTTAGCTCTCATTTTTATATCTGTTTGATAAGCTATAGCTTGACCGCTTTTTTCTTTAAATTCAGCTCCGTAGCCAGTGGGGTTACCCATAAGATGCGTAATACCTATAACTACATTTTTATTTACAGGAATTACATTAGCAACTTTACGGCAAAATTTTGCTAATAACTTTGCACCATCAGCCCTTTGCATTTTATCCATATCGCTAGTGATTTCTGCGGCTGTGCATATCGCAGAATATGAATCGATAATTAAAATTGATCCAGGTTCCTCATTAATAATTCTTTCAGCTATTTGAAGATATTCCTCGCCATGTAAGATTTTGCCTTCTTGAGAACCTATAATATCAAACCTATCCATATCCAAGTCTTTGATACCCTGTAGATCTCTTTTTTTTAGTCTACCTTCTATATTTAGGTAATACACATGCCTTGGTTTTTTTAAAGATCCTTGATATTCGCTTTTCTGTGCTGTTGCTGCAAAATCCAAGGAGGTCGTTGTTTTCCCACACTTAGGTTGTCCAGTTAAGACACAAAAGCTACCTTCTGGAATTCCACCACCCAGTACCATATCTAAAGCTGGACTTAGAGGGATGACAACAGATTCTCTATCCATTAAGGCGCTAGCACTTTGTATAACTTCATTGCCAAAATTTTTCTTTACATCATCTTTAAGTGTCATTTTATTCTATCTCTCTAAGTTTAGATATTATAGATTTACTATTTGTATCTTTCTCTTTCCTAAATTCATTGTTTTGTATCTTGCGCGTTTCGCTGTAGTCTACATCCTTATGTACTTGCTGACCTAAAATATACTGCTGTTCTTCTATGATAGGTCTTAAATGCGGAGCTCGCAAAGAATAAATTTTACGAGCCCTATCATGTTTCAGAGCTTTAATAATAGCTTTTGCGTCAAAATCTTTAAGTAATTTATGTGCAGTAGCTATTTGACTTCTATAAAAATTAGACCATTCTCTGTTTGTCCAAAATCTATAGTGTAAATCTTTTTTATCCTTAAATGCTTTATTCTCACAGATCATTTCTGTGATAAACTGAGCTGCGGACACAAACTTACCATTAGAGTACTTGGATGGAAATGTATTTTTAGACATGTTGTGGTGACTTATTCGTTTGGTTTATGTATATATTCTTGAGTATCTTTAACTTTAGTATGCTGTTTTTTCTTTAGCTCGTCATTTAGAGCAGAAGCCTCACCAGTCATAATGGCAACGCTCTTACTACCTTTGCTAGATGTTTTATTAATCATTAAATCTTTAGATTTACTACTCTTTTTTGTTTGTACGGGTTCTGAATTAATTCTAATGGCAGATTCCACTTTGTCAATAGGTATATTTAATTCATCTGCTATTTCTGAAGGTTTTGTGTTCTGTGAGTGTAGCCAAAGGATTGCATATTCTTGTTTTTTATTTCTTCTCATTTTTATCTCCACTTAAATTTTTGTTTAGGTTTTTTTATTCTAGACATACCAGTTGGCATAGGTTTCTTATCCACCTCATCTTTATATGAATTGTTTTTTTCGTATAAAGCTGATTTATGATCATCAGTCATTCTATCCCTATTTCTATTTGCTAAATCTCCTATGGTCTTTAATTCATCATCAGCCTTAATAACAGAGCCTGAAAGATTAGTAAAGTCATCTTGGTATGATCTTCTCATAGTAGCTTTGCAAGTACATTTAATAGTTTCTTTATAATTTGCAAGAGTAAAAAATAATTCTTTTTTTATTTTACACTTATCACAAATATAGGTATATGACGGCAACTTACTTTAAACTCCTATTAATATCTTTAAGTAATACTACACTTTCGTTTTTTAAAAAGGATAGATATTTATTAAAAATATTGTGATCCACTTCCTTAAATCGCCACTCATCTTTACACACACTATCAATAAAATTATTAAGAGCTTTGTCTTTTAAGGGGGTGTGTAGCTGTCTTGGATCAAAAGCTTCTTGATTAGGATTACATTTTATATAATAGCTATAATTCTTTTTACGGTCTGTAATATGTTTAGTTTTTTTATTACAAGTTGCTCTGGCGTAAGCCTGTTCAACATCATCAGTTATAGGATAGCCATCGCTATCGAACTCCTTTGCCTTAGCTAATGATGTGTATAGCTTGTCCTCTTTTGTTCCTATTTTATGATGTACTATATTAAACTGTTCTTTGTCTATTTTCATTTTTACATTCCAAAGGTAAGAAGTCCGACCATTCAGATATATATCCTATATTAGTCATTGATTGGTACCAAGGCAAGAACCTATAATTAAAAGCTGGCTTTACAGGTTTAGATAATAGTTTCATATTTGCTTGCTCAGGAGTTTTATTACCCTTTTTTCTATTGCAAATATTACATGCTGTAACTATATTTTCCCAAGAGGTTGCGGATTTATAACTATTCCATTTAGATTTTGGTATCACATGATCATATGTTAGATTCTGGGATAAAGATTTTTTACCACAATACTGACATGTATTATTATCTCTTAAAAATAAATTTTTTCTAGTAAATTTTACACTGTTTTTATATGCTTTAATATATGAGTTTAATTTTATTATACTAGGTATTGAATAAAGTTTAGCACATCCTACGATTTTATCATTCTGATAATACTGAACAATATCAATCGCAGGATTTTTTTGTTGAAAAGTTTTAAAATACCAGTTAATAGCCACTCTCCAATCTATGATTGAAACTGGACTATAATCTAAATTTAAAACTAAACAAGGCTTATGCTTTATTTTCATTTTTATTAATTTTATCTATAATATTACCTATTATAGGATTTCGTAAAATGTCACTACATTCTAGAGACATTGTACCTACACCATCAACATCGGCTAAGATTTGAGATAGGTTGTAAAAACCTCCTCTTTGTTGAAACTGTAAATCAGATTGTGCTATATCCCCAGTTAAAACCATTTTGCTATCCATACCTATCCTGGTTAATAGCATTTTAAGTTGGTCATATGAAGCATTTTGGCATTCGTCAGCTATGATAAAAGAATTATGGAAACTTCTTCCTCTCATAAGACCTAGAGGAACAACATCTATTTGTCTTCCAGTTTTAAGCTTTGCATAACTATGCATTTCCAAGAAATAATTAATTTCATCAAAAATAGGTAGTAAATAAGGATGTAGTTTTTCTTCTGCAGTTCCCGGTAAAAAACCTAATCTTTCACCAGCTTCTACTACAGGTCTAGTAATTACTATCTTTTCTACTTTATTAGAAATTAAATATTCTAAAGCCATACCTATAGCGATATGGGTTTTCCCGCTACCAGCGACTCCTTGACAAAAGGTCACAGTATTTTCTGCAACAGTACGTATATATTGCTTTTGGTTAGGAGTCCTTGGCTTTAAAGTATTTTTAAACCCAAGAACATTTTCGGGTGGCATAATGTTATTTGTAGCATCTATACTTTTTCTTCTTGTTCTAGTTTTTCTTTTTGTCAAAATAATAACCTTTCAGGGTAAAGTTCAAATCAGACATGCTCCACCGGCACAACTAATTTCCTCTATTCCTGTAGTATTATCCTCTGTTTCTAGTAGTTGTGTATAATCTACCTTACTAAAACTATTGAAAAGATCTGTATAAATTTTCCAATTATATACATCTTTCATACAATAGGTAAGTCTTTTGATATCTTCATTAAAGTATTTTTTTGCAAACCTCCTCATTTTAATAGAAAATAATTTTTTATCATCTCCATCTTTTTCTGTGTCTTGATTTAATGTCATATAGTCACAAGCAGCCCATAGATTATTATTAAATGCATTGAGACCTAATTCTATGAGTCCTGAACACCACAACCCAGCATCTCCATATTCTTTAACAATTTCTCTACTAGTGTAAACTGTGGTAAATGGAGCTTGTGGATAGTCTTTATCTCCACTTTGTGGGATCAGGCTAATGCCAGCAAAAAACTTTCTGTTGTTGTAAATAAACTTAGTAACATCTTCCCACTCGTCTGGTTGAACAGTTACCGTATTGCTGACGTTATGACTAAGAAAATCTTGAGTACATAGAGATCTGTTTTTACCAGAATGTACCCAATTTTTCTGAGCATCTTTTACTACCCCTAACATTTCTACCGCAGGTAATTGATTTTTTAATTTAGAGCCATCTGGAACTTCAATAGGGAATTTTACAACTTCATCTGTGTCGTTAGCAGACCATGAAGATTTTTCACAAGCTAATGGATTATAACTTTTAAAGTGTTGATACGGAGCCTCTAAAATATTTGCTTGTACATGACGGATATATCGTTTAGCATGATGTGGATGAATACCTGAACTTGTACCAAGCATGCTACTGCTCGTACCTTCTGGCTTTAGACATGTAACTCTTGCTGCTTGATTAATATCAATAATTTTAGCTAATTCTTTATTAGTGTCTACAGCAATTTTAGCACCTTTTTTCAGTACTTTTTCTGTTAATACTAGGTCATGTTTTTCCATAATTCCTGTTAAAGAAACACCAAGTAAAGCTTCTCTTTCGAAGATAGAGTTAGTGATACCTCCTAGATATTCTAGATCAGTAAAACCCGCCTGTAAAGTACCGATAATCGCAGCAGCTTTACATCTTTCGTAAAAATCCTCTTCGTCTATAACAGATGAGCAGTTAATTGTAGAAAGATTGCAACCTTGCCATCCAGACTTGCCAGTTTTTTCATCTACAGGCCACATACCTACTTCTACACATGGATTAAAAGTCATTTCTGTAGAATCACTCCAGATAAATCCGGGTTCTCCATATTCTTTAACTGAGCCCATAAGAGTTTTGAATTGTTCGTATGTAGTATCATCCTTCAATAGTAACGCAGAGTTATTACTTCTAGCTCTCTGAGGGTTATCTATATACCAGTTACCTGTTTTTGCTTTCGCCATGTCTTCATCATTTGCGCTAAATAATGCTAACGACGCACTTCTACGAACACCACCAGATAGTACAGCATCGCTGCTGTGCATAATAATATCATAAGCATCGATAGGTCGTAATTTTTTTTGTTTGTTTTCAACGCAATTCTCCAATAATTCTCTAATTTTTTCTAAACCTTTTTGGAGTGGTTCAAAACCTGGGGCTTTACCAACTCCTGAAGATAATACTGCGCCCTTTTCTCTAATGTTTGAATAATCAAAAACAATATATTTATCTTTATACTCTGAGAACTTTGATTCACTAGGTTTGTTAAAATATGAACTTAACAAAACACCCAAAGCATCTGCCCAGCCTTCAATACTATCTTCTATTTTATATTTTACACCTTTTCTTTTGTCTTTTTTTTCTAACACAAGATTTGGTAGTTTTGCTACATGATGTTTCTGGACACTAAATCCAGTTCCACTACCACACAACAATAACCAAAAACATTCTTGAAAAAATCTAAGTCTATCACAATATGAGCTGGTACAGTTGTAGATCTTAGCGTGACGCTTTAAAATTGGCTCTCCGCCAAACTGTAGCGCTCTTTGACTACCTAGTACTCTTTTTTTAAACATTAAGTCGTAGGCCCAGTCTATTTGATCAGAGATGCCTTTGTCGTGATATTGGGTATGCATCATGTTTTTAACACGGTCTACCGCTTCCTTCCAGGTTTCTCTACGATTTTCACTTTCTATCCAACGAGCATACTTACTAACAAATGTATAATTTTGAAGCTCATTCAGTGCCGACATGCTATCTCCTTAGAAATCTGAACCCTAAAAGAATTGAAATTAGTCCTAATAATATGATAACTCATAGTAGACATAAATCAAGGGTTTTGGTTAAAGAATTGTTATTAATATTTTAGTATACACCACACAACTTAACGAATCATATTTGAAAATTTTTGATCCAAGATAAATCCGCATCTACTCGAATAATTTTTATACCCGTTTGGTGTACGAATATATCAAAAAGTTTTTTCTGATTTTCGTCAAATAGTTTTGTTCCATGAGCGTTAGACATAATTACTTTTGCAATACCAGCTTGCCATAAAGACATTATACAATCATTACAACACTGTCCTGTTACATAAGCTATTCCATCTGTAGGTTTGTGTGTGCAATTAGATAGTGCATTTCTTTCAGCATGAATCATCCAGTGATATTTTTCTGGGCGAGATGTTGGTAGTATGTTATCATCCATACCTCTTGGAAATCCATTATATCCCGTACCTAAAATTAAATTGTCTTGATCTGTAATGATACAGCCATGTTGGGTATGAATATCATGGCTTCGTTGAGCAACAACTGTTGCTAATCCTAAAAAATAATTTGTCCAGCTAGGTCTCATGTATTTATTATATAAGTGACTCGTTTATGTGTCAACTCTACTCTAAGAGCTTGCTATGTATAATACAGTATTTAAAATATTTTTTAAATTCTTCCAAGTGAATTTTTTCTGTATCGGGAGAGGTAAGATTATAAATTAATTTATTTGAGATGTAATTATGTTGTATAAAATTCCATATTTTAGAATTGTCAAGATCATTATTATAAAAATCTAGCAAAACACTATATAATAAATAATCGTATGGCATAGCTGATAATCTATGCTTTACATAGGTGGGTAACAACTGCTTACAAAAGTGTAACCATTGTTGTAAATTATTATTCCCCGTAGCATATAAACAAACTCCGCCATTTATATGTTGATTAGATAAATGATGCATATTATATAAATTATTTTTATAGTTTTTAGAACCAGAAACCCAAAAATTACCAGAAAATAAACAATAGTTATATACATTAGTCAACCATTTTTGTCCAAAAAGAACATCACATTCTAACATTAGTGTAGTATTATAATTACATAATTTATGCATTGTTTCAAAAAAGCACCAATTTGGACCAGACATTCTGCCATATTCAGTAGACGGGCTCTCTGTTTTATAATGGTCATATTCTGGGGGTATATTTAGAGATAAAATATTTATTTTATTAAAGTATTGCTCCAGTATCGAGATTTGTTTATCTGAAATCTGATATTGCGTAGCAATATTAAAGTCTAATAATTTAGCATATTCTTTGTCCTGATTATTTAGTGAGTCAGTCAGTCTATGTATAAAGATATCGAATCGACCATTTTCAATTTCTTTACCAGTTAATAATAGGGTTATATCTTCTAACTTATTGTCATATGGTTTTATATCATTTGTAGAGAGATAATCTTGAATATTCAATAGTTTATAATCAATCATATCTTTTGAAAGGGGGTATTGCTGTCTTGACTTGATCTGTCTTTTATCTAAATGTATAGCGTTAATATTTTTATACAAATTAATGAAATTTAATCCACATTCTTTCTCAAGATAGTTTTTAAATAATCTATCACAGTTACCAATACCTAATTCAAAATTGATATATTTAGGATCTATGACATCTATTTTGTCTTTAAAAATCCAACAATCTTGCGAATATATAGGGTTTGTTGGGTTGTTATAATCTTCGTACGTATCATGACTGTTTACGATATTCCCATTACTGTCAAGATCTTTACGAGTTATAGTATAAAATGTTTTTGGGGTAAAATATTTAGTAAATACATGCTCTAAAGTTTCATCAAAATATATATCAGTATTAGATAATATTTTAATATATTCACTGTAGTGTTTTTGAGAATAAACCACCCAATCTGCATAGCTTAATCTTTTATCTATATAAGCCGTTTTTAACTTGGGGTGACCCATAAGATGGGACGGTATTATTGTGTCTTTACTCTCCATCATTAAACATATAGTTTCTATATATTGATTTTGAATATTATTTTCCAGACATCGAATATTATTCAGCGTAGTTGTATTATCCTCTGGATTATACCAAGGAGTGAATAAAACGATCCTTTGTTCATCATTTTGTATCGAAACAAGCTGATTATGAGATATTGTATTATTAATCATATCTCTATAAATCGGTTTATATTGACGATTTTCATTTTTTCCATACGAGACATAATGATTAATAGCGGCTTGTTCTGTTTTTAAGCCAGCTTGCATTAAGTCTGGATGGCTAGAAAGATAGAAACTCCAATCAAAATCTTTAGGTACATTAGAATTACTGACTTGCATGTTCTATCATTTCGTTAATGAGTGTTTGCAGATTATATTCTTGAGTCCAACCCAGTTCTGTTTTAGCTGGTTCAGCAAAACCTCTGAGATAATTTAATTCTTCTGGCCTTTCATATCTAACATCTTTTTTAATATATTTGTTTGGGTCTAATGATAATTTTTCAAATACATATTCTAATATAAATTGTACAGAACAGGACCTCCCCGTAGCTATAACGTAGTCTTTAGGAGCCTCCTGTTGTAGCATCAGATACATAGCTTTTACATAATCTTTAGCGTGTCCCCAATCTCTTTTGGCTTGCAAATTGCCTAGAGTTAAAGATTCAGATAATCCTTTTTTGATATTTACAGCACCTGTTACTATTTTGTTAGTCACAAAATTTACACCTCTTCTTGGAGATTCATGATTAAATAAAATGCCAGAGCATATATACATATTATATGCATTTCTATAATTTTTACAAATATTGTATGCAAAAAGTTTTGAACATCCATATGGACTCACAGGTTGCATTGGCGTTGTAATTCTTTGATAACCATCGCTATCTATTGAATTACCAAACATTTCTGAAGATGCAGCGTTATAAATCTTAGCGTTTGGAGCATTTTCTTTTGCTGATTCTAAAACATTAATTGTACCACCACAATTAACATCTGTGGTATATTTAGGTAAATCAAAAGATATTCTTACATGACTTTGTGCAGCTAAATGATATATTTCATTTGGTTGAGATATCTTAATAGCTCTATCTATAGAAGATCTATCTAAAAGATCTGCATATATAAGATTTATATTATTATCTTGGTAAATTTTATTTATTCTGGTTGTTTGAGATTCGGGTACAGAATTCCGTCTTATTGTACCATATAACTCATAATTTAAACTATATAGGTATTCAATTAAATATGATGCATCTTGACCATTAGCTCCAATTACAAGCGCTCTTTTTGACATATACCTATACTCTCTTATCCGCTTTAGCCGTTTTTTCAAACCAATTAACCGTGTCCTGTAAACCTGTCAATAAATCTATTTTAGCTTTCCACCCTAAGCTGTTAATTTTTGACACATCTAAATATCGTTTGGGAGTACCGTTGGGATATTTTGTGTTCCATGTAATGTCTCCTTCATACCCAACTGATTGTTTAATATTTTCTGATAATGTTTTTATACTAGTCTCTATACCGCTACCCACATTAATAATATTAGGATTATTATAGTGATGCATTAGATAGAGGGCAGCATCTGCTAAATCGTCTACATGAAGAAATTCTCTAGTAGGACTTCCATCCCCATAACATTCAACGGTAGGCATTTTATAATTTCTAGCATCTATAAATTTACGAATTAATGCTGGAATAACATGACATTCATCTAATTTAAAGTTGTCATAGTGCCCATATAAATTTGAAGGCATCAGGGATATAGTATTAAAACCATATTGCTCAGTGTACTTATGACACATTGTATAACCCGCTATTTTAGCTATAGCATATGCTATATTTGTTTCCTCAAGCTCTCCCGTAAGTAAGTCTGATTCTTTAATTGGTACTGAAGCTAGTTTGGGATAAATACATGCAGACCCAAGAAAGCATAATTTAATAACACCAGTACTACAAGCTGTGTCTATTACGTTTGTTTGAATCAGAAGATTGTCTCTTATAAAATTTGCTGGGTGTTTTTTATTATGTGTAATACCTCCTACTTTAGCAGCAGCTAAAAATACATATTCCGGATTATTTTTTTGGAAAAACTCTCTAACCTGACACTGATCAGTTAGATCTAACTCCTGTTTGGTTCTGACAATTATATTTTGATAGCCTTCTTGAGATAATTTTCTACAGATAGCTGAACCTACCATACCCTTATGTCCAGCGACATATATTTTACATTTTGTATCCATAATATTTAAGCCATATCGTAAAAGTTTTTGCTACGGTTTTATAATAGTTCTTAGCTTAATAATAAGCAATGTCTTATATATAAATTTTATCGCATGTCAACTTATGAGGTATTAATCCTGATAAAATTCTTTCCCAAGTATGCGTTTTGGTGGCTCGGTGATTTTTGGTGTAGCCATATTCTAGACTTAGATGTTCTTCGGATAGATTAATTTTATATTTTTTAATAAAAGATTTAATAACACTAAGCTTATAGATAAACATTGTACCAGCAAAAAAATTAAAATTATAATTAGTATTAATATTATAACGATTACAAAATTCATTCATTTTTGATTTATTAATATCATCCATTGGTACATTGTGGTCGATTAATCCTGCTATAGCTGAGTGACGTTGGTTTTCTAAAAGATAAAGAGAATAATCTAACTGATTTAATATTGAATCAAAACACATATGTCTAAATCCATGATGTGATTTTGAATGAAATTTTAAAATATAATTATATTTATTGTTATCTAATATATATTTATCTAATATATATAAAAATGGGCCTATGTCTGCTCCAATATTTGGTATAACATATGAATCTATATTAGGTATAATATCTATAGAAGTTACAAATAAATCTATTCCTAATTTCTGAATTTTATCTATATATTTTTTAATATCATTTATGTAAACACCATTGAGGTTTCCGATATGTATATGGCAGGCTACTCCAGTATGCTTATCATTTTTGTACTGTAAGAATTTATCAATAATGCTACGACCAGTACAATTAACAATTTCTGGTTTTAAAACACAATGTTGAACATTCAGTCTTGATATTTTGTATAGCTTTTTGGATATTAGTGGAAATTCGTGTTTTTTAATAATATGTCTATAATCTAATATATCAAAAGAAAATAAATTTTGCCAAAATATTTCTTTATATAGATTAATATATAATAAACAGCTATAAGTTATATTATTCTCAAATAATAATTTGTTAATATAAAAGCTTGTACGACTAGTGTTCTTAATTATACATTTTAATATTTTAAATGCTGTACGTCTTTTCATTATCATACAATCGGTATTAATACCATAATAGTATTTATTATTATAAGTTATATTATATTTATCATGAATACTAAAAACATCAGCATTAGAATGCATTCCTTGTTTTATAAAATTCTGTAATGATGAGCATATACAATTATTATTATTTATATATAAGCAGTAATTATATTTTTTTATATATCTTATTAGATCATATGGTTTTGTTAGGGTCGTTATTTTATCTTTATATTTTTCATTTATAATCTTGCAAAAATTGATATGACCTAAAGTGATAATTTTAATATTCTCTGTATCGCTCAGAATATTATCAATAGAATTAATAGCTATAGCTAAGTCTACTTCACTATTTAAATATGCTACATATATACAGCACATATTATTAATATTTATTGAATGATTTAATAACTCGCAAGAAGTGTTTTTATCTTTAAACCATTGATGATATGAGTTTTTACGCAATAGAAAGTATTGTATAGCCCTATATTCCGTATCAATACTAATATTATTCCAATTTAATTTACTAACAAATAGACCATAGTCAAAATTATCATTAACTATACATCTATTGATAAACTTTCCTTCAAGCTTATTGTCTTCCCAAAAATTTTGAGACGTAGAAGAACAACCATAGTATTGATTATAAAAATCTTGATCAAACACATTAAGGAATGTGTTGTGTATATCCTCTGAATCCATATTATATTTTTATTTATTAACTAATTTATTATATAGCAATAAAGCTACACAAGAACCTCCTATGCCCATAAAAATGCCAGCTGGTTCAACAGCGGAATATGATCCTAACAAATAAAGTATAGCTCCACCCATATAGGAACCAGCAACACCTAGAGCGATTGTCCTAATAAAACCAAAATTTTCTTCCCCAGGTATAATTGCTTTAGCAATAGAACCTACGAAAATACCATACACAGACCATGTTAATATACTAAACATTTTTATTTTGCCTCCAGTAATGTTTTAATTTCTTCTTCCGTGATAGACTCTCCTTTAAGAAAAATAGCATCGCACAATGAAGCTGAATATTCTTTATAATCTTCTCTACTTAATTCTTTACGCATAATTTTTTTTAATCTCATGCGAGCAAACCACCATCTCCTATCACTAATCTCACGAACTTTATTCAAGTAGTGTTCATTAGGATTCTTTATACTTCTACCCTTATCACATTCTTGTAAAACTCTAATAGCTCCCACTATAATGCTTACCATCATAAGTATCATTATCACACTACCGAATTTATCTTTTGGTAATTCTTGATAGCTGAGTACGTCTGTCGCTATAGATTCTAATTTTTCTTTGTTATTACTCATATTAAGGCTCGCAATATTGACATTGGATTTTGGCGATGCCATCACCACTAATATACCACCCCTTGCCCTTACAAACAGGACAATCTTTTCTCTTATATTTATCTATTACACCACTATCTTCTGAAATTATCTTAGCACCTATTAAAGTAACTACAGATTTAGTGCTATAATTAGTAGATGATCCAAATAATATAGGTAAAGAAAGGATGCTAGCTATTAATATTTTATTCATTTTTATCTTTTCTTTTTTTTCTAAACAAATCTAATATAGGAGTTCTACGTTTTTTGTCAGAGTTAGAATTAGATTGAGGAACAAACATTTTAAGTATTGCTAGAATGAAGTTCGTAATGGTTTTAATAAGACTGTTGAGTGCTATTTTGTCTAAAAGTTTCATAAGTAATCTACGAAGCCGTAGTCCGGGAGTTTTTGAGGGGGGAATCCATTAAAGTCACTAAAGGCATAAGCTCCATTCTGCCTTAACATACCTTCTGCCACATCTGCATGTATTAAAAAAGATCCATCTGGGATTGGACCCCATTCTGGGTGTCCTCCACTATTAAATTTGCCCCAGCTGTTTTGTATAAGAAAAGCGGGTTCTTTACCAGTATCATCACAGGCTGTCCAGGACATTGCGTGATTCCAGGACCCACTTTTTCTAGCGAATCCCTTGCTATCTCTTTTATTAGAAAATCCATAATTACTACAGACGCTTAAACCATACCCATTGGCTAGAGCATCTCTAGCTTCTGCCACTGTTCTAATTAGAGACACCGTTTTAATTTGATGTTCATCTGCTTTATCTATAACCTTATCTGGCAAGCCTCTAGAGCCCCACCTTGCTCCTATAGAGCCATTATATTTAGAAAAGTCAGCAACGCCAGGGTAATTTTTACGGACTAAAACACCACCTGTTTGACTTACAAATGTAGCCGCTCTACTACAGCTCATTCCTTGTCCACCGTGACCTCTAGCTCCATAAATAGCTTCTGTAGCACCTCTAGCAATCCAGCTTTCTCTATCTCCTTTAATGTCTATTTCTACTGCTCTAGTTACGTCGCAAGCATTGCGAGTTGCATGAGAGACACAATCTCCTGTGGTTTGTCTTTCGATATATGCATTTTTATCGAATTTTAATACAGACATGAACGGTGTGGATAGTTTGCCTTTACCTGTATTTTTAATGCGCCTAGCACCATCTTTGAAATACGCATATTTACTAGTTGAGATTAGTTCTTCAAATACATGAGGCTCTGAAATAGATCCAGAGAATCCTTTACGATAAGCTTGATATAGTTGTTCAGGAGTCATTCTTGGCATTATTTGCTACCTTCATAAAAAGCCCAGCTTAACGCTCGAAAAGAATTTACGGCCTTAGATCTTAAATCATTGTCTAATATGATATCGTCTTCACCTATTTGAGATACTATTAAATTTTTGGCAGCTTCTGCTAATCCTGGATATTTATCTTTTACATTTAATCTCAACATTTTACCAGCTAAACTATTAGCTTCTCTAATATTCGCAGTATCCTTAATAACTTTATCTCCTCCATCTAACTCTATTAATAAAGACATATCGGCGTATAGAGAGGATAGTTTAGAGCAATCAGCTTTCCTAGTTGAATCACTTGATGCTTTTAAAATATCTACAACTTCACGAGCATTATTCAAAAGATTAATATCAGAGGGGGCATCTTTGACATAAGTATCCAGATTGCAAACGCTATTATTGCTTAATGGTAGATTAATTGAAGACAAGTCTGGTTTAGCAATACCTATGTATACAAGTACGGCAGCTAGTGCTAAAAGCCATTTATTATTCATTATTATCTCCAGAAAAGAATGGTTTATCTTCACAAATAGTTGGACTTAAATATGGAAACATTTGATCCGCTACTTCAACAGCTTTATCACAGCCACTTTGTACAGCAAGATCTCTGGTTTGTTTCCATGACACAACTAGATCAAAGAATACATCTCCCGTTTCCTCTGTTTTTACAATAGTTTTGGAAGGAAAAGATTTTGGAATATCTGGTACTATCACATTAATACTTTTTGGAATTTGTTTTTTAACAGTATTAAATAGATTTGATAGCATTTCTTGAACAGGACTAAGCTTATCTTTAAATAAAACCCATATAATAATGCCAATACCAGCATATAAAGCTAAATCCATAGGGGCTAACCCCGCACTAAATTCTTCAAAAGTTTGAGTATAATTCATAATGATCCTTTCATGGTAATCTTATATTAAGTATTTGAGAAGAATAATCTCCATCGCCTTTGATTTGTTTTTTGATAAATATACCTGTTTGTCTAAAAGTAGTAACCAAAGCATCTATAGTAGAACCTACCAATATCATTAAAAAAGCTTTAACAGATTTATGTAATAATGGTTCTATAATATTAGGTATAATAGGTATGTCAACAGCTACAAAAACCTTATCATAAAAATCAGATATTAACTTTAAAGATAATTCTTTTTTTTCTGGACTGCTTAAGTCTGTTCCTATTTTTTCTACAATTTGAATTAGACTAGCAGCCATTACTTGCAAAAGTTTCCAAGCTTCTGCGACAGCAAAAACTTTTACATTATCTAAGCCTGATTTAATTTGTTCTGTTAATTTATCAAATTCGCTACTAATTAATTCTTTACTATTCATATTTCTATATATCTTTCTATATCTTGGTAGGTATTATTCGCTATACCGCTCACTAATATAATTTCTCTAGAGGTTTGGAAATCTCCATAATTTTTTCGATAATCTATAATTTTTTGTGCTATAGCAGGACCTATGTGTGGTAATTGAATAAGTTCTCCAAGACTCGCCTTATTTATATTAACTTTTTCAATCTTTTTGTCTACTCCGACATAATCCTCTAGTTCTTTTCTTAAATTATCTTGTTCTTTTTGTTTAGTTCTTTCGTGTTGTACTTTTTCTTTTTCTCGTTTTTTAAGATATCGAGATAAAACCATAAATTGACCACCTATTAGAATAATACTTTCTACGCCGTGTGTAACAGCATTGATAAGGTCGTCTTTTGTATCCGGTTCAGTAATAACTCCTATGAGGAATAATCCACTAATAAGAAAGCTAACTAATGTAAACCAGAATTCACTTGTTTGGTAAGATTTTTTCATAAGATATCCTCTGTTATATAAGTATACACCAGAGGAGAGCTTATGCGGTATTTAGGCTGAGTAATATGTTGGGTCGTCGAACCTAGTATCATATTTAGCTTCTATATCAGCTATTTCAGGTTTGTTAGAAACATAAGTATCTATTTTATCTTTAGCTGTTGGGCCTGTAGGTTTAGTAGATACTACAATAGTACCATTTTTAATGTTTGCCACGCCACCTATACTTCTTTGGATATCATTTGCCATAATATTACCTTTCTATGCTATTTTCTAAAGCTTCTAAAGTTTTGCCAAGGGTAGCTATTTGAATTTTTAATTCAGTCATAACTTCTGTGTTTTTTTCTAAAGCTCTAAATAATATGCTAGTATCTTCTTTATGAGAATTTAATCTTTCCATTATAAATTGCCTATCTTTAGAGTATTGACTACTTTGAGACTGAGAGGCAATCATTTGTTCTACTTCTTTTCTGTTGACTAAATTTCTAACAAATCCAGTCCAAAACCCTATAAGAGCCAGAACGACACTCGCCATGTGCGTTGTAAAACTTTCAAAAAAATGTCCAAGTGTATTTGGGTCTGCCATATTTAATAAGCCTTTACAAATAAATGTTTTCTGTAAATAAAAAAGAGGCGTATATTGCAACGCCTCATATCAATCAAATATCAGCCTTTAGCTTCATAAGCTTTTGTTACTGTTGTATTACCAATTCTGTATACCAAGTTGCCTGGAACGTTAAATGATGCTCTAGCAGCATTATCATTGCCAAAAGAATCATTAGCTACAGTAACTGATGTGAATTTACCAGTAATAACATTATAATTGCCAGCTCTCATAGCAGTAGCTAATCTAGCTGTTCTAGCACTTTCTTTCTTATGAATAGAATCTAAATATTCGGGATAAATAGATGCATTTTTTAAAGATCCACTAATAGCAGATGCACTTCTTTGATTAATAGCTGTAAATGTAGAATTAGCAAAATCAACAGATGCTAATGATTTTTGACTATCAAGATCATCTGTAGGATAGTTACCAGCGTTGTAAATCTCATTGGTGGGATTCACTTTATTACCACCGGTTTTACCTGATGTGTAAGTAGCTGTTGTTCCACCAATATTTTGGGCAGAACCCGAAACATAATGTATTGACATAATTAAAACCTCTAGGTCGTGTGTAAATGATATATCACTATATGAATAGTACACCAATAATAGCGTATTAAGCAAAAAGTTTATACCAGTCAGAATATTCTTCTGGCACATTGTGCATATTTTTACAACTGGTGTCCATCTGTGTTCTAGAGACAAAATCAGTCCTTACATTAACTATTTTTTTTGTAGAGCAAAAAAGGTTGAATTTGTCTATATTATCCGAGATACAACTATCTATTTGTTTATATAGCGGAAAAATTAAGTCTAAAAGCTTTTTAGAACCCGTCTGTGAGACTACATACCCATAAGTGCCTGTAATTAATCCTCTAGGTTTAGATATAATATTATTAATAATCTTTTTTTGAAAACCAGGAATTTCGTTACATCCCAAATATATAATGTCATATGAGCCTTGAGAGTCCTCTATTTGCCCTAATACAGAGCTGAGGTCGTAATCGAATCTATCATTTATTATAATATCATCTTCTAAAACAAGAAAGGGCTTATGAGCATCCCTACATTCTTTATAAATTAAATTATGAGATAATGCACAAGCTAATGATCCGTATGTTAAAGATACTCCGTACTGTTGTTGTTTTTGTTTAATAATATCATTTTTGGCTTTTGTCGTAACTATAGATTCAGGTATAAGTCTAATATCTAAGTACTTACCAATAACTGCTTCATATCTTTTACAAGTTTTACTTAAAAATTTAGACTTTTTAATTTCTTGTTCGAAGTAAGTTTTTTTATTTTTGTCTTCGTCTAGATTAATGTAATATATTTGTTCGAAATACGAGTATAGGTCTATCATTGAATATATCTATATATTTTATTGTTATCTAATTTAAACGCTTCTTTTCCATAGTTTTCCCAATTAATAGTAATAATTTTTTTATTTAAATCAAATTTACCATAGTGATTATTTTCTATATTAAATATTTTATGTCGTTTGGTATCTATAAAACAATAAGACTCCCAGCCATAATGAACAAAGTATGCGATATCAAATTCATCTTGACTAATATACATCTTACCTTCGCTATCAGGAATGAAGCAATGCTTGGAGGATATATTATTTCCGTGTATGTTGTATATGGCATAATCGATATTATCTAAAACTTTGGATGTGATATTATTGTCTCTCCACTTTTTTCTCCATCCAGCATCTTCAAAAATATGTATTTTACTCAATTCTGAGGACGTTGTGTTAAGTAAAACATTTAGTGCTTTTCTATTAAAAATATACGTGAAAGGCATACCAAACTGAACATTGCTTTTTAAATCCTCATGCCAATGTCCTCCAACGTTATCAAATTTACCCTTATATAATTTATTATTGTTTAGCTGGTATGTAATATAGCCAGACAGCACATCCTCCTGACATTTTTGATAATGATTTAACATATTCTCTATATATGTTTTTTTATATATATCATCATCATCTATTTTAATAAATATATCATATTTTTTATAATCTGCTTTTTTGATTGGGTAAAGATAATTTTCATGTTGAGAGAAATTAGGATGAAAAAGTATTTTTAATCTTTTATCTTTTGAGTAATCAGATAGTAGATATTCATATTCATACTGCTCTCTAGGTGTGTCTACAGATAGACCAATAGCGTAATCGAAAGAGCTATGCGATTGGTTTAGGATACTATTAGTACAATGATATAGATTATAAGGTCTTTTATAGGATGTTGTGAAGCATAAAATACTAGGATTTTTTCTGCGCATATCTATTCATTAATACTGTAGAAATAATTATCGTTATCGTATTTTTTATAAAAAATTTCATCGCCCCAAGTATCCCATGTAATATTTATAGTATCATTATCCTTTATTTCAAAAGCTCCATGGTCGTCATTATCTATATTATACATTCGGTTATTTCTTTTGTTAAGATAAACAAAGGATGACCAGTAATTGTGCTCAAAAACACATAAGGCAAAATTTTCGTTATCTATACTTTTGTAATAAGCGCCATCGGTATTGATATTAACATCCTGAGTTTCTTCTTTTTCAATAAGAAAAAGAGTGCTAATATGTCCTAATTCTCTTACTTTTATTTTATGTTCAGCCCATACGTTCATCCATTCATTTTTAGATCTAACAGGTGAAGAAAAAATTATATCCATTGCTTTATTATTATATATAAAGTTATATTTCTTTTCATATGATTTTTCCATATTGAAAGCGCTATCGATTATTTTATCGCAAGATACACACAGAACGTCACAAGGTTTGTCTTTATATATATCGACTAAGTTTTGGATATGATTAGGGTTGTAATTAAAGTCTGGATTACAGTATATGAAAGTATTATATTTTTCCTTAGCTACATGTTCCAGCAAGTATAGATCGTCTGACGTTTGATCATTATATTTATTTTGAAAAACAATTTTGATAGAGTTTTTTGGAATATAATTAGATATAATTTCTCTATATATTCTATGTTCTGATTTAGATTCAGTGCGAATATTGAGTATAAAATCTATATTAGGATATGTTTGGCTATTAAATTCATTAAGATAAGTCAGTAAAGACTTTGGATCTTTATTGAAATTAGAAAAACATAAGATTCTTAAAATACTATCAGAATTAGCAGGCTTAGGTGTGGGGATTATTTTTTTCTTAGCTTTTTTAGCCACTTTTTTAATTTGCGTTTTGGTCGGTTTTCGAATTGGCTTTTTAGTTGATATTTTATTTGTTGGTGTTTTTTTTGTTGGTGCTTTTTTTGTCGGGGATTTGGTTTTAGTACTGGATTTTGCTCTCGGCATTGTATTTTCCTATTTAAAAATAAAACTTAAACATTGATAATGATTTTTTCACACCAATCCCCACCCTCTATATGAGGTATTATAACGCAGTGATGCACATTTCCTTCACATGAAAATTTAGCGTGATGTGAGTTTCTTCTTTTACTAAAGCATTCTTCGTAATAAGCTTCCTCATGATTGAAATCTTTACGCCATAGTAGTTTATTGTCTTTGTCTTCAAATCCAAAAAACCAAAAATCAAATTTAACATTATCAGGAATGTCGTCTCTGTTCCATTCTACATTATAATTATGGGTACCTAACATACCATTAGACCATTCTTCTTCTGACATAATATATGGCTCTGGTATTTCTGTAGAATCATGGATACGAGATGCATACTTATGCACTTTTCTGTTTTGGAAATCTAGACCACAATACAGTTCGTATTCGTGTAAACTTCTCTTATTACCAAACCCATAATGTCTAAAGTCTATATTAGAAATTTCCATACCAAAAAGTTTTCTTTGTCTTTCTTTAGACCTAATATTTCTAGCTTCAGCTTCGATGTCAAAATCATTGGACTTTACATGATCCTCCCAATGTTTATGCTCTTTTTGTCTTAAATACTCATGCCATATAATAGAATATGTTGGATGAAACATATCATAGCCATGAGTATATGCTCTAGCGCTCAAAGTTACTTCTTCACCACGAAAATATAAATTGGGGTCGTAAATACATTCTCTACAAAAATGACCAGAAGTGAAGATGAAGTGACCAGAAAGCAATCTAGCTTTAATTAAATTAATACCTTTAGATTTCAAAAATTTATGATTATTAATGAGTTGTGGTCTAGATATTATATCACCATCATCGGTAAAAGTATCAAAAGTAATAATTCTGTAAGGCTCATTTTTTAATTCTTGATTAGGTTTATTTGGCCAATATGTTGTTCCATAACCACCTATAATAGGTTTGGGGGATCCCGATTCATGATATAGATTCCTAAGATGCTCATCCCAATCTTGTAAAAATCTATGATGGGAGTCTAACTGCAAAAAATACTGCTCATCTGTATATAGATGTTTTTGTATAGTGTGTCTCGCCCAGCAAGCTCCTTTGCTATCTCTCCAATCGCATTCATAGATTTTAATATTTTCATGATATAAAAATTCTTCAATACTTTCTTCTTCTGTTTTTTGCCAACAGAGACCCACTATAATTAATTCTGGATTTTTAGCTTTTAAAAACATATCTCTTAATGTCGGTAAGAGCTCAGGGTCTCGATATGAAGCTATGCTAACAAAAATTTTATTATTCTGTTGAGTCATTATGGGCATATTTTTTCATTAAAGATAACGAATGGATATTTTGTAGATTAATTCCTATAGGATTAGATTTTATAATAAGCTCTATATGCTCTTTAGTCCAGATATTAGCGTTAAAAATTGTTTTAATTTTTGATTTTTGTTCTAAATACTTACATGCTACGATATTATCATATATATTATCTATAAAAAATCCCGTAGATGGATAAATAGTATCTATATTGTTTTCCATTAAAATACTAGTGAACTTAGCTAATATATTATGGTTATATTTACGATAATCAATAATATATCTGAAACTATGATCAGGAAACTTAGCTTTTATTAGACTGATCTCTCTCCTAATTTTATCATATTTTCTATTAACTAAAAAAGCAGACGGAGCCTGTATAGATAAGTTTGTACAATTATTGGCCACCTTACTTATCATAGATAGACGAATTTCTGTATCATTTAGTCCTAGTGGATAGTCTATAGCTATATTAGTTTTAGATTTATTAAAATAATAACCAGCGATTCTAGTTAGATGTGAATGTATTAGTATATAATCTATATATTTTTCGTACTGTTCTTTTAACTTTTTAAAAGTATCTTTAACTTCTTGATCTGTTTGAAGATGATCTATAAAATATTCTATAAACATTGATTAATAATTTTTTTGTAAATACTTTCTTACGTCTTCCACATACTGAAATTCTGCAGAACCTAAAATACCATCAGTAAAACCATATTGCACACACTGATCAGGATATAATATCCAATCGGCTTTATTATCTAATTGAGATAATATATGTTTCTTAGCATTGACTCTTCTCCATTTTTTTTCTTTAACCAAAGGGGAGTCCATCAGTTTGTCTGTAAAAATATCTACCATTTTAGCAGCCTCCTTTTGACTCCATTCTAAATTAGATACTGCTACCTTATGATCTCCATCCACAAAAGAACTTCCATAATGTATTAATGTGTATGAACTTGGCATCATAATCCTTAAATCAGCAGCCTGTAAAATGATACTTCCTGAAGATTCTGCTCTAGAATAAACTATAATAGCAATTGGTGAAGGACTTAGTCTAATAGCATCATACATACTCATACAATCACACCACTCTCCACCTGGTATATGCATATGTATTATTATTGGATCAAAAGATAGTTGATTTAAATATCTTAAATTTTTATGCAATGAGACAGCAGATCTAAAGTCTACACCATTATCATCATCTCCATAAGTAGCAGAATGTAGATATATTTCCCTACTTCTTGGATCTATATTATGATTATGTAAATATTCTATATCTGAATTTAAATTTCTCATTTTATTTTTCGTATACTTTATTCTGTATGTTTTCCATAACAGACCTATCCTGAAAAGCCTTGCCTATACCGATTCTAAATCGATATCTTGTAAAAATATCTAATGTTTCTACCCCTTCTGTTTTTTCTATTATATGTTGAATTTTTGAAGATATGCTAAAATTAGTATGACCAATCCAAAATTTAAAAGTTTTAGTACACGCTGTCCCTTCATTAAATGGTATAACACCCATAGGGGTTATTATAGCCTTAGTATTCATTTTTGAAACATCTTCTTCTTTATTCTTTTCGTTTATTTCTTTTTGCTGCTCATAATCTTCCCATTCAGCATACTCTGAAAAATCCTCAATACTGATATCGTCTAAAAATTCAGGATCTTTGTCTAAAGGTTCAAATGGATTAACCCATTTTTCCCATAATATTTGTTTATTATTCATAGTTTAAAGACATGCGTTGGTTTAATTAATGGTTCTTCAGATATTTGTTCTATAGCCACCTCTTTTAATACATTATTTTTTTTATCTAATAAATCTAATGCATTATTAATAATATGTTGATCTAAATCTTTTCCTTCATGATCTTTCAAAATACTGATAACCTCGTCTGCGAACAATCCGTAATGTAAACCTATAATGAGATTTGCTAATTGATCAGGGCATTTTTCAAGATTATGATCCCATTTAATTTCGAAAGAATATTCATTATTCGTACTTATACTAATCAGAACAGAGCAACCATCTTGATCTTTTGCTGATTGATCATCTTTCTTCTTATTAAATAGTTGTAGAAATGACATCATTTATTAATTTTAATTCTAAAGATATACTTGTGTCGTATATGTCAAAGGTTTTCCAGAAAAATTGATTATTGATTTCTAACTTTGGGCATACGCATCCATATAAAAAATAGAGATTATCTTTAGTGTCAGGGAATAATTTACAGATAATTTCATCATTTATACTCATAAATTTAGGACTAATATAGCCATTTGCCATTTGCTTGTCAGTAAATACATCTGCAATAATTTTATCCTTAATGGTATTTTGTAAATTCCGATAGTCTTCTATTTCCCAGTAAGGTAATTTAATACTAGATTCTTGAAGAGAAAGAATGTACTTCTCCTCTTTGTAAAAATCTGTAGTTATCAAAGCCGGTACTGCCCTAAACATTATACGATATGACCTTTCTTATTATATTATAGGCTTTATTTAGATTTTGTCTAACAGCTTCTCTAGTGATGTTATGTGCTTTGCCAATATTTTCTAGTGTCATATCTTCAAAAAAGTACATTCTAATAAACGTAGACTGCCTATCTGATATTATTCCACTATTCAAGAGATTGTCAATGTCTTCCCTGAGGATATGTTTTGCTTCATCTTGTATTATTGTATCTACAATATCATGACTATTATTTTTACTAATAATATTTTGTAAATTTAAATCTTCATTATACTCTTGATCTAAAGATAAGCTTTGATTTCTAATCTGATTTTTTTTACTATACTGTCTAGTAATATAACTTTTGATAGACCAAATAGCACACTGATTTCTATAAGAGTATTTAGTTTTGGCTTTACCAGAATCTTTACCTTTACGATTAGCGTCCCATCTCCAATCAGCCATCATAATTCCATTTGCGATATTAGAAATAGCATCCTCGCTTTGTAGCATCCTTTTGGCAGAACCTTGACATATTTGATCTGCAAATTTAGAAATACTTTTTTGAGCCAAGTTAATATAAAAACCTAAAGATTCAAATGTGATAGTATCTTTAGAGCCATAAAATGTTTTCTGTTTACCAACGCCTACTATATCTATCATAATATATTATCCTTTAATAAAAAATCCTAGTTTAATTTTATAAGCAAAACAAAAATTAGTCGTTTTGTTTATCTGTGTTTTTCTGTTTTTCTTCTGGTTTGGGATTGCTCTGCTTGTGTACTGGAGGTTTTCGTTTTTTACGTTTACCACCACCACAACCACAACCCGCACTAACCTTATCGTCATCAGCAGGAGAATACTTTACAAAATCATGTATAGTTTTCATATAGTCTTCTGTTACAGCAATTTTACCTTGTAACCAACTTTCTGTCAAGTTGTTTTTTACAGATTCATCTTCCAGTGAGGCTAATATTGATTCCGCATGTTTCATGATAGATGTTAATGATCCAATATTCATTTCTAAAAAATCTTCTTTATACTCTTTGATATCATCAGTACCCAAAGACTTATCTTTTAATTGTTTTTCTAAATTATTTAATATATTTTCATAACTCATGACGCTGCTCCTCTGTAGTATAATATTTTTTTAAATTGGGAAATATAGTTTTCATAATTTCAACAGATGCTCGATTATCTGATGGGTAATGCACTCCTTGAAGCACTCTAGCAAGCCCTACTTGCTTTGTTACGCCATCGAATTTATTTTTATGTTCAGGGTAATCGCTAATTAAAATTTCAGCTGCTAGAGCAGCATACATCGTATGTCCACTGGGGTATGAGGCTGTATGATGTGTTTTAGTAATAATTCGATCAATATCAATATCTAATTTTTCTGCTAATTGAAAAGGTCTAGCTCTATTATAAAAAAGCTTTAAATGATTAATTATATGTAATACTGAAAATCTATATATATTATGAAAAAGATTTTCTGAAAAATTAATAGATAGATCCTCAGAGAGTTCTCTAAAAAGTATTAAAGGATCGGTATCTACTGTATAAATTAAATGTAAATCAGCTTGGGATCTGTTATGAGTTGATGTAGAGATTGATTCTAATTCAGCTAGCGTATTCTTACTAGAATTAGCATAGGGTTTATCTACTATTTTAAATAAATCTATACTTCCTAATTCTGGAAATTTAATTTTAGCATAAGGAGATTTATCATAGTCAAATGGATCTCTGTATGTAATATTATCCAGTTGTAGATTTTTTTGTATATCAGATATAATACGCATATTACCAAGCCTTACAAGACCAGTACCTTGCCTTCCATTTTGGTCCAGGATTATCGCAATTATGTCTAGCTCTAAAACTTTTTCTTCTTTCTGGTATGTGTTTTTTAATTTTCATATTTGGATCACCAAACCTGACTATAACAACATTGCCTTTTTCGTTTTTAGTATATACAGCAAATTTTTTAGGACCATCTGAAGTTCTGAATGGTTTATTCAGTTTTACTTTTCTACCTTTATACTCTGCTGCTCTAATGAGATATCTACCATTTTTTTTATAACTTCCGGGCCTGTCGTATACATATATTTCTCCGGTTTTAGGATCTTTATATTTGTATATCCTAGATTGGGCTTTTTTAATTTCTTCTGGACTTGGCCTATCTGGATCTCCAGGTTTGGCTGGTCTATATTTTTTTCCTTCTCTTTCTTTTTTCTTTCTGATATTTTCCCATAAGCCGGGTTTTGCTATAGATAAGTCTATTACTTCTTCTGTCTCTTCACAATGAATATAATCTTCAATATTTGGTTCTATATAATTGTGTTCATTTACAATCTCAGTATAACCATACATATCAAAATAATAATATTCTTGAGCACATGATAAAATATTATTTATAGATCCATTAGACATGCACATGCCTAATCTTTGTTTATTGTCTGGAAATTCTTTTTGAGACTTGGGATCAGACATACATCTAGCAATAAATTTTTGCCTATCTTCGTCTTGTTCTCTTTTTGGTAAAGGCATGGTAACTCCTTGGACTTACAATAATGTATATATAGATTATACACCAAATGGGCTACAGGCCCTCAAGAACTAGCATTTCATCTTCATTAATTATTTTGTTGTAAATTTGACCATTTTTTTTATATGTAAGGTAAAGTCTTTTAGGGAAGCCAGGACTAGGATCTCCGAATAAACTATTATCAACTACAAAATGTTTTAAATCTGTATGTTGCTTTAAAAAATTTAAACTTGAGGTAACATCATTTAATTGACCAAATAAAGCATGATTAATATCTTGTTTTTTAATTTTATTCATAAAATATCTCTCTAGTATTCTAATGTCTTTAATGGGGTGGAAAATACCTTTTAATGATTCCTGTTTTTGTGCCAGATCTATTATATGAGATAGGCAATCACGAGCATCGTAAGTTATATATTTTTCTATTTTTACATCTCCAGTATCAAAACTATCAACTTGAAAATCTAAATACTTTAAAATTGTAGCAAATTTAGTCTCTACATATATTTTATTAACTAAAGGTATTTTTTTACATTCTTCTACGACTCTATGAACAGCATTGTCTGAAATCATTGTGCCACACAAAGGAGAGCAGGCAACAAAATTGTTCCACCCATAATGTTTATCTATTAATGGCTGATATCTCTGAGCTTCAAACCACCAATATGATTCTTCATGGTTCGAAGCAAAGATAGTATTTGCAGATATTATACCATCATGATTTTGTATGACATTATTATCAATATGTAAAGTCTCTTTAATACTGTTTGTAACATAGCAGTCGTATTCTAGTATTAAATATTGTTTTGCTCTTTTATCAGGATTAGATAAAAACCAATATAAAAAAATATTATCAGAACCCCAATACCAAACATCTCGACCACTCCATTGGCTAATATGCCTATAATCTAAAAAATCATAAAAATTATTTGCAAAATCATTTTGATGTATAGCGTATACCTTAGCTCCATCGCTATATTTTTGTATGGACTGATAATTTATATCAGTAAGTGGACATTTATTAGTATATATAAATATTATAGCAAGATCATCCATATAATGTCTCTATAATTTTATCAGTAGTTTTGGTCCAATTGAATTTTGAGGCTGTTTTCAAGCCAGCTTTATTTGTATTAATTTTATTCGAATATACATATTTCATATAGTCTATGAAATTGTCTAAAAGGCCATCTAGAGAAGCCCATTGACCAGTACAATCGAAAAATTTACCATCGTCAGCTGATTCTAAATTTTTAGCTTCTACGAGAAAACTATTAGATTTATCGCAGTACTCTGTATGCGCTGAATAGTTAGTCGTAATGACAGGTCTATCCATAGCCATAGTTTCTATAACCTCGTTGTTCCAGCCTTCTGCTCTACTGGGATAGATACCACAATCAGACAGTTTGATAACTTTAGCAATATCTTTTTGAGTAGGTAGTCTAGGTAAAATTTTAATTTTATCTCCCAGCTTACTATTTTTATATAAATTATTCCACTGTTGATTTTCTTTACTTGATAAAAATGGATTAGAATTTAACATCCATAATTCAACATTATCTTTTTCGGTAAAAGCTTGATTGAACATATGTACCAGTAAGTCGTGTCCTTTTCTAATCTCCCATTTACCTATATTTAGAAATATATAAGTGCCTTCTTCTTTATCTTCTAATAAATCATTATATGAACTATAGTCAAAAACTTCAATATCCACACCAGCAGGAGCAACAATAATTTTATTATGATCAATACCATTATCTATCAATATATTTTTTGCCCATTTAGATGGTACATAAATAATATCTAGTATATCATAACCCAATCTTTCTTGTTGTGTAATTTTATCTATTTCGAAAAACGTATAACCAGCGTATAGATTTTTATTGTATGGCTTAATAATCATGTCATTAGCGTGCCATACTTTTAAGCAAGGTGATGTAATATCATAATCAAGTTGATTTTTAATATCATCTACTAAACCCTTTTGATTCCAATGTTTTTCTATGGTTACTTCGTTTATAGGAAATAAAGTGGTAGATACGCTTTCTCTTAAATTTTTCCATAAGTTATAAGAACTAATACCATATCCTAAAGTGTTTATTGGTCCGTAAAAATTTAATTTTTTATTTATCATATTTTTCATAGATCCTGTTATGTGTATTATTCACTCTAATAAAAATAGTTTTTTTACTAAAATCTTTAATTGATTTGGCTCCAATATAGGTACAAGCACTTCTAATACCGCCTAATATATCTTGCATAATATTTTGGGTAGTTCCTTTATAAGGTATTCTTACGCATCTTCCTTCGCTAGTTCGATAATTTGCTACTCCTCCATCATGTTTAGACATAGCTTCTTTGCTGCTCATTCCATAAAATTTTAAATATACTTTCCTTTTTTCTGTTGGATACTGAGGATCAAAAGGCTGCCACCATTCTTTATTACAGGTTTCATCCTCGCCTAAAGTTTTACATCTCCATTCATATTCCCATTCGCCATCACAACAATCTGTTCCAGCCAACATACCTCCCAGCATTACAAAATCCGCATTCCCCCCAAAAGCTTTACAAATATCAGCTGGTATTACACATCCTCCGTCACTACATATATGACCTCCTAAACCATGAGCAGCATCTCCACATTCCATAATTGCAGAAAGTTGAGGATATCCTATTCCTGTTTTAAGTCTTGTGGTACAAACACTACCTGAACCAATTCCTATCTTAACTATATCTACACCACCACGCAATATAAGTTCTTCTGTCATCTCTGGAGTTACAACATTCCCTGCAATAATAATTATTTCTGGGTACATTTTACGTATAGTATATGCCTTATTGACAAAATTTTCGCTATAACCATTAGCAATATCTATACAAATATTGGGTATATTTTTATTATTTTCTTTTAATTGATTATAAACATATTTTATTTTATCTATATCTTTTTGTGAGGTGCCAATGGAACAAAAAACTAAATGCAAAATATTTTGATTATTTTCAAAAAAATTAATTAACTGGTTAGCTGTATAATGCTTATGCAGGCAGGTGATCGCTTGGAATTTAGATAAGCATTTGGCCATTTCGAATGATCCAGTAGTATCCATATTAGCAGCCATGATTGGAGAGCAAGAAAGTTTTCTGCTCGCATGAGGAAAGCTAAATTCTCTAATCGTATCAACTTCAGACCTGCTACTTAAGTTTGATCTTCTTGGTCTAATTAGAACATCGTTAAAATCTAATTTGATATCATCTATAATTTTCATTAATCAACCAACATTATTTGGCTAGGATTATAAAAAAGTTTAAAGTCATTATGTTTTTGTTTTAGTGCTTTATGAAGTGTTACATGTTCACAGTCTTCACCAGAATATAAAGGCTCATAAAATTTAGACCTATATATACATGAGCCGCCAAAGCCGCTGAAAGTAGAGATAGGGCAAGAGCCTATAGGTAATTGCCAAAACGGAAACCAGTATGAATTGTCTTGTGGGAGCCAATAATTTTGTCTAAAAGCGAAAGAATCATAATTGTGATAGCGATCATATTGCTTATTGCTCACATTAATGTAAGAGTTTCCACAGATAGCGCCAATATTATTATTGGTTGACAACCATCCAAAAGAATTCATAATACCTTCTATACTGAAATCTAGAAAATCAATATCTATAACTAAGAAAAAATCTGTAGCATGCTTATTAGTAACCATAGAATAACATTTATTCCTAGCGTTAGCCATATTAGTTGTTCTAATTTGACTTGTAGACAAAGGCATACTTGGGGTACCAATTTTTTCTGATAAAATACTGAAATTTTCATAACCTGGTCTATCAATTATCTCATTAATAACTTGCGGAGTTTGGTCTAAGGAATCATTCTCATAAATATAAATATGCGATTCTTCATTAAATTTTTCTTTAAGTAATCTTAATTTGCGTAAACTATATTTAGTTTTATCTTGTATGTTTCTAGCTAAAGCAAGTATAGATATGTTTTGCTTTTTAGCAAAAGCTTGTCCGGACTGCAATAATTCTTGATATATATCTAAGAATTCTACATCTACCGGGAATATCTCATTTATATCACGGATTATATTCATTTCTAAACCTTAAAAAAATACCATCTATTGTAAGTGTTAATGTTCTCAGAGCTATTAATGTGTTCTAAATATCCATAAATATCATTCCAATCTGAATATATCATTTGGTGTGGTACAGTTCCGAACAGCCAATCAGGAGTATGTTCTTTACCTTGTGCCATATGAATTATAATAGGCTTTTTTTGCCTATTAGCCCAAAAAATTTCTTCATAAGTACCACAAGGATGTATTCCTAAGTCTAAATTAACTATTAAAAAATCACTAATATCAACAAGTCTTAAATCTACCGATCTAATAACTTTCATCATAGAGCTTAGCTCTTCGTATCTTTTTTTCTTTTTGAGTTTTGTTTTTACTAAGTGTGTATCATCATCCTCAAGACCAATTGCTGTAGGTTTAGTGATAGGATTAAATACTACTATACCTAAAGATTCTAAGAATGGAGTTATCTCTTGTCTCCATCCCCTGCCTCTGTCTATAACGCGATCCATTGCTCCTGCTAAATAACATCTTTGATTAAGTAATCTATTCGATTGATTCATAGTAAGCTCTTGATTTATTTTTATGAATTCCGTCTTGAATACCTATATATATAACATATAACAATAAAAATATTTGAATAATTGATAACATTAAATAATTCCAAATTTGTGATTTTGATTAACGATAATACTAAAAATGTTTTCTATGTTATAATTAATGCAATTAGAGACTATGCAGTTCTGATCATCAGAAGACCACTCTTTGCTTATATATATCATATCATTGTGTCCTATATCTGCAATATATTTAGAAACATTATTATATGAAGAAGATATATAATTAGCTATAAAATTTTTAGACCAATCATCAGAAGATATACAGAAGGGAATTAACTGCAAAGGCAAATCTAAATATGCTGGTAAAATTAACTTAATGCCTGCCTGTATTTTATCTGCTATAAAAGATCTAATATTTGCAGTGGTAAAGTAGCAAAAATCATTAATTCCTATAATAAATTTAGAGTGCTCTAGTATAGAATTGAGGCTGTGAGTTCTGTTTGCAATATATTCCATACTATTGCTTAAAGCCGCATAAGAATGATTAGATATACAAGCCTCCATAAAGCTTTCTATTCTAAAAAGATTTTTCATAGATATGGTTTCATTCATTAGGGATCTCTATAGTAAAATCTATATCTTTTAGAGTAGTTATTTTTTCTTTAGGGGTTTGCTGTATTTGAACAATAGAGCATAAAATATCTTGATATATATTATGAATGTCTAGTCTAATCTTATCTTTTTCTTCTTTTGTATAACCATAATTAAAATCAGTTTCTTTAGTGATTACATCCTCTTGAGTATCTGTAAAACCAAAATAATATTTAGAGAGTATATTGTCTAATTTGACTTCTTCTATATTCATATCTTTAATATCATTAAAAATATTTATTATTTCTTTAACATTCGATATGCTTTGAGAAGATTCTGTCTCTTTATATTTAAATAAAAATCTATTTTTAAGCCATTCAATTTTTTCAATTATAAGATTCATAAATATATGTATGTTGGGGTTTTCTGATAGTATCCATTATTAATTCGTATACAAAAGACCAATTAGCACCGGTCACGTTTCCATGAAATTTAGGAGACATAATTTTGATTGATAAATCATTCTCTGACATATATTGCTTAACATAACTTTGTACTTTAGCCAAGCATAATCCCAAAAAACAATAATTAATAGGTCTAGGATTTGTAGATGACATTATACCTGTTTGGCATATCATATTAGCTACAATAATTTCATTTTTGTATTTTTTGTCTATAGCGACTTTGACAAACTGAGTATGCCCTAGCGATGTTCTTAATTTTGTTGAACCAATTAAATGATAATTCTCTTTTGCTATAGGAAAATGTTGCGAAATAACTTTATTAAAACCAGCTCCATAAGTATTCATATTGTTGCATATATTTAACACTAACACTGAATTGTTGGAGTTTAACAGAGTTTCTTTAGCATCACTTATTAAGTCATATTTTTTGTTAATAATCGATATATTGTGATGTACTTTATCTTTAATTGCAGACATATGTCAACTCCATATCTGTTGTTTTCTTTATAATAACAGATAGAGAGCAATGAGTCAAATGATTATTCTTTAGCTAGCCATTTTTTTAAAGGGCATTCTTGATCTGCCCAGGCTAATTTATTCATAAATTCTTTACGATTACTTAAATTGCAACCGCAAATATTACATATAGATTTCTTTTTATTAAATTCTTCACAATTAGTGCAAGTGTTATACCTTTCTAAAATTTCTTCTGTATTACATGTAGGAAATCCCTCTATACAGTGCCAGAAAAAAGCGTAGAAAAACCTTAAAACTTTTTTAATCCATTTTATCATTTATGTCTTTCTCATAAGCTTATTATTCATAATTATATATTCTATTAATGGTTTATCCTCAAGATGCAACCATTGAATTTTTAAATTATTTTGTTGATTATCTATAAGATTTCCGTATATGTTTAAATCTTCTTTTAAATAACAAAAATTATTATACATAATTACTAGATGTAATCTTTTATATTGTTCATTAAAAATAGGTATAGTTTTGCAAATATTGCCATGTATTTTTAGATTTTCATTTTGTATTAGATATCCGAAAATTCTTTCAAGAGAATGACAATAGGTACCTGTATTAGAATTACCATCATGTACTTTTCCAATCTCATTGCTGAGTAGTATATCTAGAGTATCTATTTTATCATTAAAATATTTTTGAAATATTTTTGTTTTTGACATAAACATAGACCCAGCGCTGAATAAACCTTTTTTTGTTTTATCATAATCTATATTTAGTAAACTACATAAATAGTTTATTTTATTAGAATTATTACCTTCTTTATTTTTTAGTTTTAAAAAGCTGTGAGAAATCATTCCAATATGTTTATTTTTTAAAATTTTTAAATTATTATCAAAATTAAAGAGACTGCCGATATAAGTGTCAATCAGCACACTCCCCCAATCAACATGGAAGCTACCTCCCCATTTAGATTCTTTAGAGTGTAATTTAATAAAATATGGATAATCTTCATGGTTTATTTTAGAAATTTGATGTATAAAAGGAGCTATATCTACTCCATAGTTTGGATGAAAATTTATATTTTTAATTCTATTAGAATATTGATTAATAAAATTTAGTAAAGATGTACTATTTCTATTATGTTCTCCTATAGATAAATCAACATCTAAATATTTTATATGATTTAATAATTTAGATATTTCTTCTAATCTATTTAATGAGTATAGAGAAAGTAAAAGAATGCATTTATGTTTCATATTTACTCATCGCAGAGCCTATAATTTGATGCATATCATAATATTTATATTCTGCTAATCTACCACCAAATAGATATTTGGATGATAAGTTTTTAGTTTCATTTTTATACTTGTCATACAGGTCGTTGTTCACTTTATTATTTATAGGATAGTATTTTTCGGTTTTTTTATTAAAGTCTTGAGGATACTCTTTGGTGATTACAGTATCTTTTTGTTTACCAAAATTAAAATGTTTATGCTCTATAATTCTTGTGTACGGAACGTCATAATCTGTATAATTAATAATAGCGTTACCTTGATAATCAAGAGTGTCGGTTAATACTTCATGCTGAAATTTCAAACTTCTATAATCTAAAGTGCCATATTTTTGATTGAAAAAATCATCTATCGCACCTGTGTATACAATCTTTTTAGCTAAACTATCCCAATAATCTCTTTTAGCAAAATAATCTGTATTCAATACAACTTCTGTTTTTTCTATCATATTAGACATCATGCTTGAATAACCATTTTCTGGAATACCTTGATATTTATCAAAATAATAATTATCATTAAAATTCAATCTTATAGGCAATCTTCTGATAATAAATGTTGGTAAATTTTTAGGCTCAGTACCCCATTGCTTCTTTGTGTATCCATATATAAATGTATAATATATTTCTTCTCCTACTTGAGACAGAATCCACTCTTCTAAATTTGTAGGTTTAGTAATATTAAGTTTTTCTTTTTCTAATTTATCCGAAGCTTCTTTGGGCGTGTTAACTCCCCATAGCTGTTGTAATGTCATTAGGTTTATAGGAAAAGAATATAGAGTATCCCCATAATTAACTTTAGGACTGTTTATATAACTATTAAATTCACTAAATTGATTTACGTATTTCCATATTTTATTAGAATTAGTGTGAAAAATATGTGGACCATATTGATGAACATCTATTTCATGTTGTTTTTTTGTGTAACAATTACCAAAAGGATGTTCTCTTTTTTCTATAATTAAACATCTTTTATTATCTGCATTGGCTAAATTTGCAAAAGTAGAGCCGAATAAGCCAGACCCAACTATTAAGTAATCGTATCGCATAGTTTTAAGTCCCTACCCTCCTATAACAACAGTATCAATATCACCACAATTAATACATTTACCACCACCATCAATATCGGCTTTAAATGTTTCTGGAGGGCAAAGATATAAATCATTAGAATTTGTATCATAGTTAGGACCACAATAAAATAATGCAGCATCAAATGTACAGGTTAAGAGTCCTGTGAGATTATCTAATTCTACTATTAATTTATCTATTTGGAAACCTGTTCTAAATGGAGATGTTCCATTTACACTAAGCACAGTAATGTCTGAATTGGAGGACAAGAGATTGTTGGTGGAAGAAGGAACTCTGATACGGCCGCCACTATAGGTATAAGAGTTTTTATTAGCTGAAGATGCTGCTGTTAGGGGTATTTTCAGTTTTATAGCAGATGGATTCTGAGCACCCTCCGAAGATAGTGGTAATATTACATGTCCGGGTTCAAAGCTTTCTCCGTCTCCACAGCCTGTTTTTGTGTCTAAGGTAGTACAACAGCTGTAACTACCTAAAGCAACACAGGTATCAACAGTACCCCTTTTGCATAAAGCATAGAAGCCTGCAGGATTAAAGCTACAATCGTCACAACCCTCGTCATTTTCGCATTTATCTTTTAAACAAGATCCTATCAGCTCAAATACAGAACATTGTGTATTACCATCTAAGCTACCAAAAAATGGACATGTACCATCTTGTCCTGTACCTATTCTTCCTCTATTTCTGTCTGTATCAGTTATACAACCGAGGAAGGCCCAAGGGTCTCCATTACCGTCACATTGATCGCATGGCGGACAGTACATTCTAGATAATGGCCAACATTGATCAGTTGCTCCTGTTTCATCATCAATACATCTGGCGTAATATCCAACATTATTTCCATAATGCTGTTCCTCTATAGCCCCTCCGCATATATCTATATAATAATCAGCTTCGCATTGTCTAATTGCCTCAAATTCTGAGCAGTAACTTTGATTTTCGAGACCTATGCTGTCAGAAATTTGACAATGAGTATAGTCATCAACAAAAACAGATTCTAAGTCGGTTTGATTAGCATCTGATGGTTGTTCTATACAGCCAGCAAAATAATTGGGGGGAATAGGTTCTTCATCAATAGCTTCGGGAGTAATAATGGTTGCGCAACATAGCAATGGTGTTGCTGTAAATGTCGGAAATATAATAGGCGTGGTTATGGCAATATCGCCAACGGTTGCTGTTGTTTCTGTAGTTATCCTAGCTGTCTCTTGAGTTCCTGTTGTGGGGGTTGTTGGGGTTGTTGGGGTTTTTGTAGTTGGTGTTGTTGTGGCAGTTGTAGTTGTAGTTGTTGGAGTAGTTGTTGTGGTTGTGGTTTCAATTACTGGAAATGTTGTTGTTGTTGTTGTTGTTGTTTGAGGGCAATGTTTTTGTAAACATACCCCTTCATCATAATGTTGAGCTTCTACTATTAAGTTTTCAATAATTACATTAGTGCTAGGATCGAGGGTGTCTAATTGGTTTTTAGAGATGACATCATTTCTATACATAGCTACACATGAATTAGAGTCTATTGCATAGAAACCAACATAGTCATATAGATTTGAATAAGATGCTGATGGAGTAGTTGGATCATATAAAAGTATTGCAATATATTCACAAGCATTAACGGTAACCGGTGTTGGCGATGTTGCATTTTCATTAGGATCTTTTAAGGTGATGTTTTCCACCCAGTAAGTTATTGGGTTCGGGGTAGGTGTAGGCTCCACGCATGGTTGTAAATACATTCTATGATAACAAGGGTTCGGTCCTGGCGTTGGTGTCGTTGCGGTTGTCGTGACTGTCGTGGTGGTTGTCGTTTTTGTAGTGGTATCAGCAAAAAGTAGTGGTGTAGGTGTAGGTGTAGGTGTAGGTGTAGGTGTAGAAGTTAAGATTGTTGTGGTAGTTGTTGTAGGAGTTGGCGGACATGTGCTAGAGTGTAACATATGATCTGTTAAACAGAACTCACAACTAACATATGAGTCTTGAGACGAACTACTATCTAAGGTAGCTTTATAATAAATTATAGCATCTGCTGGTAAGTCAGAAGCATCGACTAACCAAGCACGAGCGCAAAAATTTTGATCTTCATAACTACCACCATAGTTTTGAAACTGTTTAATATAAATATAATATTTTGGATCGTCTATGTAAGCTGTTGTATTATGCGTACTAAAAATTTCTTCAGTCCAATACTTAGCAGCATATTCATTATCAATATATTGAACATATTTAATAGAATTTACTTCATTACAACATCCGTCTATTTCTTGTATTGCTAAATATATTACTTCAGGATATATTTGTGCTGATGATGTTTTTTGAGGACCTATAGGATTTGGAGCGTTGTATGTTGTCACAGCCCTAAAGTTGTAAGTTGGATCTAATATAAACATCTCGTTTACTATATAGGTAATAGTTTGAGTATAAATATTTTGTCCATTTCTATATTCACCTACCAAACTAGCTACATCAAAATTTAGTAAGTTATTACTTCCTGGTAAATCATCCGAACTTTCCCAATCACTACCAAAACTAGATTGCCATTGTAATTCAGCAAATTCTCCAGAATCACCAAGTATTGTAGTCCAATGATTTTCCAAAATGACACTTGATAAATTAATAATGGGTTCTGCAATTTGATAAATAATTTTTGTTCTTAATTGATTAGTCGCTGAACCTGAAGTTTTATAGGTTTCTGCTTTAAATTTAACACTATCTAATATGTGTGCTGTTGGAGACTGTTTAGTACTACTTAATCCTTTGGTGTCTCTAATAGTGCCTGAAGGATTATAGCTTTTATCATTAGAAAATCTTAAAGGATCTACTTGATTAATGGGTCCATCAGAATCATATATAGTTTGTTCATAAATATCTTTTTTGATACTACTATTGCCTTTATCACTAAATATTTTGACAATGTAGTTGCGTCCTGAAAAATCTTCTCCTGGGAATGTACAGCATGAACAATCTATAGGCGTTGTATATATTGGCGTTGGTGTTGCATTATCCGAATAAGAATAATTAGAATTACTGCTGTGAGCACAATCTTTATCTACCAAAAGATTATTGACATGAGAAAGTTGATTATCTATAGTCCCAAAAAATCTTTCTAAATTAATAGTTACAATAAAAAATCTCCAATCATTAGGTATATTACCTAAATCTGAACCAAATCCAGATAAAAACTTTCTATATCTAGAAGGAACATTTGAGGAGTCCACCTTCAAGATAGGAATATCATCCCAAGATTGAAAACCATGGGTAACAGACCAATTGTCTGCATCAACATAACAGCCTGTAGTGTCATTTCCTGTAAAACTATTGCCGTCAGGAGATAAATCAATACATTTTGTAACCATGTGTGCCATGCCATATACGTGATCAGAAGCTTGATTAGTTGCTATGGATATACCATATCTAGTAGCATCGCATTTCCCTGGAGGGTCGTCATCATATAAAGCATTAAGACCAAAATCTGTTATAACTGATAAATCAACAGCCCATGCAATAGTAATACTATCATGATCTTTAAATAGTCTAACGTAACGACTATCTTCTGAACAATTTTCAAATGGAGGTTCTGTTGCTGGTGTTGGTGTAGCAGGAGTAAGTTCTGTGGTGGCACAACTTAATTGATATCGACTTAACAACGCATTCACATTAGTCTGTATTTCGTTAACATTTAATGCTTTGTCATATACTAAGAAAGGACCCAGTTCACCATCATAAGCTCCGGCATAGTTAGTTGCTCGTCCTATATGTGATATAGTTAGGCTGTCTTCAAGTTCATTAGTTGTAGCTATAGCAGCATCTCTTCCATAGTCTGATGTTTCTCCCAAAAGGAAACAATCTTTATAATGATAAGCTTTATTATTATCAAATACAATTGTGTAAACAGACCATTGATTACTATTAAAAGAAGTAGTAGGCCCGTTAAATGTATTTAGATTAACGTCTGTTTCACCTTTAACTTGATTACTATCTAATTGTATATATGATTTATTATGAGATCTTCCATATATGAAATTACTAGGGTTAAAATTTCTAATAACAAAACTGATTGTGCTACCAGCTCTACTAAGCGTTAAATCATTTCCAGTTACAGTATTAATATCAAAATCTAAACTTTGTGAAGATCCATTAAATGTTAAGTAACTAAAATCATTAGAGAATATAGGCCAGTTTATTAACTGTGCATCATATCTCTCACCAACAGCTTTACCGGGTGTTAGATCTAATAAATAATTACCATAAGCACTAGCGTTAGGATCATAAGATAGTGGATCTATAAAGCATTCTAAATCATCTGTTACTATACTAGGAAAAATATATGGAGTTGGGGTTACTGTAGTGGGGGTTGTTGTTGTAGTTGGGGTTGTTGGTGTGACACAAGAATTAATATCTGGATATCGTCCTGTCTTCACAATTTCATTATGGTTGTGTTTAATTTCAGCATCACTTAATGCTTTATCATACAGTAATATTGGACCAACCCTACCCTGAAAGCTGGTGCCTATCCGACTAAAGTAAAAATGACCTAATAGTTTATTAGCAACAGCATCAGAACCGGCTGCATTAATATTACATTCTGAATATCCATACCATGTTTCTTCACCTATAAATTCACAATTTTTATAATATTTAACTATACCTTCTTTGCTTACAACAATAGTAATATTATACCATTTTTCTCTATCCATATCAAATTGTGGTTCATTAGTTACTCTACTACCATCATATAGATTCGTTGTGTAGAAAGCTGTTTGAAAATAATTTGGACTAAAAAGCAGACCCGATTGTGGATCTCTATAACTACAGCTGTCGTCATAATCTTTACTTGACCCATCGGGATTAAATTTTCTTGCTATGTCATCGGTTGATCCTATCAAATAACCTCGTTTGTCACCAAAGAATCTAGATTCATATTCTTGAACAGCAATTGAGCTATCATAGTTGGATGTGTCGAATAATATTCCACCATCATAAAATCTATAAACTACAAAATTTAATGTGCATCCACCAGCTGGATGGTAAATATCTCCGTGTATATTAACATCCGTAATCGGATTGTCTGCATACTCAGGTTGCTCACTTGGAAGTATAGATAAATCAATAGCTCTAGAAGACTGTGGTATATCGATATGACCTCCCCATCCGGGTAGTTGAATATAACTATTATCTGAAGCATAGGAGGGTAGTGTCCAAGGAGGATCGTCATCACCTGTCGCAAAAGTGCTATCAAACTTACCATGATATCCATTACCACTCCAATCGTATATCTGATACTCAGATAGGTCTACACAATAATTTGTCTTAGTTCCTGTCGTATCAACAAGATCAAAACAATCTTCAAATGATGAAGTAGGGGTCGGAGTGGTAGTAGTATAATTTTCAAGGGGTCGGTTTCGCAAAGAATCAGGAGGTGGGTTTTGCGAAAGCTCAGGATCATAAAAAAGCGTAAGTCCATCTTTAATAGGATTAAATGAAACTGTGCTTTGATCAGTAGGGTTGGTAACTAAGTATAATGAACTAAAACTACTAATATTAACAGATATCGTTTTATTTGCAAAGTTACGAACGTAATCTCCATGTTCGATAGTTGCATCTGTAATACCATACTCATCTTTGTGGAATATTTTAAGACTATCAAACTCTGATTTAGTTATATTGTTTTTTAAGTTAAATGTTACTATTACGCTACCTGAGAAATTTGCGGTAGCTGTAAGATTTACAGCAGAGGCGCTGCCTATCAAATTGTATTCTGTGATTGGTTCAATGTCTGGCAAATCGTAATCGGTTTGTATTTCTAAGTCGCCAGAATTAGTAATTTCATCAAAATTTAAGTCAATAGAATCAATGAAATAATCAGAATAAGAAAAATTAGCAGATACATCCGATCCTTTGTTTAATGTTGTATCTCTAGAAATGCGTTGACTTACTATATAAAATAAACTAAATTCATCAACTTGTGCGGATATCTTTTTTGTTTCAAAATCACGAATATATGAACCACTATTAACTGTTACGTCTGTAAGTTCTAAAGTATCTTCTTTTATACGAAATACTTTTAAGTTATTGAACTCTGCTTTGGTAATATTATTTTCTGTATCATCTATTGAGAAGTCTATAATTGCATCTCCATCAAATGATATTGGTGTGTCAATGTCTATAGAATCAATAATGGCATCGTTAGCATAATCTGTAGCAAAATCTGTAGATGGTACAGTACTAACATCTAATAATGATAGTGATAATTCATTTAAGTCAATAATATTAGAGAAGGATAACCCCAAAGTAAGAAGCTTATTAGTTCCTATGCTAGGGGATGTTGTAATTGAGAATGGAAATTGTGGATCAGGAGTCGCTGTAGTAACAATTTGATGAACAGTAGGTGTGGGTGGAGTTGGTGGAGTTGGTGGTGCTGGCGGAGTTGGTGGTGCTGGCGGAGTTGGTGGTGCTGGCGGAGTTGGTGGAGCTGGTGGTGCTGGTGGAGTTG